CCACTCACACACTCCTCTTCTTATAATCTAATAAGAATCCATACTTAGATACACCTAAATACCCATTCATAATCAATAGCACCTTTAGTAATACACTACTTATTACCCCCACAATCCCCCGCTTATTGCCCCCTCAGCCCCCTCAATACCCGCCCTTATACTACTATTCTTCATATACCCCCTATCTCTAAGGTTGTGTAATCATTACACATTATGCCAATTGCCCACCGAGCGGATACAACTTTCATCTAATACCCATAAATGGCTAAGGTTGGATTATCATTAGATATTTCATTCATCACATTATTACCTTATCATAATAGCGGGGGCTAGTAAAGAAGATTCCTACTTACCCCCTAATAAAATATATTGACATAAGGCATAGAGTTTGCTATACTATGTATTAAAGGAAAGGAATAGTTATTGCTAATAGGAGTAGAGTGATAAGATAATATGTATGTAAAGTATAGACCATGAAATCGTTAAGGGGGATGGTCAAGTAGAAGGTGTGTGGTGGTGCCACTGGTACCCCAGTAATATAAAACTAAACGAAGGTGAATCCTGATTCAATGAATAAAATTAAACCACACTTACTAGAAATACTAAAAGATAAGGAAAACACTAATAAGAAGCTCTGTAAAGAGATAAGGGCTACCTTCCCTACCCTAGAGAAGAAATAATGGATTCTAGCGTTAGTTTACGGTTCAAAAGTGTCATCTACAGAATTCCTAGAAAGGACTTATGAGTAATAAATCTAAGATGGGGCTCCAGCCCTCTAAATTTTTAAAAAAAAAGAAAGGGGAACTTAGATTCACATGGATAGTGGTTTACAAGAGAAGAGAGTATGGAAAGACACCAGTGCGGTAACGCATATAAATAGTTATTATACTACAGTAATAGGAGTAGTTTGTGGTTGTTTAATAAAGAATAGCTTACCAACTATACGATTCAGCGGAATAGTAGACTTAAGTAAATGTAGTAACCAAGGGGGTATAGAGATGAAGTGTATTATTAATGGGAGTAATATAATTCCTATTTTTAATAAATTTGAGCATATAAGGAAAGTGTATTCAAGAATAGATTGTTCATGGTACGGGTGTGCCTTGAAACAAGGAATTAATAGTATTAGGGTTCAAGTTAGAGATAGCTCTATAGGGAATCGTGGGTATTATTGTAAGGCTCTGGCAATCATACAGAGTGGTGCTACCTTGGAAGTAATATGGCCCGATATTTTTCTAAAGTATGATGCACACAAATTAGAAGAGGGGAGGGGGTCTAGATGAAAACTCTAAAAGAGATATATGATGAATGTAAAGAGGGTTTTGACAGAGCACTAAAAAACCAAATTGGAGTGATAGATAAGGATGTTGAAAAAACAATAGTTGAAGAAAAGACCTCTTTTATAAAGAAGTTGTTAACAACCCACTTAGAAGGTCAAGTAAGACATAAAGCTTTAAAATTGAAAGGAAAGAGAAAGAAATGGAAGTAGCAGACTCTATTATAACTTTCAAAAAGGGGGGTAAGATAGTGGCAGTTTTCCCAGGTAGGAGATTTGGTAAGAGTTCCTGGGGGTTGCATAGTCTTTATGAACAATACTTCGCCTGTAAGTATGAAGTAGAGTATTTAGGGCGTGGGCCGAAAAAAATGGCGCGATGGGCTTTATGAGACCAAAAACCATATTTGAACTTGTTAGAGAAGCGGAAGAAGCTGTGCTTGATCTAAAAACCAGCGTGAAAGAGGGGCATAGTGAAGTAGAAGCAGCAACTAAGAATTTACGAAGGATTTTAAGTACTATCTTAAGGAGGACTAGAAAATGGGCAATAAGGAGACGAGCAAACCAGAAGGTGTTTTTACGGTGGAAAGCCTAGAACAGTTAATGAAGAACAGCTCATATGGTCGCCCCAACATATTGTTTGTACCCGCTAATTTAAAAAAATACTGGAGCGCATTAGGGCATACATATAACTGTATCTTTTTAGAAGAAGAAATACCAGCTTCTATTGAGGAAAGAAACTTAGATGAATAAAAAGAAAAAGAAGATCAGTATAAATAAACAAAGTAATTTTAGTCATAGTTTGGATGATGCCTCAATAAACATTAATAATTCTTCTACTCCCACTTTTATAATGGATGTAGAGGAAATTAAAGCAATAGTTAATAAAATATTTACAACATTAGATGATCTTGAAAAACGGATTAGGAAATTGGAAGAGAAAGTAGATGGATATTCATTTTAAATCAATTACTTATACTACTAAGGAGGGGATAAAGACGTACATGTACGACCCAAATTATCCTTGTATTATGTGTGAACTCCCTGTAGTAGAAGCATCAATAGGAGGTACCGCTGTGTGCCAGTTTTGCGATATAGGGGTACACAGAAGTAGCACACCTTGGACCTATAAAGAGACGATAGAATTCGCTAGAAAGGCGTTCTTAAAAAATAATATGCAAATATTAAGAATCTGAGTTCCCAAAAAAGGAAAAACTCCCGAATATTTGGATATATGTGTACAAGTCTTAGTTTTAGAGGCATTTTATCGCTTAACTAGCGAATTTATTATTTACTCTATCCTATTCATCCGTATCTCTGTGTTACGAGACATAGGTCTGTACTGTCAGCCCCTTTATTGTAAAGGCGATAATATCGCTGGAGGGAGTAAGCTGTTTGCGGAGGCTAAATCTCCTGCGTTTTTATTTTGATGTCTTTATAGCTAGTACTTAAAGCAATTCAGTAGAAACTTTGAGTGGGGATGGCTGACTTTGACTAACGTAAGTGAAGATCTTAAAGAGAAGTTCAAGAAACTAATGAAGGAAATGGAAGACTTGATTAGAACTACTTCTCCGGCGGATCTTGAAAAAATAAAAATTGATATTTTAAAGTCATCTTCAATACCTAAAGACTCTTCTATAATCTGTAAGACTGAACAAGAGTTTATGATGAAGCTAAGTGAGAGGATAACGGGAGTTACCAACAAGCGGGCGTATGTCTTACAGCACTGGTCATCTGTATCAGAGGTTGTAATTAACAATCACCGTGAAGAGTCTACTAAGCAGAAAAGACTATTTGTTTTACCCTCCATAGTGGAGTTCGATTCCATGTATAATCCAGAAAAATATTTTGAACCATACTTAGCATTTTTTACCCACGACAAAAAAGTATTTGTATACCCTCGTGATGAAGAGTTCTTTTCTGATTCAGATTTCTTAGAGGACTAAGGAGAGGCTTACGAGTGAGCTTTCAGCTCATTCATGCAATTCCTCCCATTACCCAGAGCAATCTAGGTAACTTCCTCCTCGTCTGTTGGGTAAGGGGCTTCTGCCCCTTACCCGCAGATATTATAATATAAGGTGGGTCATGACTATACCAATTAACAATTACCAATTTTCTTTTAATCCCTGTCATGGTTGCAGTGCGCGAGGATGGGTTGAAACTTCTGATAATAAACTGCACATTTGTCCTGTCTGTGAGGGTTGTGGGGTTTACACCAGACCAGAACAATCTACTACTATGTACTCGCATACTATTGATCCATGTTTTATGAGGATGAACTACAATGGGGTTCGGTAATTATAAATCTGACTCAAAGTATTGGACAAAGATAAAATGGAGACGCGATAATAAAGCGGAATATACTGATCCGCACGGTAAAGCTGCACCTGAACCAGCTATAGATTACAAGAATTTAGAATTTAAGAAGTACCCCGATAAAATTAAGATCGGTATATACTTTGATGAAAACAGACACCCTCAAGAGTCTCAACCTCAGCCTAAGAAAAAATATGATTCTAGTGGAAGGTACATAAAACATAAGTATTTTGTGGAGACCAAAAAAGAGGAAAAGAAAAAATATAAATACTCATTAGGGCAACTAATGAGAGATGGCTCCCCTAGTAACCCAAAGAATCAAAAAGATGTCAGAAGAAAAAAGTAAATTAACAGTTGTAGGCAACACTGATAATAGAGATGCTGTTCTTCGAAAGAGATTCTCACAAATGGGCAGCGGAGAATGGGGCTACACAGAAAATCTCTTATTAGAGATACAAGCATTAGACTATATAACTTGTGGTGGTGACCCATCCAAGCAATCTTCTATACGAGAAATGGTGGAAAGTTTAAAAGCCACTATTTCAAGAGATTTAAAAGATGACCAAGAACTTAAAGAATTTGTTCTTAACACACTTCCAACTACAGATGAAGCTTTTCGTCTATGGACTAAGAAATCAGAGTGGAATGAAAGTCTTATATCTAAGATAAGATCTCATCATACTTTTAGTCCTTTTAAAAAGTTGGCAATGCTAGACGCATTGTATGAAAAAGGAAAAGTAAAAGGAGATGTACGGGCTATGGAACTTTACTTCAAACTAGCTGGTGATTTAACCACTGAGAAAAAAGGAAGTAAAGAGTTAGATGATTATAGAAATTATAATCGCATAATAAACACGCCCCGTAAATAAGGATTATGATAGAGTATGGTGAACCTCTAAAAATACATACGTTAAATGTTGAAGGTTTAGTTGATGAGTTTTATAAAAATAATATTAAAACAGACTCGTCAAAGATAAGACCTCTTCACCCTGCACAGTTAGAAATAGTTCGTGATTCAGGTCGTTTTAAAGTAGTTGCGTGCGGAAGAAGGTTTGGAAAATCCTTGTTGTGTGCTTTTATAGCTTCAACAGTTGCAATGCAGCCGGGGAGAAAAATCTGGATTGTTAGTGCTACATATAAACTAACAGATAAGGTTTTTAATCCACTATATCATTTATTTGTAAATGAATTAAAATTAGCTAATCCTTCCAAAGGCGGAAGGGCAAATAGAGTAGAAAGACTTATACAACTTCCTAACGGGAGTACAATAGAAGGTAAGTCATGTGAACGAAGAGATCAATTAGTCGGAGATGCAATTGACCTTTTGATATTCGATGAATATGCTCTAGTTTCTAATGGTCAAGATATATTTGATCAGGAATTACGCCCAACTCTTATGGATAGGGAAGGCTCAGCTATTTTTATTTCTACTCCTCGAGGGAGAAATCATTTCTATAAAGCATACATACGTGGGCAAGAGGGAATGAGACTCAAGAAAGAAGAGGCTTTAGGAGCCGTCCTTTCCAAAGAACAAAAAGAAGAAAGTAATTGGTCTAGTTTTAGATTTGATTCGTATTCTAATACTGTAGACAACGGTGGTTATCTTAAGAAGTCAGAAATAGATGCAATGTTATTAACTACTCCTGGAGTTATGTTTAGGCAAGAGTGTCTGGCGGATTTTACAGCTATAGCGGATACTGCATTTCCAGAATTTGATTCAAAACAACAGATAGTAGAATGGGATTATCAAAGAGGCATACCTGTTGACGTTGGTATGGACTTCAACTATCAAGTTCCTTGTACTACTCTTTATTTGCAGATTGACCCTAGTATGAACATATTGGTATTTGATGAGTATCACCCAGTAGAGGCTCATAAAACGGTCCATGAACAAGCGCAGCAGATGCTACAAGTTGACTCTAAACTAGGTGGGAGAGCCGGGGTAGTTCGATTTGTAATAGCTGATAAATCAGGAGAGCAAAAAAGTCTTAACGGAAGAAGTGCTTGGTTAGATTTAGAAGATTACGGGATATTTGCTGTTGGTAAAAAGCAAAAGATAGAAACAGGTTGTGATTTAATTCGTTTGTGGTGTAATCACCCCAAAGTTGATGACAAGGGGAATATTCAATTTCATGAGGATGGTGTAACTCCGATAACCTACCCTAAGTTATTTATCAATAAAAGATGTAAAAATCTCATATTTGCATTAGAAACAGCTCGTGCTCCTGAGAATCAACAAGGGATGTTGAAAGAGGGTTATGAGAAAGACAATATCGTGGATGGCCCGCTTGATGCTCTCCGTTATGTTTTAGTTTATTTATTACAAGATTCTGGCTATGTAAAAACAATGCCAGTAGTTTAATAAGCAAAGAAGAGAAAAAGGATAAGAAATGGCAGACCCAATAATTGACAATCGAAGACAAGTAAGACAGCGGCAAGATCAAACTGCTCTACATAAAACTATTAGCTTAAGTGTGTCACCTAGTGTAGATGTAGTTAGACTTGATATTGTAGCTAAAAAACTTACTATTCAATTAGATAGTTCCCTAACAGCAACTGCTGATGGGTCTATTGATGGATTACAGTTTTTTACTTTAGGAGCATTTGCTTCTGGGAGACTTACCTATGGTGGTGTTGATACGGATCACTTAATAAAGTGGGTAAAAATTACTAGATCTGCTGGTTCTGGTAAAGCAACAATTATAGCGGTTTAATTATAAACATGCCTAGCACTCCACGTTTAATAAAATACTGGGGAGGGCGTTTTAGGCCCTGTCTTGAAAACTGGCCCGAAGAAATACAAAATGATTTAGATCTTCAAACAAAAGTGTTGTTACTTGTATACAAAAAGTACGCACATCATAATTGGGGTAATATGTTACCAAATCAAAAATTTGATGAAATAAACCAGTATGTCTTTAGTCTTTTACAAGAATATTTTTAATAATAGAGGTTAATATAATGTCTAGTAATGAATCATGGAAATCTAACGCAAAAAAAGCTTCTGGGGGTAATACTCTTAAAACTAGAGGAGTTAGCCAAAAAGGAAAAGGATTGCCACAAGGTCATTCATATAAAGCAGATAACAATTCAAAAGCTCTGCCTAATATGGGAGATAGAGGGCCTGGTAGTTCCACTGCTTTCGCTCTTTTAAGAGAAGAAGCAACGAGGCTTAGATCGTTGAGGAAGGTTCCTGGCAATTTGGGTTATCAAGGTAAAATTGATGTCTCGAAGTATGGTAAGTATAGTTGCACAGGAAAATCGGGGAAGAAATAATGTCAAACAAAGGATCTAAAACTCCTCTGAATGATATGAAAAACCAATACCAGAAAGTATTGGATATAAATGCAATGAAATATAGACCAGGACGAAATCTGGTACAAAGTTTGATTAAATTAAAATCAATCTCAAAACAAAAGGCAGTAACAAGGAGAACTAAAAATGGGGCTTAATCTTAGGTCTGTACAAAAATTACACAAGCTCCAAGACGATGTTACGGATAATGTTCCTGGAAGAGAAAAAGTTGAGCAACTTGATAAAAAGTTGAATAAATCTTCTGGGTACAAAGCATTTAGAGGAATTCGAAGGCGACAGTCAAAAAACTTTGGTTTTGATTCTTTAGACAGAAAAATAGAACTAGCATGGGAAGTTGAAGCAGTCATTGACAGATTCGATTTCGGTGTTGGGGATTTTGGCTTAAGAATTACACTTCCTTCGAGTTCTCAACTTGATAAACGAGGATTAAAAAATGGTGACGAGCTAAGAATTATGCAAAAAAATTCAGTTATAGCTCTCGCTAGATTTAGAATTGTAGAAGAGGCAAACTCTGGTGACGTTGCAGCTAAAAAAGCTCGCATAGTTAGTAACACTGTTTTGCGGTTAAAAGACATAAACCCTTTTACAACTGAGTCAAACGTAACACTTCGTTTTGAGCTAGACGCGGGACCGAGAACCGCATAACAATAACTAATTAGTTTATAAGGAGAAATAATGGCTGAAATGAAATCGAATGCCAAAAAGGTTTCTGATGATGTTCCTTCACTTAAGTCGCGGGGAATGCGAATGAAGGGTGATAAGTTGGCTGGAAGTCGTGAAAAGCACGATTGTAACCAGGCATCTTGGTCTCTGAAGAAATCTTATAAGGGCAAGGATAAGTAACCTACTTTAGGTTAGAAATGTGGAGTAGGAAGATTAAAACCTTCCTACTCTTCTATAAAGGAGTATAAAAATTTCTTTCAATCTTGGAATCAAAAATTATCCTGGTGGGTATTTAGGGGGGATGGGCTTCGGAGCAGTAGGAGTTTACCTTTACGAGAATATCTTTTATCGGAGATGGATAACTGAAATTGCCTTAGCATTTTATGAAGGTCGTCAAGATGAGTTTGTCTGGTTAGACCTTTTAAAGCAATTTAGGAATCCAGAAAAACAACAGATACTCCCGATAAACCTCACTAAAGAAATTGTTGATGAAACATCTATTTTGTATAGGGAATCTCCTATTTATAAGGTTATGGACTCTAAGACTGGTAAACCACTGCCCAAAGATCAAAAACTTTGGGAAGAGATTCAGCAGTCTTCTAGATACCTTCAAATAATGGATAAACTCGATAGGTGGTGTAGACTCTTAGGTACTATTTTAGTAAAAGTTTCCTTTATAGATGAAAAAGGTGAGCTAGTAGAAGAAACAGAAGAGGGATCTGTAAGATTAGATGTTTTGCATGGGGGGGTCTATGATGTTAAGTACATTGATAGTCCTTACTATATTTCTGAACTTCTTATTGGTTTTGGACACGGATTTAAAGGTTTTGGAGAAGGCCAAGGTGGAGTTGGCGATCCCCGTAATGCAGGAGTAAGAAATGCAATGGGGATTCAAAAAGAATCACTAGGCCACCAAAAAGTTACTACTATTTATTGGTCACCAGAAGACCATAGGGTATCTGAAATTGGTGAAAAAGGCGAAGAGAACTTCCTTTATGATGGTGGGAATCCTTATGGAATAATCCCGGCTGTTCCTTTCTTCAATCAAGAACCTGCTCACTATTACTTTTTACCTGTAAATGAACCTCTTTTATATGCTAATCATGCAATTAATATGAGGTTAACAGATTTAAATCATATAGCCAAATTTCAATCTTTTGGTATCCCCGTACTAACTGGAGTTGAAAGAGGAACTTCAATTCGAAGAGGGAGACCTGTAGATGACTTTAATTTTTTTAGATCTGGCTCTGCAACACGATCACATGCAGGTGCGTTTTCTAGACTTGGTATGGGGCTCCCATATAGGAGTTTCGATTCTTCATTTAACGTTTTAACAGATGGAAATGCAGACGCAAATTCTGTGGGAATGAGTATAGGTCCCGATACTGCTATTGCGGTAGGGGAAAAGGGAGACTTTAAATTTGCGCACCCACAAGCTGATATCCAAGGATTAGCCCAAACAATTCAGCAACTTCAAGACTGGGTGCGTGTTAACCATGGGCTAATGTCAAAGGGTACCGCAGAAAAGTCTAATTCTGACTCTGGATTTAGTAAGATGATGACTAAAATTGGTGTTATTGAAGAAAACATCAGACGTCAAAAAGTCTTTATGGAAAGAGAAAAGCAGCTATTTCAGGTTGTCAAAAAACTATGGAATGTTCACTATAATGAAAAAGGCAGCCGTCAATTTAGTGAAAATGCAGAATTACAGATAACATATGTAGAACCTAATTTTCCTATCGATCCACTAACAAAGATCAATTTGCTTGAAGGGCAGAGAAAGATTATAGAATCTGGTGATAGACGTGCTATAAAAGATTTATTTCCGCACATGGATGATACTCAAATTGACGCACTTATTGAGGGTCATCATAAAGATAGAATTGAGCAAGCGGAAAGGGAATCTGAACTATTCGAAACTCAAGCTAAGACGATGAATAAGCATGGGATTATGCCAGATGGTAAAAGACTGGTACCTTCAGCCCAAGGTGCAGATAAGGCAATTTCTGGGAAAGATAATAAGTTTAAAGATTCTGAAGAGAAATCTAAACAGAAAGGGAAAAACTTAGATCAGAGACCGCAGAAAAAAGAGGAGAGAGCTCAGAAGCCTCAAGGTAAGTAAAAAGAGGATTATTGCTAAAGGGAGAGTAGCATGATTCAAAATGGAAAGCAAAATAAAATTTCAACTCATGTTTTAGTTATGGACACTATAAATGTTCCTTTCAGTGTATTTGAGGGCTCTGAGTCCGATTGCAAGAAAGAACATAAAAAGTGGATGACTAAAATAAAGAAAAACAATTGGGTACCAATTCCTGGGCCTTACCCTACGGAACTTAATGTTAACCACATTGTTGCTTTAAGAGTTGTATCAATATCACCTCTGATGCAGAAGGTGAGAAATTTAGATCAAGACCCAAGAAACAGTGAATTTATTGAAAGAGCAGGACAGACAGCTACTGATGCTCTTAAATCAGTCTCTGAAAATCAGGATTTTGGCTATAAATAATAGGTGGAACCTAACTAAATAATAAATTATACCAGGGTGGAACCCAGAGGTAAATATGCTAAAAGGCACAAAACTAAATAACCTTTTTGGAACAAAAGATAAAAAAGAAGTTGTTGCAGCGAATACCGCTACAGCAGCAGATGAAACAGAGGAAGATACGCAGGGCGTTGTAGATACTTCTAATGGGGATTCTGATAAAGTAACTGTATCAGATGAAAACAAAGATAGTAATACAACTGATGAGGAAAAGAAAAGCGATAAGACAACTGATCCTTATGCTGATTGGACAAAGGAAGACCTTTTGAAAGAAATGAAAGGTGCCAGAGACGAAGCAGCTAAGAATAGAGTTGAAAAGAAGGAGCTTGAAAAACAGCTAGCCGAAGATTACGAACGAAGGCTCAAAGAAATTGAGAATAAATTTACTCCTCTTGCTGACAAAGCAAAGGAATTAGACACTCTCAAAGAAAGAGAAGCCGACAGGAAGCGTACTCTAGAAGAGAAAATCGCTCATAGAGAAAGTGCAATAGAAGAACTTCAAGACAAAGTTACACAAATTGAAGACAAATATCGTGAAGAGAAGGTTGCACTTCAGTCCGAAAAGGAAAAAGCACAAGCCGAGCTAAAAGCTTATGAAAATTACTGGAAAGAACAACTTGATAAAGAAGTTGGGGATATCCCAGAAAAATATCGTAAGACAGCAGATCTAATAGTTAAAGGTGCTGGTACAACCAGACAAGCTTTAGAAGAAATTAGAACTGCTAAAAAAGAAGGAATGTTTAGCACAAAATCAGTAAAAGTCTTCAATGCCACTCCAGGTGCCAAAGATGGTGCCAGGATAGATTCAGATAAAGAAAAAGATGCCAAGAAGAAAAGTCTTTCCTCTATGGGGAAGATTGGAGCTGGGCTAAAGCAGTGGCGAGATGCTAAACGAAAATAAAATAACAACTAAGGAGATAAATAAAAATGGCCGAACAAGTTATTACACTTGCTGAAGCTGCTAATATATCGAACGATCTTCTTGTTGAAGGTGTTATTGAAGACATTATAACAGTTGATGAATGGTATCAATATCTTCCATTCGTCATGTTTGAAGGTCTTTCTTATTCTTTCACAAGAGAAAAGACGTTAGCTAAATCAGCTTTCGCAGCCCCTGGAACCGACCTTAATGCTAGCAAATATCAAAAAGGTGCTACGTTCCAACCAGTGGCCGTTCATCTCTCTGCCATCATTGGCGAGATTATAATGGACGGTCAGATTGAGGATCAGTTATCTGACCATAATGATCAACTTCAAGTACAAATTTCTTCCAAAGCGAAGGACATTGCTCGTACTTATATGAACGCGATCATCAATTTGCGTCGAGTACCTGGTGGACCTCTAGTTCAATCAACCCATGGTCTTATCGGGATCGAAGCGAAATTTTCAGGAATGAAAGAAATCCTCGATGGCGAACAAGGCAATTTGGATGATGTGAACCATCCATTCTATAACAACGGCTCTTCAACTCAGACATCTGCTCTGATTGAGGATGACCCAGCTTCACCACGAAATGGTCGCCCAGGACGAGTATACACATTAGAAGATCTCGATGCTCTCATCGACAGGATTACTACTGGTAAACCTGACTTTCTAATGATGCACGCCAGGGATATCCGAACATTGCGCACATTGCTGCGTAATACTGGTGGTGGAACAGATGCTAACCAAATCCAGCAAGCTGGATTAGGCAACATGAAACCCCGATTGATGTACCAGGAAATTCCTGTGTTCAGAAATGATTTTGTGTCACGATTTGAACCAGTTAACCTGATCGATACGGGAGTTGTTGCTGCGGTTGGTGCAACTTCAATTACTACAGCTGAAGATTATTCAGTAGCAGTCCCTCAAGCGTTGCTTGATGGTATTGCTCTTGGTAAAGCTGAAGTTCATGTCCGAGACAACGATGGTATTCTTCGTCGATGGCTTATTACCAATGCTACAATGGCGAACCCTTCGGTTCTCACCGTAGCTGTGTCTGGTACCTTTATGGACACCGAAAACAACGAAGCAGAAACAGTTCTTGCTCCTAACCATGCCTCTCTTTCACTTGTGGGTGAAACCTACAATATTTATGAGAGAAATGACGGATCACAGGTCTACTGCGGACGTTGGGGCCAATACGTTGGTCTTTGCGGCTTTACTTCTGCGAGTGATGCAGGAGTAGTGTTTGAGTATGTTGGTCCTCGTGAAAACGAGAATGCCCATCAGTATCGTTTAAAATGGTATTGCGGGTTTGATTTGTACAACAGGTTAAGTTTGGCCAGAATGAGAGATGTACTCCCCTTGGGTGCATAATAAGGCTAATTAATTAACAAGGATTGGGGGGAAGATTGAGTCTTCCCCCTTTTCTTAAAAGTACTGGAGGAGCCATGTACTGGAATACAAGAAGTGGTGCTTTCTATGGAAAGACCAATAAAATATATGTAGTAGTTAAACATCCACTACGATTCTTTGGAAATAACTACGTTAGCGGACTAAAATTTTGCAACGGTTATACAGTAGTGGAGAAGGACTCAAAAGCTTATAGAGAACTTAAAAAGAACTCTATGTTTAAAAAGCATAAAGAATTCGAACTAGCTTTTCTTCAAAAATTAGGTTTTCGTACAAAAGACATAGAATTAATATTTGGTAAGGATGTCTTTTATCACTATTTGGATGCAATTGGTTTAGATAAATTTCTAAGACCAGTAAACAAAATAAAAGATACTGTTGAGGAACAAGTTCTTTTAGAGCCATCAGGAATAGTTGAACAGATTGAAATTACAGAAAAAGCTGAGAAAAGTGAAGAAACTGGGGGGATTGATACTGAAACAGAAATCCCGCAACTTACTATAGAAGAGATATCACAAGCTCACGCTGAGATTGGTTTATGCCCGCATATCAAACCAACCGGTACTGTATGTGAGTCTAAATCATCTAAAGGAAGTCCAAGTGGTTATTGTTTTGGGCATATAAGATATGATATTAAATTAAAAGAACAAAATTCGGAGGAGGAATAATGGCACTTTTAAGTTTTGATGCAGACACTCTTGTTCTGCGTATAATAGCAGGGGCGTTAGAGAAATATGAGCCAACAGAGCAGGTTAAGGTTCTTTCATCTAAAATAGATGAACTACGTAGCAAAGTAAAACAAGAACAAGAAAAGTATGCTAATGAATATAAAGAATTTCTTAAATCAAGTGTTACCCCGTTAATTGAAGAGTTAAAAAAAGAAGTGGATCACATCAATAAAGAAAATTATCCAGAACTAGAAAAATTAAAAGCTGGAAAAGTAGAATCTGCTGCACCTAAAGTTTAAACCATAAAAGGCGTCAATGAGCACCAAGAACAAATCTTCAGGCTCTCAGTTTACACCGAGGGGCGTGAATCAAGGCGTTTCTTTGGTTGCCCATGAAACAGGCTTACCAATTGACAGCATAGTTGATGGAGGTGGAATTCGTCGTCTTGCCGTAGATGCTAATGTTTCAATTCAAAATGCGGTAATAAATGTAGACATAGATTCAGATACAGACAATATTGCGATACGTAACACAGCGGATGATAATGAACTTCTCATTGAAACTGATGGCAGCATAACTGTAAGACTTAAAGATGAAAATGGCTCTGCTTTCTCAACTTTAAATCCACTTCCAGTTGAGATTGTAACAGCACTAGGACTTAATGTAGAGTTAGATTCTGCTGATGGGGATAACGTAGCTATTCATGATAATGAAGGCGACGAACTTGAAATCAATACAGACGGAAGTATCAACGTAAAGATTGGTGCTTCAGCTGGAGTAGTTACAGATGCTTCATCAGACGATGCTGGAGACGGTCTTGTTGCATTAACAGCAGGACCAGATGTTATTGTTTCTATTCCAGTACCAGCAGGATCTACTTATAATCTTTCTGGATGGGATTGGTATTCTGATAGAATTTGTACTTTTAGACTTGAAATAAGAGATGGTGCAGCATTAGTTAGAGTAATTAGAGCAACCTTAAACAGTGGTTCTGTTCCTGGAAATAATAATTTATTTCTAACAGCAATACCTATTGTTGGAGCAGCTACAAGAGTAGTTCGAATTACCGCAACAAGAGTTTCTGGAGCAGCTGGCGTATCTTCTGGTGGCCTAAACGGGTTTATGGTGTAATATGGCTGAATTTCAAATTACAGAACAAGAAGTAACAAATGATGAGAGTACACCATTAACTGTTGATGCTAGTGAAACTGGAACTGAACAACATTTAGAAGGTGACTCCACAACTGGTGCAAAAGGTACTGGTACTCTTGGAAAAGATCCTTCCGGACTTTTTAAATTCTTAACATTAGATGCTACTGGAAAATTACACGTAGTTGTTTCTGGTGGTGGATCAGCGGGACAATTAGTTACTGATGGTCAACTAGCAGTATTAGGAGATGTTGGTAGAATTGCAGCAGGGTTTGATGGAACAAACTATCAGTTTATTAAAACGGATAGTGCTGGTGAATTGCAAATAGATGTACTAACTTTACCAAATGTAACGTTAGCATCACAACCTAATCCTTTTACAACACCAATAGATGTAAATATTTCTGGTGGTACTTCGCAACAAGTTTTAGATAATCAACTTGCTGTTCCACTTACTGATAAGGGAAATATAGTAGCTGGATTTGATGGTACAAATTATCAATTCCTAAATGTAGATACTACAGGAAAGTTACAAGTTGTAGTTACCGGAACCGTTGCTGCTACTCAAAGTGGAGCTTGGTCTGTTGGTAGAACTTGGACTTTAGCAAGCGGAACAGATTCTATAGATGCGGTACAAAGTGGAGTATGGACAGTACAACAAGGTACTCCTCCTTGGTCGGTTGATGTAACAGACAGAACAGCAAGACTTTTAGGTATAGTTTATGGTTCTCAAGGTCAGCAGCTTAAGCAAACAGCAGTAAATTTTAATCTACAAACTGAATTAGCTACTGGCGGAACTTTATATGACGCTAGGCAAATTAGGGTATTAACATCAGCAGATATTGTAGATATTTTTGATAGAGATTCCAGAGTTTTAGGAAGAACCAGACTTTGGGACGGAACAAACGTAGTTGGAGTTCTTAGTAATAGGCTTCAAGTAGAAGCTCTTATAGCTACTGGTGGTGCAGATCAAGACGTTCATTTAGTTGATGCTCTCAGTGTTAATATGGATGTGGTTCCTGATGTAGCAATGCCTGCTGGAACTAGAGGACTAGTAATTGCTGGTAAAGATCTTAGTGGTTTTACTAGATTCCCAACAATTTCAGTTGATCCAGATGATAGTAAGAGACGAGTTGAAGTAATTGGAAAAGTTTCTATAAGTGTTCCAAGCCCTCCTCCAGCAACTACATCAGTTCAAATTAATGCGGATACTCCATTAAGTATATCTGGAACAAGTACAGCGATTTATATTATCCCTTCTGGAGTAACCTTTCACTTACAACAAATTGTTGCTGGATGCCAGGGAGATCCCACAGAAAGTGGTTCTAAAATAGAGATTTTTTATAGAGATTCTTCATCTGTTGGCCATTTGATAGAAAGAGTTTATATTCAAGGATTTTCGGCTTTCGGAATTTACCCTGATACGGTAAAGTCTAGAGATGGTACTACAATGGTGGGGAATGGTACTACTACTCAAATTAGAGTAAATAGAGTACGATTATCAGGAAGTTCTCAAGAAGTTGACGCAGTAGTGAGAGGATATGTAGTCTAATGATTACTAAAAAAGATTACAATAAAGCAGTTTTATTGCTTACTGAAGATTCCAGTGGTGTTATAGTACCAAATGGAGAAACTTGGGAAATAGGTTTCTGGTATGGAAATGCTAATCCGTTCCGAGATACGCATGTTATGTTAGTTTGGGATTATCTTGGTACTACCGAAGAAATTTTAGCTCTAACTTATACATCTGAATATCGCTATCTTGGAAGAACTTTAACTGGAGATGGCGTAAAGCAACTATCAATTGTTTTAGTTAATGATTCCGCTGGCACTGAAAGACTTGGTGCAGGATATGAGTATAAGGTATAACAATGGCTATTAAATTTAGAGAACCAAAAAAAGATAAATCAATTGATGGTCGTGCCATAATTAGAAGCGATAGTCGCCCGAAAGACCATATTACTAGTTTTGCATCTAGAGGGGACTCTTTAACAAATATTGGTGATGGAAAACAATTTGCTTGGGATTTTAATAATAGTGATGACTTAGTTACTGATTCTATTTCTACTGCTATTCCTATAGGCTATAAAAGAAAAAGAATAGAAGTGGGTTTTTCAGAGAAGATTTATATAAAAGAGGGAACCCTTTATTTCCATAGTGCGCCAAAGGGATGTTATGTAGATTTTTATGTGATATGTAAAGCAGGAGCATATTATAAAGATCCAAATGGGGTAATACCCGCTTCAGCGTTGGGGATATCAAATAGTTTAGATAAATTTACCCAAGCTACATCTGATACGATAATCACACATTATGTAAATAATCACTATTTGCAAGGCGATGCCCCAATGGGGGATGAATTAAATACCGAAGGGGCTACAGAATCGTCATTACCTACCCAACAGGTTGGTTATAAATTGTGGATAGAAGTAACCACTCCAAATACTGATTTGACTTCAAATGGATGCCTAGAAGTAGAATTATATAGACCAAGAACTATTTTACTTCCTGGAGAAGCACTATAATGGATTACATCTATAAGGCCAAAATAGAAAGAGTAGTAGACGGTGATACCGTAGATGCTTTTGTAGATTTAGGTTTTAGCGTATGGATCAAGCAAAGTCTTAGACTTTATGGGATTGACACACCAGAAACTAGAACACTGGATTTAGTTGAGAAAGTAGCAGGTCTGGCTTGCAAGAAATGGTTAGAAGAACAGGTTGCAGCAGCTAAAGAGGTTACAATTAAGTCAATTAAGGTAGATAAGTATGGTGGGAGATACTTGGCTATTCTTTATTTAGATGGTAGAGATATCAATCAAGAGATGCTTAATAATGGCATGGCTAAACCATATGGAGTCTAACAATGAGAGTTAAACGATATTTTTGGAATTTACTAATCGCTATTGACCAGTGTTTTAATGCACTTACTGGTGGGGATCCAGATGAGACTATTAGTTCAAGAGTTGGTAAAAATAAAGACAAAAGTAAGTTGTCTAGATTTTTATCTGGTTTCTTAGACTTGTTCGAATGGAATCATACTGAAAAATCTATAGAAAAAGATGAGGGTAAAGACGAGTCAATATAAGAACAAGAGGAAGTTATATGAGGATTATAAATACAAAGAATACTAAAAATGAGGAAGATTTACAGCGTTCTTTGAATATTAAAGGAAAGATTAGGAAAAATAAGAGTAAAATTGGTTTTTTAACCAAGCTCTCACTAGTTGTTGGAATCACAAACTTTATAGGCTTAATAGTTTTATCTTTATTTGTAACAGGAGTATTGCAATCATGGCTACAAAAGATCTTATAAAGAAAATAAAGTCATCAAATGACATAAAGCCAGACCAATTAAAATATACACAACAAAAAGATCAGGAAATGTCGGAAGTACTTCCAATTACATTAGAAGAAACACAAACAGCTGAAGATAGAATAAAAGAAGAAATTGAAACTATAGAAAAATTAGAAGATCTTCCTGATAGAAAATATTTAGAAGATAAATTTGATAAGCTGAAAATTAAAATTGAAGAACTTACTGAGCAGTCAGAAATCTTAAAAACCAACCTAGAGTTGTTATTAGAGACTAATATCAAACTGCGTCAGTTCTTAGTTCAACAAGAAAAAAGTAAATCAAAGAGGTTGTTTAAATGGCTGTAACCATTAGCTTTTCGTCACCAGGGAATCCTCCCCACAATATAGTCAGCTTTCGAGTTGAACGAAGCGTTAGACCAGCTTCTGGTTCTATTGCTCTCGTTGGGGACGTTAATAACGTTACTAAAGTAGTCACTGTGACTTTTACAGGTCCAGTTCCTGCTAATGGAGCGTTAGTTGGTGACCAAATGCATATAAGTGGTCTTCTCTATAGAGTATTAACAAACACTGCAACTACCATTACCTTTACCGCAGACACAGATTTATCAACTATAACGACTTTTCCAGCCTCATTTATAATTATCAATGATTTAGCTGAATTTTCGTCCTTTGAATTAGCTGGAACTGTATCTCCTATTCTACCTTTTCCAGCTTCGCTATTGCATCAATTTACAGACTCTACTGGAACAATATTTGATTTTTATCAAATAAAAACTATTGATTCTGGTGGAAGTATAAGTTTAGAGCCATTAACTAAACCTTTTAGACCAGGGCAGGTAATAAACTTAGCGATTGATGAAATAAGAAAAGACCCCCAAGATAGTCTTACAGGACTCATAGGTGGGAGCATTACTTTTGAAGTAGAGGTAATAGTAGGTGGGCGAAGACAAGATCCAAAAGACAATGTTGTTGTAGCTGACGTATTTATACCTTCTTATCTAGCCCCCGATGGACAATTTCGAGTTATAGAAAGAATAACATTAGCTAGAGTTGGGCCGGCTAGATACAGAGGAACGTGGTCTATACCACAGACAACAAATAACGGTTTTGGTTCTTTCCAGGTGCATCCTGGGGATGATTATGTAGTCTCATATAAAGGTAACTTTTTAGGGATGATAGGTTCTGCACCTAATAGCTTAATTGAGTTCGCCAGTGAAATGTTTACACTTACAAATATTGATGGCCCAATATTTGGTAGGTTCCCTTCCTATGCAACAGCGGAAGATTTGAGACAAACATTATTTGAGATTGATGCATACTTGCCCGAATCTATTCTTAAAACAGATCTTAATGGAAGAAATAAAGTCCTTCAGTACCATATAGAGCGCTCCTCTGATAAACTTAGAGAAGAACTCAACATTCATCAACTAAGGTCAAGTTCCACAGATCGAAGAGAGTATGTGTCAGTTAGGTCTATATATACGATTTTAATGGCCGCTCGTGGTCAGAATTCCTCGGCTGTTTCCGATAAATTTCTGGAACAGTGGGAAAAAAGATTTGAGGCTATCTTAGCTCAACTGAAACGAGAAGGAGTAGCTCAAGGGATACCTTTAGGTCGAGGTTAATTAATGATTTCAACTACTTATAGATTCTTTACGGTATAAAATAATATGGATTGGGTTATACAAGTTGAAGGAGCAGAGGAAGTAGAGAAGTTTCTAAAAGATTTGGAGCCAAGGCTCGCAGAAAATTTATTCAGGGGTTTTAGAGTTTATGTTAAACGTCACCTACTACCCAGAATTAAATCTAGATTATCGAGGTCTTCACAACCTCATCAAGTATCTAATATGGAAATTGGCGGTAAGCCGAGTGGAGGCGGCGGTTATGGAGTCCCCAAGAACACCGACCGATACGCAGAATGGAAGTCTAGTCGTTCCAATCTCCCACTTGTAGGGGCTTTATCTTCCAGGGAACTAGTTGCTACTGGTTATCTGGCGGAATCTATAGATATACTGAAAATGGAGAGAATAGTAGACGGCTTTGATTTAGAAGTCGGGCACAAGCCTGGTTTAAGACCTGTAGCTACTCCGTATTCAAATAAACCCGCTGGGAGTTTTCAAGCGGACGTATCAAAAATGGTGGAAAACACTAAACTTGCAGAATGGATAGAAGATTCCAAATATGCATTTTGGGCAACTGAATTTGAGGACGTAAAGAGAAATATAGAACCTCTAATTCTAAGTATTTTAAAGATAACCATAAAAGAATTGTGGTCTGAGTATATTAAGAAAGTATAATGGCTGCTAAATTCGCAAGAATATTAAATGACATTGAGGAAGCACTGGCCAGAGAGGTTCGTAGAATAATTTTCTTCGAAACTAGAGATAGAACTCCGCAAGACATTGCTTTCAGAGAGATGTTTGACCCCTTTACAGGAGAACTTGTAAAGAAACCTATAGAACCTAAATTTTATGATGATACAGCTGATGCCACTATTTCTACAAGTCCTAGATTTTCTATAAGACTTTTAAAACTTTATGAGGATTTAGAAACTGGTAGATTACTACCGCCATATGGGAATGAGATTGTTTCTGCATTGCCTGGTCATGGGGCTTATAAAGTAGTCCTAGCTGGAGAGGCCGTCACTACTAATGGTGGTGGGGGCAGCATAATAGAATTTACTGATAGACGGATTCTAGATGTAACTACCTCGCATTTTGTAAGAATCTTAGAAGGTGCCAATACAGGCACATATCACATCTCATCTATAGCTCTTAATGAAGATGGCCCTCATACAATTACTTTAAGTAATGATTTAATAACTGGTCTACCTCAGTTCGATTATAATAAAGATGCTGGAATTGTAACTTTTAGAGATTTTGTTGATTTGCAGACTGTTAAGTCAGGAGATTCATTAGTAGACATCTCACTAAACTCTTTTGTAATAACTGCGGTAAATGCTTTTAACTCTACCCTGGCCATAGCGCCAGGAAGTGCTGTTGTAAATGGAACAGGGGCAAAGATAGTTAGATCAGGGGATGTTTTACAGAATGACGATGCGGGGGAAGCACAGTGTTTTTTAATATTAGATCCATCTCAACCAATCTTAGGAAAAGGTACAAGGTATGAGGTTAGCAGTCAGTTAATACCTTATACATTCTTATATTTTATTAAGATATCATCAAGAGAACGTGATGATCATATCTCCGTAGCTAATAGGATGATGCAAGTATTCAACCCGCCAAGGGGTAGTTTATTTGTTGTAGTGAGAATGGATAACTCATTTGAATCCGAATTGTTGAAAGATTCTAGTGAGGGTGACAAGATTATTTATGTAAAAGATGCATCTAAGTTTTACGTAAATGATAGAATAAGATTGTTTGACAATTTAGATGTGGGGGAGGATGCTGTAGTTGATAGTGTGAATCAACTGAGTAATTCAATAACCTTAAGAAGTCCTATTTCTAAAATGTACACAGCAGATAATTGTGCAAGGTTACTAAGTAACCATTGTATAGCTATATTAGAAAGAGACTTCAGAAATCACGTAACAGAAGATAAAGAAGATAGTCAGTTTTGGATTCACAGATTTACATATAGAATTGAAGGATGGGTTGATTCAAGAATACCTCCTTATACTACAGAGCAAGTTTCTGAGTATCAGGGAGATGTCAACTTTATCGGAGCTTCATTGGAAGATTTTGAGGGGAATGTACTAGATGATAATTTACTAGTACCTTAAAGGAGGAGTCATGCAAAAATATAAAAATGTCTCTTCTAACATATTACATTTAGATTGCATGACACATACTATTCATTTAAGTCCTGGAGAAAAAGCAACTCTTCCCGCAACACGGGACGTTAGATATTACTCTGGGTTAAAACAATTGAAAGTAGTGAAAGAGACAAAAGGCGAAAATGATTTTCGTCAGTTGCCTAAGTTTATACAACCACAGGCAACAAAAAAGAGACCTAAGTTTTCTAAGAAACTAGAAAATAAGGTTGAAGAAATTTATAATAATAATAACAATGAAATGGAGAAAAACTAATGGCGGCTGATTTGCTAAATACAAATATTGGCCCAGAGCGCATTGAAGTTATCCCACAGCCTACGGGTTTTATACCTGTTCCTGGAGTTCCTACTGCTAATACATCGTTTATTTTGCGCAGTTCTAAAGCAGGGGCTCCTACAGATTTTCCTGTGGAAATTCTTAATCTTGATTCCTTTGTGGAACAATTCGGAGATGAGGACGAGCTAGGATTAGCTTATTTTGCGTTACAGGGTTTTTATGCTAATGCGGGCTCAGGAAATAAAGCCATTATCATAAATGTTGCTCCTACTGCTTCTGGTTCAGAAGTCGTAGAAAGAGGAGTAGCCGAGGTTGGTGCAGGTGGATTAATTGAGGACGAGAACTTAATAGTTTCGTCTCTTTCAGTTTCAACTTATGCATCATTAACTGGGATACTAACATTCTCTGGAAGTCCTAACTTATCACAAGTTAAGGCTGGAGACTATTTTAAAGATGATAATGGAAGATTATTCCTGATTTCTGCGGTAAATGATTCTACAGACCAGATTACAATCCCTACGGGGTTGAATACATTGGCAGGATTCGCTATCTACTCAGCTGGGGGCCTAAATGTGGGTTCTACTGCTGGCAAGATTTTACGACTTTTTGACGTTGATGAATTCAATTCCCTGGCTTTAATTCAGGAAGGTTCTCTTAAAGGCTCAGTTACTGTAACTGCTAGCTCTGACAGAGAAGTAACAGCTTCTGCTGGTGGCTTTCTAAACATGGGGGCTAAAGTAGGAGATATTCTTGTTGATTCTGGGTCTTTTGTGTTTTATATTACATCTGTAATTGATGATGACAAAGTTGAAGTAGATAGAGCTGGAGTTGCACTAGGAGTAGCGAGTATTAAGGCAGGAATTGTAAATATCATACAGGATACAAAGAGAAGTGCAAGTTCTGTTAATTCAGTTACACCGCAGAACAGCGTTCCTTTTACAAGTTCTGGAGCAGGGTTTGGTATACTTCCTACTTCTGTGGGGCCTTACCCTACAGGTAGTTTGAACCAGCACTTTATGCTCATTAATGGTCTAGAGAAAGAAATTCTCTCTCAGCTGGTTATAGCTAGCGGAACATTGAATGCAAACTTTGGGACCTCAGTAAATACGTTGACTTATACCGCTTCAACTGGAGTAGTTCAGTTCGGTGGTGCGGAAGATCTGTCTACCGTAAATCCAGGAGATGTATGGAGAGATGCAAGCAACAATGACTTCATAATTGACGCAGTAAATGATGCTGGGGATAATATCACAATTGCAAAGAATCAGATAGTCAATACGGCTGTTGGTTCTACAATTAGAGATGGACAAGTTCGAATTAACTTAGTTGATACGATCTTTAATCCTGGTATTGTTAATACACCAACCTTTAAAGAACCAGCTGACCAGCTTGATATTCCTGCTACATCTACAGGATTAGCGGACGATTATTTTATTGCTGATGCAGTTGTTCAGGATTCAGACTTTGTTGGTACACAGGCTAACGGTAAGGGTCTCCATGCGTTGGATAGAATTGATGATGTAAATTTGATTTGTATCCCAGAAATCACGTCAAGAGTTATTCAGAATTCACTGATTAACTATTGCGAGACAGACAGGGACGATTGTTTTGCATTATTGTCTATACCTAGAAACATCACTAATGCAGTGGTTGACAGGGTTAAAGTTAATGTTACAATTAGTACTATTGTGACTGGTTCTACATCTAGTACAGTTTTATTTTCGGGAAGCCCGAATTTATCTTCTGTAGCGGTTGGGGATCTTTTAGACTTTAACGGCTCTAAGTATCTGATTACAGATGTTGACGATGAAGATAACAAAATAACCGTAGAATCAACTTCTATCAGCGGCTCAGGATCAGCAACTATTGTTGCTCCTAGCTCGATAACCTACAAAGAAATTGTGGTTAATAACCCAAGCAAACGTGCTGCATGGTATTTTAATTTTCTAAAAGTTTTAAGACCAGCAGATAGTTCTATAGTGGTAGTTGACCCAGTAGGACACGTAGCAGGTGTACTGGCCAGGATTGATGCCAGTACAGCAATTGGTGGTGTAAGTCATGCTCCAGCTGGTATTCAGTTTGCGGGGCTATCAGACACTGTTGGGTTGGACCTTAAGATATCTGAAAAAGAAGATGGTGGTCCACTTCGATTAAATAAGATTAACAGAATTACTGAATCTCCTGGATCAGGCAGATATATTTTTGGGGCTTACACTGCTGACAGTGGTACCTCTCCTGCCTTTACAGCTGAGGAGCAGTTAATTCAGGTTATCAGATCGAACCTATTCATTAAAGGATCTTTGGAAAGAGGCTTACTGAGCTTCATATGGGAGAATTTTTCTCCCGCAACACAATTACTTGTGGACGGAGCTATTAAAACCTTTTTAAGGAATAATTCATACTTATTCCCTGCTGGATTGCCAGAGATCGACCAGTTTAGAGTTGTGGCGGTTGAAACAACTGCTGAGGCTCTAGCAAAAGGATTAATGAAATTTAGAGTCCAAGTACGGACAAATACGGCATTGAGATTCATTGAGATTGCTCTTGAATTCCCAATTCCACAGGCACAGGGTTAAGGAGGTAAATCATGGCAAGAACAGGTAGTGTAGACGCTATTGAGAAATTTCGTTTTACTGTCTCCTTTTCGGGGCTTGGTAGAGCGGGGTTCAGTGAAGTTTCAGTCCCTAAGTATACAGTTACAAAAGGTGAATACAGGGAAGGAAATGCACCAGATAACGTCCAACTCTTTCCAGGGTTGGCTAGAACAGAAGATGTAGTTCTATCTCGCGGGTCAACAACTAATCAAGATCTCTACGAGTGGTTAAGGTTAGTATTTGATCCTGAGAAACTCCCTAATGGCCTTCCTCAAGCAGGACAAGGGCAGAATCAGGTTCCTCTTGGAAACACTGATGATTATCGGAAAGAAGTGACTATTACGTTATTTCGCAGAAGCGGGGTACCTGCTAAACAGTGGGTTCTCAGAAACGCTTGGGTTGCTGCATTCCAGCCTGGGTCAGACCTCAATGCAAATGAAGACAGTGAGAAATCAATAGAGCAAGTCACATTAGCATATGAGACATTTGAGGAAATCTCTGGAGTAGAGATTACCGCACCATTAGCTGGTGAAAATCAGGAATAATTAATATAGTATAGGGAAGAGGCTTAAAGCCTCTTCCCTACATTTTAGGAGGATAGCAATGCCTTATACAAGTAACGCACAAAGGAAGTTCTTTCACACGAAGATGGCAAAGAAAAAAGGAATTACAAAATCCACTGTAAAAGAGTTTGATAAAGCTTCAAAAGGAAAGAAACTCCCAGAAAAAAAGAAATCTTCTAAAAAGAAGTAATACGTAAAGGCTGAAACATGAGCAAAATACCTTTACTAAAAGCAATAATTTATAGCCGGGTTTTGCACTTATTCTATCATTACTGCCACTTATTAACGTATGGGGAAACATTCGTTGGAGACCACTCTCTATTCGGCGGGTTTTATGAGGAGATGTCAGATCATTATGATCGTCTTTCAGAATATCTAATCGCTACATTAGGGAATGAAGCATTTGAGACTCAAAAAATTAATATGCTAGTAGCGGAAGAACTTCAAAGGTTTAAAATAGAGAAAATATCTACAATCTCCATGTTGGCGGGTGCTTTAATCCTAGAAAAGGAGTTTTATACTTCTTTACAGGAATTGGATAGCGTTGCCACCATTGGTTTAAAGAATATGATAGGAGATTTAGCAGAAAAGTCAGATTCAAGACAATATAAGATCCTGCAAAGAAAAAAGTTGGGGTAATGGCTAGAACCGCATCTGTTGACGCAATTGAAAAGTTTAGATTTAATGTATATATTTTAAATATAGCATTAGATCCTGTATCTTTTGCTACAAATTTTATAGGATTTTTAAGAGGCGGGTTCTCAGAAGTTTCTATACCTAGACAGAGTACAGGGGCTATTGAATATAGAGAAAACATAGACTCCGCTCATCCAATACTAATACCAGGCATAACCAAGTATGATGCAGTTACTCTTAAGAGAGGAGTAACAGAAAACTCAGATTTTTTTAGATGGGCGAACCAAGTTCATGATCCTAATCAAGTTATAGCTACGGCTATTCAAAGATTGCGTGGAGATCCTAATGAGGCCCCACCATCTGATAGTTTAAATTTTAGAAGAGATATTTTGATAGTAGCATATGATAGATCTGGAAGTCCTAAAAAAGGATGGTTATTACGTGACGCATGGGTGTCTTCTTATAAACCAGGAGATGATATGTCAGCCTCTGAAGATTCTTCGAAACTAATAGAAGAAATTGAGTTGAAATATGAATCATTTGAAGAACTGACTCTTGAAGCTTTAATTAGCGGGACTTTTAATAGTCTACTTGGAGGCTTATAATGCCAAGAAGTGGAAGTTTTGATCCATTAGACAAGTTTCGTTGGAAAGTGTATGTTATGTCCCCAGCTGGCGCAGTTTGGGCCAGGGCTGGGTTCACATCTTGTACAACTCCTGATGTTACTGTTGCTTATAAGACATATATAGAAGGTGGTAGACACATGGCTCCTCGTAAGATCCATGATAGTGCTACTTTCGCTCCAATAACTCTTAATCGCGGGGTTATAGCTAGGCAGGGATCTGATGATTTTGCTAGATGGATGAGTGATTTATACGCGGTTACAAATCAGGAGCCTGGTTCAGCTTTAGCTCCACAATATCGTAATAATATAGTTATTGAACATTTGGACAGAGATTCGACAGTTGTTAAGCGGTACGTACTGTTTAATTGTGCTCCATCTCATTATAAACCCTCCTCGGATTTTAGCGCTCTTGATGAATCAGAAATAAGTGTTGAAACGCTTACTTTCGAATATGAAGGATTTGAAGAGTCAAGAGAGAATAGCCCAGAAGATGTTGGGGATTTCTTTAGAAGATTTACTAGAGGTATCTTCTAATAAAAAAATATATACAAGTTATGGAGGAATCATGCTTGTTGAATTACCATGCGGTATTTTAAAGGACAATGATATTTATGATCATGTCCAAGTTAAAGAACTTACAGGAAGACAGCAAAATTATCTAATTGATATGGAATTAGTAACAGATAGCCTAGGGCATGTCCCCAGACTTCTTGAAGAGCTAACTTCTAATTTTCAGACAAAAGAGGGAAAACCACTAATATTACCTCAATCAGAGGCTATTAATCTGTTAGCATCTGAAGATGTCGAATGCATACTTTTAAAAATTAGAGAAGCTACGTATGGGCCAGCTTATGCTATTCCTGTACGATGCCCTCATTGCTCTAAACAACAAACTAAAAAAGTTGACTTGGATAAGATTGAGATTACTAAGCTGAGTAATAAGTCCGTAAGGACAAAAGTTATACAGTTACAAAAAAGTGGTATAGAGGCTGAGATAAAGCTCCTGTATCTTAAAGATTTATATAGTTTGTATAAAGCTCTAAAGGAGAATCCTAGAAAACTTTATACAGGTACTTTATACTTATCTTTAAAAAGATTAGGGGACAATGAGCAGGTAAAAGAGGAAGATCTCCTAGATCTTCCTGTATCAGATCTTTCAGCTATAGAGAATGCTTTCTCAGAGCTTAGGGGATCAGTTGATACTATGCTCACAAATGATTGTGACGAATGTAGTAAGGAGTTTGATACTCCTCTTCCAGTTATGGACCCAAGTTTTTTCGTCCAGTCTCGGACCCCTTTAACATAATTCCTACTGAGTATATTGATCATAAGTCTGATCTTTTGAATGATTATGCCTACCTTGGGCAAGCTTTCAGATGGGGTCCAGATCAGGTAGATTACTTAGGGTGGAGTTTTCGTAAGCAGCTAGTAGAAGACCATAAACAGGCTATGAAAGAGGTCGAAAGACGTGCCAAGTCCAAATAACATTAATATTTTAATTAGTGTTCGTAACAAGGCTTCTGCTCCCATAAGAGAGGCACGAAGAGATCTTCATGACTTCAGAGATGAATTGGTGAAGTTCAATAGACGCTTATTTACCGCTAGTGCTGTGTACGCCACTTTTTCACAAGGTTTTAGACGAGCTTTTGATTTAGCCGGAGTTGGAGCAGAATTTGATTTCTTAAGAACTCAGTTTAATCAAACTTTTGGGAGTTCCTACCTAAAAACCCTACGCAACGCATCTAAATTTACAATGGATGCAACCTCAATGATGCAGATTTCTCTGCAAAATCACGCTAGGGGAATGAAAAAATTTGAAACTCAGAAGATATTCACATTATCAGTAGGTGCTGCCAAAATAATGGGTACCACGACCTCAGAAGCTGCAAAGAAGATGTCAAAGGCTTTTAACGACTTATCAGTTAGCGGTCTACAAAACTTCTTTGTTGCCCTGAACACAAATAATCAGTTCAAAAACATGAACGTGATTATAAATAGATTGACGAAAGGCCTAAACTCAGCAAAATTATCAGCAGCTAATTTCAGACGAATCGGTATAGAAGAGTTAACTAAGGCTTTAGGACAGTTTGCTGTTAATACCAATGATACTCTTACACTTTTCATGATGACTAAAGCAGGCTTTGATGATCTTCGTAAAGTAAGCGGGGCTTTTATTTCTCGTGCCATTAATCCTCTTTTAGCTAAAATCTCCTTACTTAATTTTAAAGCTTTCGATAGATTAAATGATGCCCTCGATGATTCAAAAGATAAATTTGGAAGATTAAGACTTGGGCTGGTTGACTTTTTACAAGTAGGTGGTAGCACGTTGGCGGGCTCTGTTGCTCTCGTAGGAGGTTTGTCTTTATTAGCTCTTATAGCTTCTACATTAGGAGTAACCTTTGGGGCTATAACCGGAGTTTTAACTCTTTTTACAATAGGATTGAAGGCTGCAAAAGGAGAGAATAGATCTTGGTTAGAATTTCTTGCAGATGTAGGGGCTGAACTAAAGTTTTATTTCCAGGCATTTTCTACATATAAAGACGGTATATCAACTTTTTCTAAAGACGTTACAGATAGACTTTCCCAGATGCCAGAGGCTACACAAAATAGAATACTATTTATAGCTAAAGCATTTGTTTTAGCAAGAGTAGCAATAAATGGCTTTACTGAAGGTGTAAAAAATACGGTAGACTGGATTACAAAGGTTTTATCTAAGATTGGATTATGGGATAGTAAAACTCGGCAGTTTTCGGAAACAACGGAATCACTAGTAAAAGGTATAGGAAAAATTGCTGGTGTTTTAGCAGTTGTTTTGGGGGCAGGTGCCGGTCTAAAAACTATAGGATCTGTAATAGGTAGAATACCTGTTATAGGAGGACTTCTTCAAAAGATACCAGGAATCGGGGGGGCGTTTGGTGGAGAAGGAGCTTTTGGTCGAAGAGGACATGATTTTTCTAAGCCCCTTTATGTAATGGATGTTACCGGAGGAATAGGAAAGTTATCAGGAGTTTTAGGAAAAGTATTAGGATTTGGAGCCCTAGCCAAAGGTGGTTTATTAGCCGGGGCTGCTTTTGGAGGTTACAAATTAGGTTCTTATATAGATAGTTCATGGAAGGAGATTCTGGGGAAAGCGCCTTCTGAGTATCTTGCTGATATGGTTGCTCCTACTTCTAATGGTTTTCAAGCAGATAAAATGATGAGTGGTGGTCAAATAGCAAATCAACTTAATGCCTTAGATATAGGTGACTCTGAGGCTAAGAACCGAAGACAAGAACTCATGAATCAAGTATCCAGCCTTAAATCCGTTGGTGGTAAGGTCGATGAAGACTCCATAAGACAGATTACCAGAGATCAAACTCTAACTGGTAAAGAGGTTGTGTTCCTTCTAGGTAAGATTGAGCGAGCTATTAAAGATGCAAAAATGAGATCTGGTAAAATGAATTCAGCTGATCAAATCTTCTAAGTAGTTATTATGGCATTTAAATTTACTTCCCACTCGAAATATATAAAAGCTAAAATACAATTAATTAGAGTTGTTGACGAGGGCAAATCTATAGAAATAATACCTACTGGATCAAGAGGAGAGTTCTTTTTGAACCCTGATGGGATACAAGATGTGAAATCATCAGGATGGGTTAAAAAGAGAGTACCAGGACTTAGTGATCCTCATCAACAATGGGTGGCTGGTGAAGCCAGAACGGTAGTATTTAAGGCCCTAATCACAAATGACAGATCAGAGGGGCACGTTCAAGGAAGCTCTCCTGATACAGGAAAAAGTACACCAAAAAATAAGATTAGTTTTGTAAAACGAATTGGTGCTGTAGCTTCTCAAGTATTTAATATTCCAGATCTAGGAACATCAGGATCTTTGGAAGCACAGAATAGAAATCCCTCTAGTGGGCCTTTAATATTAAGTATTTCTGAGAAAATTGCATTCTATAAAAGTTTGGTTTACCCCACGGCATTTGATTCGAATGGGGCTGTTTCACCCCCCTATTTAGTTAAGCTAAGTGTAGGAACAACCTTTGGCTCCGCAAGTCCTATAAGAGATTCAATTTTTGTTGTAGATAAAGTAGAAATTGATTTTACAAGATGGTTACCTGATCTTACTCCTATTGAGGCGGTGGTTACATTTACCATGAGCGAAATAATAAATAAGTCCTTAACCTCAGACATAGATGTTATGTTTAACTACTAATGGCAAATTTTAAACCTGGTTCAAGATACACAAATGGTATTTTTACTTTAAGCTCTGATAAGAGCCCTTTTCTTTTGCTAAGGAATAGATTGAGTATTCCTGAATCGGGGCAGGACTTATTCCTATCTATAGAGGGTAAACATATAAAACGTCCAGACTTAATTTCATTTGAGTCGTATGGAAGACCAGAACTATTCTGGGCTATAATGGATATTAATAATGTTAGACAACCATTATTTGATTTAAGAGTGGGGCAGCAGTTAAGAATCCCGCCTTTAAGTGTGGTTTTAGAAGCTATTGATAGACTAAACTCCGAGGCATAATATGGCTTATGTAGATCTGTCTCTTATGAGAGACCCTTTCTTCGAAGTTCGTATAGGACCTCCAGGAGCACAAGAAAAAGATTTAATTTTACTAACACCAGAAATACACGCACTTATAGATCAATTTGAATATAGTGAAGTAAGAGATGGTGGTAATAACTCCGCTAGTACTATAAAACTAGTTTTTTACGAAGATCTAAATAAGTCTGGTTCAGTTTTAGATCTGGTTTTAGATAAAGCAGGACCAGGATTGGTAAAATTTCTAGAACCTAGAACTGTACAATCTAGTTTACAAGAACAAAAAGCTCTTGAACAAGCAGAGTTTGAACAAGGAAAAGATTCTTTAGATCCTCTAAAAGAGAGAAGTTTAAAGAAATCTCTGCAAGAAAGAGTCAAAGATTTAAAGAAGAAACAGTCAGATAATGCTCATACGTTCTTGTTGCAGGAGAGGAATACTATACAAGTTACATGGGGGTATAGAACAGGAAGCTCTAATAGTAACCTTCAACCTAGAACTGTGAGAGGAGAAATCCTACAGATAACTCATAAGGCTTCAGAGAGTGATATACCAACAACTGAAGTTCAAGCTGTTGATTTTGGAAGTGGGGAGATGTCCAAGCTTTACCCAGTAGAGGGGCAGTCATTCACTAGAAAAATAATAAAAGGATTGTTAGGTTCATATGGGTTAAAAGATACTTCTAAAAGATCTGATACAGCGCCTGCAAGAATTGATGATATAGTGAGAGCTATAACTTTAGGCGGTATAATTTTAAATTCTAGGCCAAATATAGACTTAACTAAAGAAGAACTAAAGTTAGATATACAAGATGAAACTAGTTCTAGAACATGGGCTAAAGGCACAAATCTTCATGGTTTTTTAAGAGAACTAGCAGAAAAGATTCATGCTCACTATTTTGTTTCTTCAGAGGTTGTTAATGGAAAAATTGTAATTGTTTTAAATCTAGTGTCCAGAAGAAAGTTCGAAGGCACTAATAAATTTAGGTTCATCTGGAAGGGTGGGTCGAAAGGAATAAACAGTGATCAGGAAAGTTCTATATCTTATCATACAGTACTTAACTACAATTTACAACTATACCCGGCAGGTGGTGAGGGGGCTACGTCTTCTGGTATTTGTTCTGAGAGTAAAAAGATGGTTGGGCATGTAACAAATACCTCAATTCAGTTTGGTCAAAGGCATAGTGAGCAACTTAAATTTTTAAATATTCCTAAGCCAAATACATCGTTATCCCCCAAAGTAGTTGATCCTAAACAGCAGCAGGCGGCTAACTCAATCGGAGTGTCAACGTATAATGCCTCCTGTTCTCCTGAACAGCACATAGCTGAGGCAGACAGAATTGCTGGGAGAATGGACAAGAGCTTACGTTTAGAATTTAGTACTATAGGAATACCGCAGCTATCCCCTGGAGTAATTGAAATGGATAACATAGGTATTAGATATAGTGGATTATATTATTTATTGTCTGTAGTTCATAAGATTAGTGCTGATGATGGTTATATTTGTACTTGTGTTGGGGAATCTAATAGTGTAGCAACAGGCGGGACAAGCGCAGATGGTCCTTCTGTAAGAAATAATTTAGCTGAAAAGCGACGACTCCGTTTTAGAGGCGAGGACTTCCTAAGTCTTGCAAACTTAGAAAAAGTTCCTGTGGAGGAATAATGAGCGTGCGGGTAAGAGACTGGAAGGGGGAAAGTGTTTACTTAGGACCCTCCAAAGCCATAGTTATAGATAATAAAGATCCTTCCAATAAAGGTAGGATAAGGATAAAAAGTCCTATTTTTGGTGAAAGTTCTTTTATTCATTACGTTTATCCTGATGATGGTTTCTTTAGTCCTCCTGATGTTGGTTCCGTTGTATATATAACTCAAGATGGTGGAGACCCTGATTTCCTAATTGCATGGGCTACAATAAATGATGGTGATCCAAATAACCCTGATACACGAGAGGAATTTAGACGCAGTGTGCCAACCAATAGAGGTTGGGCATCTCCAGGTGATTTGAGTGCGGATGGTTCCCCCTCAATTATTAATAATGGGCATTTGATTGAACTTGACGATGGAATAGCTATCGCCTCGTCCGATGGTACAATCACTCACACAAAAGAGAGCAAAGGACTAAGATTCTCTACTTCTGGTGGTCATGTTTTAAGAATGTTAGAAGAGCTAACAGAAGGCTCTCAAAAGAATAGAATAGAATTAATCACATTCGGTGGGCAATCATTACAACTTATAGATGATTTAGACGCTTCTGGACAACAAATTATTGTAAAAGATTCTGACAATAGAACACTAGAAGTACTAAAGTCATCTAACAAAATTAGGCTTCGTGATTCTGGAAACAGTAAATATATAGATTTAGATTTTTCTGGAAATAAAATTGAAACAGAATCACCTACTATTAAAATAGGTAAAAATGCAATTGAGCCTATTATATTAGGCAACCAATGGGTAACTTATAACAATACTCAGATAGTGTTAACATTAAATGCTTTAATATCAGCAGTTAATACTCTTATTGGAGATTTTAATTCCCATACACATTCTTATAGTCCAGGGAGCGACCCAACCACACAAACTGGGTCTCCTTCTGGGTCTGGTTCATCACCACCATCTCCAGCGGGATTTGCTGGTGCTCCTCAATTGTCAATAAAAGGAAAAATAGAATAATGGCTACACCATTCTTAGGAAAAGGACTAAAATTTCCGATAAAAAATAAGTTTTTACCCGAAGATGGGGTGGATAAAGTTATTGAATGTATTCAACTTTTACTACTTACTAACTTTGGAGAAAGAGTTATGAGGCCAACCTTTGGAAGTGGTCTTGGGACTCAGATATGGGAAAATTTAGATGTAGTTGCCGAAAGAGGATCATCTGATATAGCTACTTCAATACGAAGATTTGAGCCTCGTGTTACGTTAATAGAAGTTGCCCCAGTAGTACGACGATCAGAGGGAATGATTCTTTTTAATATAAGATTTTTAATAAAAGAAGCTAATGTGGAAGCCAATCTAGTATTTCCTTTTAAACCTTCTTCACAGATAAGCACTAGATAAGGAGAATTGTGGCCAATAACAGAAGTATAGACTACGTTTCGCGCGATTTCGATTCCATCGTTGATGCTCTTATATCTTTTGCTACAGTAAATTTTGGGCCTGATACGGTTGCGAATAGACAATGGACGGATTTTAATGCTGATGATTTTAGCAGAACGTGGTTAGAATTAGTTGCATACGTTGGCGATCTCATCTTTTATTACCTTGATGTTCAAGCAACTCAAAGTAATATTGAAACAGCTACCATCAGAAAGAATATTCTAGATATAGCAAAACAATTTGGATTTGTAGTCTCAACCGCATCTTCCTCGTCAGAGGTTGCTACATTTATGTTGAGCACACCAGGTACAGTACCAATAGGATTCAGGGTATCCTCAGAAAATGGGCAAGAGTTTTTTACATCTAGTAGTTCTCCAGCTCCGGGGTCAACAACTCTTGAAGTCATACTTCCAGTAATTCAGGGCGCACAAAGACAAGAGAGTTTCATAGCTAGAGGAGTACAAAATGAAGAAATAACTCTAGGGGTAACAGGATTGGTGATAGATACTACTAATCCTATCTCGTCATTAATATCCCCCGGCGTTACAGTTAACGGCGATACATATGAATTAGTTGATACATTTATAAGAAGTTTACCCACAGATAAACACTTTCGTGTCCTTATTGATTCTGAAGGCAGAGCAATTCTCAGATTTGGTGACGGCGTGTTCGGGAAACAACTTTCACCTAACGATTCTATTGTCACCAATTATAGAACTGGAGGTGGTTCCGCTGGTAACATACCTGCTAATACCTTAACTACTTTATTAGACCAATCAACTTTTATAAATGCTGTTACAAATGAATCAGCATTTAGTGGTGGTGCAGATGAGCCCTCCATCACCCAATTAAGAGAGCTAGTACCCGCATCTCTTAGAACTTTAGAAAGAGCAGTAACAGTTCAGGATTATGCAGATATTATTTTAACTAATTTTAATAATGTTTCAAAAGCTTCAGCTGCTCAGAACTTAAGTGATGCTGGTATAGATATAGATATTTTTGTGGTTCCTGCTGGGAATTCTATAACTAAAATAACAGATAATCTCCCTCTTTTCAATGCTGTGTCTGATTTTATTGATGAACGAAAGCCCGTAACTACTACATTCAAAATTAAAGATGCATTTGGGATGGATATATTCTTTAAAGCTACTATATTCCTATCATCAGGAGCATCCAGATCTTTAGTTGAATCTAATATAACTACATCACTTCTTAACTTCTTTAATTTTAGTTCTGGAGACGTTGATGAATCAGGAACTAAGTTCGCCCAGGTAATACGACTTATAGACCTATACAATGTTGTAGGAACAGTTGAGGGCATTGAAAGATTTGAAATTACAAAATTACATTATGATCCTAGAGTTGAACAAAGTGCAGCTATTGGAGCTAATTACCTGTTTTCTGAAATAGAGCTATTCCCTAATAGTAACTCAGCTGAATGGCTAATAGGACCAAATGAAAATGCGGATTCACCAAACTTTAATTCTTTCACTGTATTCAAAAAGATCTCAGGAAGAGTTAGTAATTTGAGTGAAGGAAGTCTGACAGATGATTCAATAAACTTTTCTGTAGTTGAAAGTACTACCACGGGAGTAAATACTGATGGTAGTTCTAATATTGTATTTGATATTAGTAAAACTTTCTTAATAGATGAATTTGTAGGGGGGTCCTCCTCGATTACTCTAAGTAATCTGTCAGGGAATACCTTTGATCATACAGTCCCCACTTTTATCCCTAAAATTGGAGATAGAATAATACAAGGAGCTAATACGGCGAGAATTGTGTCTATCGTAGACTCAGATACATTTGTTGTATCAAACGGCTATCCTAATGCATTAGTTAATGGAGCAGCTTTTCTTAAGCGAGATACGCACCTATTAGTAGATGCCGCCGGTAACGTGTGGTCTATTGATGACAATGACTCACACTCTATATTGTTGTCAGCATTTGCTGTTAATAACACTATTGTTTCTGATGTTGCAAGTGGAGAATACAAAATTGTAAAAAGTTTAATAGGTCAGAATCTTATCTTTCATAGTCTTATATTTGCTGGGATTGAGTACAATACTCACAACTCAATTTTTAGAGTTAATTCAGCTTTTAACTTGGTAGGGACAATAGGGGATGAATTCCAACTATCAGATCCACAGGATAATATAGGAAATTTTGGAATACCTCTTACACTTGACCAATTTATATCAAATACCCCAAGTATTGGTTTTGGAGCTGTGCATTGCGCAGGGAACCCTGATTTGAGTTCTATAACAGGTGGTCCTTCTAGTAGATATACGCTGATAGATTCTAATTTAAGAACATTTGAAATAATCTCAGTAAACAACTTATCCAAAACTGTTGTAATATTACATGATGCTACACAAACTCCAGCCCCAGCAGTAGGTCTTCCATTAGGCCCAACATCTAGTGGAAAGCCAGCATCTATAGCTCCTAGATACTATAGTGATAATAATGAAGTAAGTTTCGTAGTTGGGTTAGCTAATAGAGCTGGCGGGTTAGGATTTCAAGCAATTGGGGCTATAGCTATAAATACATCAATTACAGGTAGTGATATAGCTGATGGAAAACAATTTACATTAAATGATGGTACAAATCCAGCTGTTACTTTTGAATTTGATAAAGTTGGGGGGGTTGCATTTGGTAATATCGCAATTCCTTATACTAACGGAGATAATGCTGCTGCAATAAAATCAGCAATAATAGGCGCTATAAATGGAGCACCACTATTAGCAATATCAGCTTCAGATGGTACTGGGCTGTTCGGATCTGATGAAGTAGTATTTCTACAAAATGATAATATAGGATCAATAGGAAATCAGTCGATAATAGACACTGTTAATATTTCAGGAATAACTTTTGCTGGTATGTCAGGTGGTATAGGACAAGGACATAGTGTGCCAACTCCAGTAATACCTGGACCAGGGGATAGTGTTAACGATTTAGGAATCTCATCTGATGGGACAATTGTGGATCATTTTGAATTTAGAACCTCTGGTTTTGTTGATGATATCGTAAATCTAAGGAATAGTGAAATTCCAGAAATGGTAGAAAATGACATTGAACTTGATTTTCGTGGGGGAGTGACGTAAAATGCCTTTACTCGTAATAACTAGACCACCTCAATTTCTTGATCCATGGTTCAATGAAATAGAACAGGTATGGGATGAATTAGAATTTGCTATTAACAATTTAGACACTAGAGTTACAGCTCTAGAATCTCAGATTGTCTCAGGAGTAGTTACCTCTATTTCAAAATTTGGAGATACACAACTAACTGGTGACGTTACTCTTACCGGAAGTGGGTCTATCGTTCTCAGTCAAGTTGGTAACAATATTAATATAAGCGGGGGCGGGGTTACTGATCATGGAGCCTTAACAGGACTACTTGATGATGACCACACACAATATCTTTTAGCATCAGGAGCACGATCTTTAACTGGAAACTGGTCAGTAAGCAATTTTCAACTACTGAATATTAGAGTAGAAAATGTTGCACTAGACCCAGTTGCAGGGAATCAAGGTAGATTAATTTTTAACACCACTTCTTTGCAACTTAAAGTAGATAATGGGTCATCTTTCATAAGTGCTGGCACAACAGATCACGGTTCTTTGTCTGGCTTACTTGATGATGACCACACACAATATCTTCTAGTGGATGGGACTAGGGCTTGCTCTGGAGATTTTACAGTATTTGGCTCTTATAAGAACCTCACTTCGTCTTCATTTGTTATAGAATCACAAGAAGGTGACGGAGCTAGTGCTATAGGCACCATTATTGATACCGCAGCTACCTTATCTATTGCTGGTGCTAAACTTTTATCTATACAAAATAACGGTGTTGAAAAGTTCTCTGTTGACAAAGATGGTAATGTAACTATACAAGGAAATTTAGATTTACAAACAGTAACTTCTTTAATAAGTAATACTGGAATGAGTTTCCAGATTGACGCAGATAACAATGGTAGTCACGTATTTTCATGGTTAAATGGGGCTCTTATTGCTGTTATGATGCTGGACGAATCCGGTAATCTTAACGCTATAGGAAATGTTAAAGTAGGAGCAGTAGGATCTGCCACAGAAGCGCTTGATGTTGCTGGAAATATGACAATTACTGGAACTATACAAAGTTTTAGTAATTTAGTATTTAGAGTAGACTCTGACAATGACGAGGTGGCCTCGTTCATATGGCAAGATGGGCTTAGTGCTACTGTGATGTCTCTTAATGAATCGGGAGACCTGTCAATAACTGGCGGTTTCTCTTTTCAAGGAGATTTATTAATCCCGTCCGGCGGGAGAATAAAAAGTAATAGTGATCTTCTATTTCAGATTGATGCTGATAATGATGAATCAGCCTTCTTCGTATGGAGAAATGGTATTGATGTAACTGTAATGTCATTAAGTGAAACGGGCGATCTACTGATTTCTGGAACATTAACTGGCGGATCTAGTCCTTTTATTATAAAATCAGCGGAATCTGATGGAGCGACCGCTAGAGCCTTTGAGTTCGATACACAGAATAACCTATCTACTGCTGGAGCTAAGCTTCTTTCTCTAAAGAATTCTAGTATTGAAAAATTTCATTTAGCAAAAAATGGCGGGATAGGATTAGGTTCAAGTGGGGCAGCAATAAGTGTAAATAGTAACGGAGAAACCATTATAGGGGTAACAGATACTTCCTCGCCAAGAACTGTTACTTTAGACCAAGATGATGAAGTAGGTGGTAGGGTAGTTATTGTTAAAGATGAATCAGGAGCCGCCGGTACAAATAATATTACAGTTGATACTGAAGGTTCTTCTACTATTGATGGAACTGCTTCTGTAACAATTACTGCCAACTACGGAGTTCTAAGAATATATTTCCGTAATGGAAACTGGTTCAGTTTTTAAGGAGATATCATGGGAATAATATTTACAGGTCGTCTACCCGAGATAGTAAAAAGAACTGCTACAGCAGTGAATTATACAACTCAAGGTGAGTCTATTATAGCTGTTACTAATACAGCAATAACAAGGACCATAACTTTAGCAGACGCTGATAAGTTTGATGCAAAAAGAATTGAAATAAAAGATGAATCAGGAGGAGCAAGTTTAACTACTCCTATTATAGTTCAGCCAGAAACTGGTACAATAGATGGAGTTTCCTCGGTTCAAATAATAGCAAATTATGGAATTTTAAGATTGTATAGTGACGGGGTTAGTTGGTTCAGCCGTTAATTTTAAGGAGTAATTTAAATGAGTGATACTACATATAATGTAACAACTAATAGAGCAGCAAATGAAAGTGGCTCTGTACCCGCTGGATCGGGGGGCGGTGGTAGTTTCGTTTGGGGATCTTTTGTTCCAACTGTCACTCTTGTCGGAGGTGCAGGGAATACTGTTCCTATTTATACCAATAATATAGGACGTAAAATTACCGTCGGAAAAATCGTGTTTTATGATATCTTTCTAAGCGTGGACGGTGGCGCAGAAGGAGCTGGAACGGGGGTAATAAACATTGCACTTGATAATACAATAGGGACTAATCAAGCTGATAGTCCTCAAATGTGTGGTGGTATTATTACAAAAACCGGCGGAGTAAATTATCAGCCAATGATAGAGTTGGTGCCCGCAAGCACTACGGTTATTGTATATTCTTGGGATGAAAGATACGGCATTATCTCTTTAAAAGGTGGGGATCAAGCCGACATCAATCGGCGTATTCGCTTAACTTTTCAAATTGAGATCAATTAAAATGTTTCGTGGGCTAAGTATAGATTCGCCATTCGGTGATTTTTTGAATATGGAATTTAGGATTCCTGTGGTTCCTTCTTAAGGAGTAGAATAAATGTCTAGTTGGGGAATAGGACCTTTCGGTACTGGGCCGTGGGGAGGTGGAGTATCCACTGACTTAGGATTGATTAGAGAATTTAGAGCAAGAAACTCTAATCCTAATGAGGTATCTCTGACTTTCAAGAAACCAGCTAATTTTGACTCTTCAATGGAACTTATAGTTTGTAGACGTAAAGATTCATTTCCGATGGAACTATACAATGATGATCCTATCTACGCGTCAAAAGTAAATACTTCAGGATTTACTGATCCAGTTCAGATTGAGATATATAGAGCCAAACAGATTCTAGGAAATAACGGGGTTGGGGCTACAGGAAAATTAACTGATGGGGCAGCTTCTTACCCTACTATTGCGCCATATGGACCACTAACTGGGAGGATACTTAGAGATTCTACAAGTCATAATTTTAGAATAATAAGCAACACTAGTACAGAAATATTTGTTAGCGGTACTCCTGCTTCAGGGCAATATGTTGTTCTTGAAGATTTCCCTAACTCAAATGGAGAAGTTATAACAGGAACTGCTACATCAGCAAATTCTGGGTTCTTAAGGGATACTTCCAAGACATTTATTCCAGGTTCCCTAAGAGACAGGATATTAGTAGATTTTGCAGGTAGTAGATTTGTGGTAAGAAACAACAGCACAGATATGCTTACTGTATCGGGGACTCCTGTTGTTGGGGCTTACTCAATACTTCAAGAATTTGAAGATTTTATTAGCCCATCTGAAACAATTAAGGGCCAATTCTCTTTTATTGACACTTTTTTAACTAAACAAGAGGCCAATACTAAAATAGGAACTGGTTTAGAGGGTGAACAATTCTACTATTATACAACCTTTACTCATAGAATTGGGGGTAATGCAGCTGAAACCTCTTTTGCTGTCTTCTCAGATATGAGTTCAACTCAACAAGCTGCTCTATCTACGATGAACAGAGAATTTGGCGATATCTTACTAGAACTGTGGCCAAATGTATTCAAGCAGTGTGATACAACCGGAGATTTTCATGATATAATGCAAGTGTTTGGGTTTGGGATGAATGAAATTTATAGCTTTGTAAACACTTTTGATCTAACAAATTCAGATAAAATGCTTAATACTATTCTGCCTTCTTTCTCTCTACAAATGGGGATTAGTCAGGCAGATTATATATTAGGCGTTGATCACATGAGGCGAATCGTATCTGATCTTTTACCAACATGGAAATTAAAAGGCTCAAAAAGGGGCATAGTAGATTTTATAAGAATAATAACGACTTGGGATGTAACTAATGGGACAAAAGATGCTTCTGAAGTTACTGATGATGTACCTAATATCGGAGCGCTAAGATTCTTTTCTGGAACTCTCGGCAGTAGCAATCTAAGATTATTTGGTTTTGAGCCTTCTTTTGTTAACGACCCGAACGGGGATGCAAGTCCACCATTTACAGCTTACTCTTACACTCCAGGGACTGGTATAATACAGTATATAGGAGCTGTAGATTTAGCCCTAGTTGGATCAGGTGATACTTTTGTTGATGGGGTTGGTAACTTTTTTGATGTGATAAGTGTAGATAATACCTTAGATCAAATAGAATTGGATATGGGGCTGATTATAAATACTTCCAAAAATGGTAATGTATTTAAAAAAACAGCTTTAGTTGATGCTGGAAGATTTTTCACTACTTTACCAGGAATAATTATTCCAGGATTCTTTAATTTTAGAGAATTTGTTGTTGAAGTAAAAGATGTAGCTTTATGGACTGGGGAAAGTTCCAATATAGAGATTACCGGGGATAATAAGACAAAGATGACTGATACAGCGGCTAACTTTGGCGGAACTAATAATTTAATAGGAAACTTTTTATTGGCAAAACAAGGACAAGTTAATGATATATTCCCTATTATTTCAAATACTCCTACAACTGTTACTGTACAGGGTGTAGTTAAAGATTTAGATCCAATAGGTGATTACGCAATCCTGTCACCATTTAATACCATACGATTCCAAAAACTTTTAACATTAATGACTGAATTCGCTCCTTCTTTTGCGAGGGTCGGGTTTCAATTCACAAGTTCATAATAGGAGAATAGAATGGCTCTACCTACAAATACGTTTAGATCTCTTAGATATTATAGGAGTAAATTTAGAGAAGGTAAATACCTACTTGCTGCTGAAGCAACTGATCTCCAGTTGGAATCATTCGAGCAACTCCGAGAGTATATAAAGAATACATATGGAGATATATGTGTAGGACCAGCATGGAAAGTTGAAAAACCCTCATCTAATTCTATTGTTTTAAGGCCAGGAGAAGCGTGGCTTGACGGAGTACCATTCATACTTAAATCTGGTACAGATCCTCTGGTTGTTGTTGGTATAGTTCCAACAAACACTGATACCTCTCAGTTTGATCTCTCTTCTACTACTATTGATTCCGGAGGAAAAAAATTAATATTTCCACCCTCAGTCGCTAATGATAACTATTCTGTTGTTATAGAAGCTGAAGAAGAACTAGTGAGAGAAGCAGGATCATCAGGAGCTGTAGATCCGTTTCTTGAAGGAGTAAACGTAGGTGAAGGCACTGAGCATAAACTTCGATTAATTTATAAAGTTCATGTTATTGAAACAGTTGATCTAACCTCTTCTCCTACATTCCCTTTAGCTGGTATAAATAACTTAGTAAATGAAATTATTATTACTCCTTCAATTGGAAGTGGGGATATACAGAGTGCTACGGATGTTACTCCAGATATAAATGGAGCTGACCGCACGGTAGTATTCAACAACTTATCTTTTAAACTACCATTTGCGAATGACTCAGCAGATTATGTATTTGGAAAACTTGTAGACTCAGATGGAAATATATTTGTTATAACAAGCATAAGCACTAGCGATGGTGGTAACCACGTTCAAATGAGGATAGATAGAGAAGTAAAAGTTGCATCTGTAGATCCGAGAGCAAATCTTCCAGTAATAACTCTAGGGGTTCCCTTTAGGCTTATTAAACGAGACCACTATGTTACTGACAGCAATAGTATACCACAAGGCCAAAGATTTCTACGAGTTGCAGACTTTACTTTTACCTCTCCAAATGTTGGTACTATAACTGATACTAGGACTGTATCAAATATTAATACTTTTGGCATTGACCCAAATGTTCGTATGCGAGAAGGTGGTCTAGTTTCTTGGAGTACTACTTCTAATCAATTAACAAATAACTCAGACTTTGTAATAAGTGTGCCTGGGCTAGCAGGAAAAGCTAGGATAGCCCCTGGGGTAATTACCCTTACAAATGAGGGTGACGTAGCTTATTTTCTGTTGAATAGGTCTGCAATAAGTGATTATTTTGTTGTTCCTACAGTAGTTACAAAGACAAGTGTCCCTAGTAATGTAGATGTTTACATAATGGCTGAAAGAGGATCTCAGAGAGTACATTTTCCTCATAATGGTTCTATTGGTGATAGTGAGACAGGATTCCTTGGTGGATTCGGATCAGAATTAGCCAAAGATCTTTCTAGAGACAATCTAACAGACATGTTGACTGAAGTTGAGATGGATGAGGTATTTGCTGAAACATTTGATGTTGATGACGATGTAGACTTTGTTAAAACTCAGTCGTTGACTTTCGAACCATTTAATAAATTATTTAGAGCTACTAGCAATGCTAGATTTGTAGACTTCTTCGGTAATACGGTTCCTGAATCAGATCCAATTAATCCTTGGACTAAAATAGGTACACAGACTTCTTCCTCTTCTGCTGGTATTGTTACACTAATAGATTCTTCAGGAGGGGATCTTATAAGGTATGAAAGAACAGAATCTTCTCTTACACCGCTAACCCACAGTCATCATAAGTTTAGAGCCCGATTAACGGCAGGGTCTGGAACTTACCCATTTATATATGAACTACATGATGGAGTCGGCGGGAAAAGATTCGGGTTGGTGATAGATACTACATCTGTAAAATTAGTAGATGGTGGTGTTTCCACCCTCCAAAGTTTTTTACTAGATACCACTATATTTCATCAGTATGAATTAGTAAAAATAGGAAATACCACTATTCAATGGTATGTTGACGGAGTATTAAGAGGGTCATTTCCTTATGAAGATATAGTCACTGGTTCTGGTGGTGTTTCGAGAGTGTCTTGGGGCACTAATGGATCAGAAACTGCAACAGTAGATGTTGATTATATTATATTTAATATTTATACATCTATCTTCTATTCAAAAGATTTATTTAGAAAAGGAAGTGTATTTTATGAAGCAGATGCACTTCCAGATGTAGCTACTCCAGTTTGGGTTAAGACGGACGGTGGTGGTGGTATAACTGAAGTAATAACCGATGGAAATCTGGTAATAACTGACAATATTAGTACAAATCGTATATTCTATAAAAGGGATGATGCATTTGTAAGGCATGGTGATGCAGAAGTAGAAATAAGAATTAAAGTGGCAAGTGTAGGGATTGTTGCACTTGATAGATTAGGGGTAAGATTTGAGGATGGTAGCAAAGAAATAGCTATTTATTTAAGAGATGTTGCTGGTCAGCTGAAAGTAGGTTTGTTTAATGCAGCATCAGGAACCAATGTTGGCCCACTTCATAATTTGGATTATGACAAATTTTATTCTCTTAAATTAAGAAAAGTGAAAGATGAAAACGTTCAACTTCTAGTTGACAACGTACTTCTAGAAATGCACACATATGATGAATTCACAGATTTAAGTTTAGATACACGGGTCTTATTCGGTAGCTTTCTAACTACATCACAATATGTAGCTACAATTGATTTTGTTCAGTACGCCCTCCCAGGATTTGGTGAATTAGCTGGAACTCCGGTTAGAGATTTTCTTTCAGTAGTAAATACGAATGACCCTTCTCCTATTGCTTGGGTATCCTCCGATAATGGAAAAACATGGTTTAAAACTGATGATAGAGATGCTATTTCTGTATCTGATACACAGTTAACAGGAGCAAATCTATTTATACAGATAGGATTATCTCAGATTAACTCTGAGTTAACTGACTATGGGGTGTATTACAATAAAACTGGATTCGAAACTGACGGTCCTTTTAGGTATACAGTATTAACCGCTATAGGGGGGCAGACAGTATTTGAATTACCATTTGTTTATACAACGGGGGTAAATGAGCTAATTGTAACTTATAAACCCGTAGCCGGTGATAGTAGAGAATTATTTGTTGGGGATGATTATATAGAAAATGATAGTAATCACATTACAACTAACTTCGCTCTATCTGCGGGGGATAAATTAAAATTTAGAGTTATATTTGTAACTTCTCCAATAGTTGTCCCAACGGGTGGTGTATTTATTGGGCATGATCATGACGGAAGTGGTGGGGAAAGTGACGTTCTAAATCCAAGTGAAGTTAACACTACTGGTGATATAAACGTAGGTGGAGATTTAAATGTAACTGGGTTCATAAATGGAACTTCTCCTTTAAAACTAGACAGTCTTGATGACGGGGTAACAGTTGGTAGTGGTTTATTAAATGCCGGTACTTTGCCCCTTACTCTACAGACTTTACTAGGTGCTAATCCAGCTTTTAGATTGGTTAGAGGGGCTCATCAGTGGGATTTTACAGGTAATAGCGGCGGAGAAGTAGAATTTCTTTATAATGGAACACCTAGATTTAGAGTTTCAAGTTTAGGTTTGACTAACTTTTTAGGCGGTTCTATACAAGGTATAGGAGCTATCGATTCTGCTTCTGCTAATATTATACTAGCAGCTGCTTCGAGTCATATTACTGGTAGTTCTTCGGGGTCCTTCTCTTCTGGTGGCACAGGAGTTGTAACCAATTTAAGTGTTAATATAACAACTCATGGCAGACCAGTAGTAGTATTTCTAAGACCAGGTAACTCTGGGGCTTCACAAGGCTATGTATCTGCTTCAGGAGCTGGCACTAGATTAAGATTCAGAAGAGACGCAGGAACTTCAATGGGAGTGTTCACTATGGTTGCCCCAACTGCATTCCCATGTAGTATATTTAAAGAATTCGATGTTCCACCAGCTGGAAATCATACTTACGATTTCAATATTGAGACCAATTCTGGTACTGTATTTGTGGAAAACTGTAGATTAACTGTTTACGAGATTTAAGGAGAACATATGGGACTAGTAAGAGGGACAGGAGAAAAGAAATTCTCAAAGAGGCGCACGGATATAGATGTTCCTGCTACCTCAAGACCTACACTAATAGTAAGTGGGCTATCATATGTTGGCTCTGCTGATATTGATAATAACAACCCAGAGAATCTTTACTTTCATATCTTTGGGCAGTTGCCACAAGAGATAAAATTATATATATTTGGTGAACGATTCAATCAAAACTTCTATACAGAAATAGGGTTACATAATCATGATTCTGGGTCCTTGAGTACAAATAATATCAGCGTAGATGGGCACCAACATGGGACAAATACTGATATAAACCACGGGCATGGGCACAGTTTAGAAGTTTCCCCAAGTTCACACAAACATGGGTTAGTTATAAGTGAAAATACAACTGCCAGTGACGATGGCTTAGATACAAACAATGAAGGAGTAACACTATCAAGTGATGGAAGATTCATCAATAATACTTCTTTAAGTATAAGCGGAAGTGTGACAGGTACTGGTACTTTAAATAAAGGAGGACAGACAGGAAATGTTAACTCTGGATCTACATTACATGCCCACTCAGTAACCTCTGGTGTAACTGGTACCGTAGGTTTAAATCCTGGGGTTGGTTCTCTTCATACTGCGGGTTCTGCTAAACAATTCTTTGATGATATGAAAATAGCTTTAGATGGAATTGATAAAACATCTATTTTATTGACTCAGGCAAGCCTGGCTAAATTCGGTGATGGCACATCTGGCCATACCATTGTCACAACTGGTGTAGTTCTGGATATCACCTCTCTAGTTTTAACCCCCGGTCAGCATAAACTTACTTTTTCTTTGAATACAGGTTCTCCAAACAATGGTGGGAAGGTTAGATACAATCTGTATCTATTATAATATGATAAATTATAAGAAGTTAGAAGAACAGATAAGTCAGATAGAGGATATTGTACAAAAAGATTCTACTAATGGCAGACATCTACAAAAAAGATTAAGAAGTAAATTAAGTAATTTGGGTTCCTGCCCAGATAATGTATGTAAACAAATAGAACAATTAAAGAAGCCAGCGAGGGGATAATGGAATTTACTATGGCGATGGCTGTAGCATTAGTGGGTTCAGTTGCTACCGTATGTCTATCTATCCTAAAGATAGCTGGGTCAAAGAAAGAAAGTGAACCAAGTCATCTTCCTAAATTAGAGGAAAAGGTAGCTGTACAAGAAGTACAAATAAAAGATATAAGATCTGATCTTGAGAGATTACAGGATAATTTGGAAAAGTTAAATGATTTGTTATTGAAATTATTAACGGAAAGATAATACTATGAAATTTTTTCTCACATTATTACAACATCTTTTATCTATGGCCCCTAAGAAACCCCCGAAAGAACAGGAGGAGGCTAAGATTCTCCATTTCGAAAGAAAGCCTGAACCAATTATAATTGTTGATGACGCGAAGCATATCAATACAGCAGGACTGAAGCTCTTAAAGGACTCAGAAGGACTGGAATTGAAAGCTTACAAAGACACAGTTGGTATACTAACAATTGGATACGGTCATACTGGTGATGATGTCACCCCTGGACAAGTTATATCTGAAATAGAAGCTGAAGCATTATTGTATAAAGACTTACGAGTATTTGAAGAGGGGGTTAGCAAAGCAGTTAAAGTGCCGTTAACTAGCAACCAATTTTCATCTTTAGTAGTGTTCTCTTATAACGTAGGTTTAGGTAATTTTAAAACATCGACTTTATTAAAAATGTTGAACGCAGGAGATTATAGCGGGGCAGCTGATCAGTTATTAAGATGGGATCGTGCGGGGGGTAAAGTTCTTAAGGGGCTAACAATTAGAAGAAACAAAGAAAGAGATTTGTTTAACTTATGAATTATCAATTAAGAAAAAAGTCTTGGGCCTGGAAGCTTACTGGAAGTTTTGCTAGTAATAACTATACAACAATAGGGGATACTATTTACTTCCCAGAAGGAAGACCACCAAGTTCTAAGATTTTAGAACATGAATTGATTCATATTAAGCAACAGCAAGAAGTAGGATTAGTTAAGTATTTATTTCTTTATTTGTTCGCGTTGCCTTTTGGTTGGAATCCATGGAGATATAAATGGGAGTTCGAAGCTTATACGGAAGGGTCTGGGATGACAGAAGAACATGCTAGGAGTATTTTACACTCTAGCTCTTATGGATGGTTGAAACTAAATCAGTAACTTTATTTTTAATTATGTCATTAAGGATAAGGCCAACTTCCATAGTTTTAGCTACGTGGATAGTTGTATGATTTTCTAATGTTTTTTCAGAAGCTATAAAAATAGGATACTTTTTAAAATCTACATTATTGAGTACCAGCTGTTCTAGTGAAAGTTCACAGAAGTTATATCTATAAAAGTTTTTATAAGCTTTATTACCTTTAAAACCTCTGGTTATAAGTAAGTGAGACCCTTCAAATAAATGTTCTTTTCTTAATCGTTTGTCCTCATTAGCAAATATTATATCAAAACTCTGGACAACTTCTAAGACCATGTACTGTCTAAACTTTGGTTCTTTCTTTTTAGTATCTTCAGTCATTTTTATCTCTTTGTATTTTCTTCTCAAAGTTTTCAACTATCTTCTTAATTTAGTTCACTGTTCTTCGGGGTTCTTAGGGCGCAACCCCTTAGTTCGGCTCCAATACATTGAGTTGGGAACGGCCATTTCTGCTGAACAATTCATAAATTTCAATACCTCTTCATCAGTTAAGTTAAAGACTCTAAATATACGAATTTCACTGTCTTCGTCTTTTAAGCCTCTATAATACTTATAAGCAGCTTCACTACTATTAAGTTCTATCTTAGAGTTAATTGCGAAGTTCTTTTTTTTTGAACTATCATAAACTACTTTAAATGGAGTCACACAGAAATTAGGTGTATAAACCACTAAATATCTGATACTAACTTCTTCTTTTGAGGGCTTTATAGTTTCTTTGGCTGCCTTTATTAGAGCTTTTCCTAATGTCGTCTTTTTCATTTTTCATCCTTAATTGGAGCAATTTCTCTTTCTAATTGGATTAAATTATAGATACGAGTATATTTTTTAGCTTCCAGTTTTTTATTATATGGTTGATCCATAACATAGATATTTCTAACCCCAGCTCTTTCTGCCTCTTCTAAATGTTTTAGTCTATCATCAACAAATATATCTGGATTAAGGTCTTTTAGTGCTTGTTCTTTACTATGAGGAGCGAAATATATCTTTTTAAGAGGGATATTATTTAATATAAATGATATAATAGTCTGTCCAGATAGTTTTGGTTCTCTAGCAGTTATATAGACTATGTGATGACCAGCTTTAATAATATTCTCTATAGCTACCCTGGCACCTTCAAAACTTGGTAGGCTAGAAAATCCCCCATTATCAACAAAGAAATCGAAGTTCTCATCCCAGTCTTTTTTCTTTATTAAATCATCTAGATTACCAGAAGGCAAAAAGTCAGTTATATCATCTGTAGTAAGACTCGTACCATTCCTGTTGTTGTATATCTTCAGGAAATGGCCCAAGAAATCTAAAATTACCCCATCGATATCAAGAGCGATTAGCATTTTTATTCTTTATCTGTTTATTTAAGCTGTTCAATCTTTTATCCTTCTTTACTACTTTAAGAGCTTTTGTGTGGTATTTATCTTTAGTACTCTTCTTTTTCTTACCAACTAACTTGTCATTAGACAATTTAGATGCTTGTGAAACACTTATTACTTGCTCAGCCATTCAATTTCTCCTTTAATTCTATTAGTTCTTTTGATCTAATATCTGATATTTTTCTGCAACTATCTAAAAGCTCATTAAGTCTTTCTATATCTCTAGTCAAAACACCATTAGTTAATGTAAGTTCTCTTATATAATCTTTAAGCTCTTTAATTTCATTATGCATTTCATAATAATATTCATGACCTCTAATCATTGTTTAAAGCCCTCATTAAATAAAAAATCCAATATTTTAGAAGACCTAATATTATCAAGGCAATCTATAGTTGTATAGGGGATGTTCTTATTTATAAGGAATGATTCTATGGTTTTATCAATTTCTTTGGCTTGTGACTCATCCTCATATCTACCAGCTTGCACATAATCTTTATGTCTTTTGATAAAGAAATTTAGGTGTTTAACATTAGGATCTACTGAAAGATAAGTTGGTAGTACCCCCCAAACTCTAGTGTTTTTAGAATATACTTCTTCATAAACAGCACTCAAAATAATAGGAGAATCAGTGATAATAACATCTACTTTACCGTAGAGAATCTGTTCTCTTCTGAATTGTTTAGCTGCAATGTAAAGCTGGTCGATTGGGTTGATCTTACGGCTCTCCCAAGCCCAATCTTTAACATATTCTCTAACCAACTCCGTGTTAACCTTTCTATGTTTCAGAGAACTGAATAATTCACATGCAAGTGTAGATTTGCCAGCACCAGGACCTCCAAATAGATTAATTACTGTAGTTTTTTTATTATTTTCTATCATATTATTGATTCTCTCTGTTATCCCCACTACCTTGAATTTTATTTTGTTTCATTCTACTCTGCAACTTTTCTATATTTCTCTCAGCTACCTCGCTAAAATTAACACCAAGTTCTAGGGCAATTTGGGAGGCATACCAAATAATATCCCCTAGCTCCTTAATTAAGTTGTCTCGAAATTCTTCTGTTATTACTCCATTATAATCCCTGTATAGTTTCTTTATTTTTTCCGCTGATTCCCCAGATTCTCCCGTAAGTCCTAATCCCAAATACATCAATGTTTCTAACTGTGACTTTCTAGGAAATACCGCTGTTTCTGCTGCCGTTTCTTGATATGCATCAAATGAATTCTTATTGCTCATTTTTCTCCCCTACAGTTTACTCTGGATCTTTCAGATCTCTATAACCAAACCACAAACAAATTGAAGCCGCAGCTAAATCAACTAAAATCATGCCTTTAGTATTGATTAAGAAATTTATTGGAATAAACCCAATTATTAGCCCAGATAAAAATATTTCTAATAGTCCTAATTTTTGAAATCTAATCATAAAACCTTTCTAAAGAACAAATTTTATAAGAGTTGGGGTAAGAAACCCTATGGTCCAGGATAGCACATCAATTATTGTTTTAAATCTAGACTGACTCTTGTTGTCTTCTGATATTTCTTTTAATACAATTATTATAAATATTAGCCAACCAGCTAGAATACTAAAAAGTACAGAACTTGTTAAAGCAGGAATCAGTCCTATAATAACTCCACCAATAAAATGAGTTAATTCTCTACAAAATAAGTACTCATTACCAGCAGTTCCTGAACAAAGGTAGTATGGGAACTTACCGAATAATTTTTGTATTTTTTCTGAAATAGTTTTTAAAGTCATTTCTTTTTTTCCTCTTTTTTAATCAACATCCTAACACCTTGGATCTCTTTTGTCTTCTTATTCCTAGCTGTTACAAGCTTATTGCTGTTAGGCAGACTAACGGTTTGGAAGGTATCGAAATCAAGTTCTTCTTTAGCTACACCTTCAATATCTTCATGAAAATATTTTTCAGTTTCCTTAGCGAATGTTGTGGGTAGTTTATTTTTATCTTTTGCCACTAGTGCCTTTCTCCCTTTAAATAGTATAAATAATGCATCTAATATTCTACTCATTTTGCTCCGTGTGGGCCATTTTCAATTATAGTAGATTGTGATACTAATATTAGCTTAGCATTATTTCTAAATTGTGTTATGTTGGAACTTCCTGTGTAGGTAAAAGCAGACCTAAGTCCTCCTTCAATATCTTTAAGGATTACCTCAACTGGGCCTTTAGAAGGAACCAAGAATTCAACTCCTTCTGAAGTTTTCCAACCATTACCATAGCCTTCTGAAGCTGATCCTTTGTACTTTTTAAATTTATCCCAAGGACCCCCAAGTACAGCACTCTCAAACGAGTTCTTTTCTAAGAAACTACCTGGAGTTTCATTCGTACCTGCTAGCATACCACCTAGCATAACTGCTTTTGCTCCTGCTGCTAGAGCCTTTGAAATATCTCCTGGTGTTCTCATTCCACCATCTGCTATAATAGGGAAAGAAGTATTATGAGAACAATCAAGAATAGCGCTGAGCTGAGAGACTCCTACGCCAGTTTTTACCCTAGTGGTACAAGTTGAATTATGAACAATCATGTGATTGGCTATAAAACTATGTGTGTTACAATCCACTTGTAGGTCATAAGTAGGCACTAATAATTCGGATTCATCCTGAATTTCTATTATTCTATTTACATAATGATCTTTAGTCATATTAAAAGTAGGATTTTTTATCCCTCTTGACACATAAGAAGGATTGCAGTTATCAGTAAGACAATTTTTTAACCCCCCGGCAGAGGGGGTTTTATATTGTTGACTTGGGAAATAGTTATTTATTTGGAAAAATACAAAATTAAACAGTTCAACCAACTTGCGGCTAGTATTACTAAAACAAACTCTACCATCGTTTTTATAGTAGCCATCACTATCTACTAATCCATCTAATATACCTTTTAGGTAGTCTTTATTATTACACAAGTATTGTTCCGGTAAATGTTTATTGGTTCTAGTACCAAAGCTTTTGAAAAATCTACTAATAAAATTATTACGCAAAATTACAATGGTCATGTTTTTACTCTTTTTTGTACTAGCTTCTACTTTTAGAGTAGACTTTAAACATTTCACCAATTTATCAGAAATATACTGTTCTTGCAAACCAAAATACCAAGTGGTTAAAGCACTTGTATTCAAGCGACCAGTACTTCTAATAGACTTTGAAATGCTGCTATGCCCGTCTCCTAAAAAAGTACCAAATACATATCCAAGCTCATACGAGGGCTCTATTGTTAAATTCGTATCTTCTCTAAAACCACTCATACTTCGTCTAGCTGTAAAAAAATCAGACAATTTTATTGAGAAAGAGTCTGATAACTCAAATTTAATATTTTTTGGCATTAAAAATGTATGATTTTTTAGTGTGCCTAGTTCTTCCCAACTATACTTACTTTTACCTGATCTTGTTCTTTTGTCTAAGACTACTCTAAGTACACACTGATTGATATCTTTTATACCACTGTAATTACCTACAAAATGTTTGTGGTCAGGAGTTGCATATGTATAATCATACCATAAATTACTTTTATATTTTACTACTTTCTTATATCCTGAGAACTTAGTTCCAATTACAGATACCGCATCCCCATTTTGATTTATTACTCTATCGTGTAGCTTGATGTCTTCGATGTTCTTATAAGTACCATTTGCCATCAATATCCTTGTGCCCGCTGCAAGACAACCTGGCCCGATCCCAATTTTAAATGCGTCCGGCATACTCCTGCCCCCTGCATGATTAACAAAATCATTTATAGATTGACTGGTAGCAAAATTCCCCACAATAATAAATACATTATCTTTAAATTTCTCCCTCATCCACTTTACTTGTTTAACAACTGACATCTGAGCACCATGAGCTACATCGATACAGAATATGAAGGCATCGTCATCATAGAGGGCTACTGCTCGATCTTTTTCCTCGTCTGATATCCCTATTGAAACCCCGACATTTATATTTCCACCAGTATCAACTTCTCTGTTCTTTAATGACATGAACACTTTATTCCACATTTCAACATTATCTTCTATAGACATAAAACGATGAAGTATGCCCATACCGCCATTTTTAGCCATAACTAAAGCCATCTCCTCACCAGTAATGGTTGACATGTTAGCACTTATGATGGGTAAGTGTAGTTTAATATCACCTAAAGTAGTTGTTAAATCAACATCTCTTCTACTTTTAATTGTAGAAAAACGAGGTTCTATAAGAACATCTGAAAACGTGTATAATCTTCTGTCACCCATTTTTCCATCCAATGTTTTCTAAAGTAAAATCAAACTTGTTTCTTTTTTTCAAATTATCCTCTGGCAATAAATATTGTAGATTACTCCTTATATGAAGGCCACTTACAGTTTTTCCTTTTAGAGGAATAATATGGTCTACTTCATATCCTTGTTGACAGTTTTCATAAAAGATTTTTATTATATCTAAGTTTGCCCCCACTGGTGTTCTTTGAAGCTTTTCTAGCTGTCTTTTTCGTGTTAAATATAGTCTTCTTTTAGGGTATCTATCTCTATATATTTTATTCCTCTTACAGTGTCCTTCTGGATTGTTTCTTTGATATTCTAATCTTCTTTGTGCTATAAGTTCCTTGTTTTCTTTATACCATTCTTTTTGTTGCTTTAGTACTTTATCTTTATTAGAAATGTAATAATTTTTATTGTGTTTTTTATACTTATTGATATTTTTAATATAGATACTGCTGTGAAATTCTTTAGAGCATATCTTGCATTCCTTACGATACTTTTTAGTATCTGAACGTAAATAGAACTTTATTATATCTTTAATATTATTACATTTTATACACTTTTTTCTGTCCACTGTATTATTATATCATAGAATAGTTTTAAAATTCATTTTTTTCGTGCTCCATATACCACTTACCTAATTTCAAGGTAAGGGCAACGCCCAATACACAATCATCTTCCAACATTTTAGTTGGTATAACGTACATACCTTTCTCTGAGCATTTAGGTCTTTCCCCAAAAAAGGAATCTATATGATCTAAATAAATTTTAATTGAATCTTCTTTACCTTTGTACCCAACTTCTACTACCTCAATAAAATGAATAGCAGACTTTATATATACTGAACCTTTACTTGGGGTGGATGGGTCCCCGATTGCAAAATTATTAGTAGGTCTGTACACTTGCCCTTTTCTAATTGTTGTCATTAGCCATCTCCATAAATGTTTCTGCAACTTGAATTTCACAATGGTATTCAATCTGACTCTGAGGGGCTATTAATACCCTTCTTGGCCCGCCCGGATACCCTAAAGTATTATCTATAAGCTCTAAATTTAAGTGATATTCTCTTTTTGCCTCATCAAAATAATGTACCCTATATTTAATGTTTAAGCCATCTTTGTGGGCTCCAGTTCTAATTATATTATCCACTATGTTTGCGTATTTAGCTATAAAATCACAGATACAAGAATAATGATCTTTTATAGTAGATATTACATATCCATTTTTAAATTTGGGGGTGGTATTATCACTAAATACTTGACAAGGAAACTTTTGCATATTTTAACAACCTTACATATTGCCTGATAGTATATAACTGTTCAACTACCAAATCGATGGCATGGGTCTTCTCAAACTCAGATACTCCTAAATTATGTATAGCATCAGACCCTGATGTATGATGTTCATGACATAAAGCCACAACGGAGTAGTCTGACCCTTTAATACCCATACCACCTCTCTCAACGTGATGAGCATGGATAGGTTTAACAGTACAACTATCAACAATGCAAGGGAGGGTTCTTACAAAAGTCAGGTAATTATCATCTCTATCGAAATCTTCTTTATTTAGGGGTTTCTTTATTAAATCTTCAGTCTGTGTAGTTAACCTCTTGATTTGACTCTTAGAAAGCCCTCCTGGGGTATTAATTCTTTGTGCATTAATACATAATTTTACTAATTTGGTTTCTGTATTTTTACATAAATTGAGTTTATTCTCCAATTTTGCTACAGTTTTGCTATACTTTAACTTAAAGGCGCAATTAACAGAGCAAACCTTAGCGGGAACCCCTGACGTTGCGTGTTTTCGGCCCTTTTTTATAGGGTTTTTGCATTGTTTGCACACTACCTTAGGTTTAGGTCGTTTCATCTAATCGCCCCGTTATTTTGGCCAAAATACTATCATTTTGTTGATTTCACTTCTTCGGGTACAGCGCTTGGTGGTTCTTGTTTCTGTAATTTTTTAGTAATCTCATCCAGTAATCCTTGCTCTATTAAAAATTGAATAGATTGATCTCGTCCTTGACCTAATCTTTTGTCATCATAACTATACCAACTCCCACTCTTTTTTATAATATCTGATATTATTGCAGTATCAAACAAATCTCCTGCGATATCGATACCTTTGCCATAAATCAAGCTGCATTCTGACGTAGTAAAAGGGGAGGATAGTTTATTTTTTACAACTTTTATTTTGAGAGAGTGCCCTATCACAGTATCTTTTTCTTTTAGAGTTTCACCTTTTCGGACTTCTAATCTTATGCTAGAGTAAAACTTTAAAGCATTACCCCCAGAAGTAACTTCATTAGGACCATAAAATTGACCTATATTTTGTCTTGTCTGGTTAATCCATATTACTGTTGTACCAGTTTTGTTAGTTACCCCTACTAATTTCCTCATCGCTTGGGACATTAGACGTGCTTGGAGACCCATATGGCTATTATGACAAACTATATTCCCGATAGCTGCCACAAAAGTTCCCGACTCGGTTGAAACGTCATACAAAAAATTAGGAGGATCTAATGTAATCTTATCTCGGATTTCATTTTCTCTATGGAATAAGCTTTCTACTTGTTCTAAAATAAGTTGTTCAGGTCTTTTTCTATCTAATCTAATTGCAGTTTTCCTGTTTAAACTATGTAAAAGATATTGAATTCCAGCAATCATAGGTAATGAGTTATTATAATAATAAATTTTCCCGTGTTTATTACCATGTGAACCATCTCCTTGAAAAAAACCATCAAGAAAACTTTCTTTAATTTCAGAAGACGCATTTAATATTAAAGAAGGAACCTTTTTTAAGGATGATTTTTTAGTTCTGCATTCTTCTATTAAAAATCCTAGATCAGAATCAGCATTACAAGTCAAAATATATAATAAATTTCTTGAATCTTTTGATTTTGGTCTTCTAATTTTCCCAATGGTTGGAAAATTAGAATCAATGATTTCTTTGCATTTATTTATCAAATTTAAATTTATATTACAAACTTCAAATCTGTTCTTTTTACAATCATTGTTATTCGTTGAACCTTCTGCACACCAGAATCCTAATAACCAAGCAATATTTTTATTAACCCCACTCAAATTAAAATTAAAATCATTCGTATTATGAACGTCTATTCTATCGAAAATATTTAACTCTTTTGGTGATACTTCTTTTCCATCTTGAAATAAAGAGTGATCTTCAGTAGTTTTTATATAACCTGTTGTTGTTCTAATTAATGATAGATTCTTTTTAGTGTCATTTTTTTTCTTAATCACAGCTAAAAGAGGTTTCCAACCATTATGTGTAAGTATTTCTATATTTTTTGTTTTTTTATAAATTCTTTGTTTTCCTAGAAAATTATCCCCACCGCCATATAAATCTTCTATAGGTACTATATCTGTATATTTTTTAGTTTTGTGCCTAATAAAAACAGGGGTGTCAGAAGAAACGCTATCCCCCATTTCCCCGCTCAACTCAGCCCTAGGCACAAGAGCTGCTACAGAATCTACTACAATTAAACCAACTTCACCACTTCTTACAAGATACTCTAAAATTTCTAAGGCATTCTCTGCGCAATCAGGTTGAGAGAATAATAATGAATCAACATTTACTCCTAAGTCATTGGCTAAATTTCTATCTAAACTATTTTCCAAATCTAAGTAAGCTACAATTTCTCCTTGTTTCTGTGCTGATGCAGCAACGTATAAAGCTAGTGTAGTTTTTCCAGTACTATTCGGGCCATATATTTCAATCATTCTTCCTCTAGGTATCCCACCTATTCCCAGAGATCTATCCAAACTAAAAATTCCTGTGGGGATTACTTTAATATTAAAAAGATCTGAATCCTCCCCAAAAAGTATAACAGAACCTTTACCAAATTGCTTATCCACAGATTCTTTAAGCTCTTTTAACTTCTTATTCATGATTTTAGCATGCTCTTTTCATACGACATCTGAGATCTCCGGCCTTCGAATAAATTTTCCCATTTATCCCTTTCATTGACTGTATCCAACATAGCTTGGTATGCTTCATTAAGCTGATTAAGGAATGTGGTATATTCATCTGTAGCCAACGCTGCATCGCGCAATTCGTCATGAGTCCAGGTTTTTTTCCCATTTGGGGGTTGTTGAGAAGATCTTATTTTAGCCATAATTTTTCGTAGCTTTTCCCCACTGTCATACCCAATGTTCATACGATGGTGAATAGCACAAGCGTCCACCCATGTTTTACCAGCCTCAAATTTTTGTTCCGCTAATTCTTCGATAGTCATATCTGAAACTGACTTAATTTCCACTGGCTGCTCTCCCTACTTGTACTGCTCTTTCTATAATTGAGAAAATCATAGCTGAATTCCAAACACATACACTATAAAAAGCTAAGGCGCACAACTTTATGCTTTTCCAGTGCCCTTTTTTAATCCAATAAACAGTCATTATACCAGCTAATGATAACTTAGTCAATACAAAAAATATAGGATGAGAATTTATTAAAAAAACCATTATAGGATTAAGTTCTCTTCCTCCATGAGATAATACAAATAGTGTCATAATAGCATCCAATACATTGAACCCGTTAAATGCTAAAACATATTTTAACAGGCCTTTAGGTAGACTCTTAATTAGATTTATCATTCTTGTTACTCCTGCTATTCCGTAATCTAAATTCTTCCCAACGAACTTTACGTTGTTGAACTAATTGTCTTATCCTCTTCTGATTAAAAGATAGGTGCGATCCACCAGTTTTTACTTCTAAAAAGACAATTTCATCGGGGCAAAAGATTATCATATCTATTGGAGCTCCTATAAACTTTATATTTTTAGGGTCATATTTAGGCATCATATAAGGAGCTAATTGTTCGGCTATGAATCCTGTCCTTATCTCACTGCTTTTTTTTTGACTAATTATACTCTTATTCTTTTGTAGTTCCTGATCTAATAAATCTTTATATTCTTGTTTCTGTCTAGCGAGTTCAGAAAGCTCTTTCTCCTTGCTGCCTAATAACATCTCTAAACCACCAATATTATTAGTCAAGGCTTGGGTTTCTTGCCTTAATCTTACTATTTCATTGTCAATATATAAGTCTCTCTCATTATTAAATCTATATTTTAATAATAAAATATAAAGTAATATAATTGCAACAGTACCAAATAATACTTCCAAAATCACTTTATCTCCCTACATGACTTATAGCTGCTCCAGCCCCAATTGTCAAACCTATGCCTAGTATCAAATACCACAGTTTTGCTCTACTTTCTCTTTTCAGCACCTTTGTTAATTGCTCGTCAGATTGGAGCCATGTTTCCTTGTACTTATTAGATATCTCCTTCTCTATTTCTAGCATCTTCTTATATTGTTCTATATTATCTTTAAGGAGCTTGTTCTCTTTTTCAAGATAGTCTGCATCAAGTAGTCTAAATCTTAGCTTCTTTTCTTGATCTAGAGTAAACGCCCAGCCGTCTAATTTAAACTTATACGTAATATCAGTTTTAAAACTAAAAGGAAACCTTTCAACTTCTACGATTTCTATTTTTAGATCATCTTTAGCATATATTGTTGATGGTAACACACAGACTATGCACAACAATAGCGATATTAGTTTTTTCATTCGCTTTTACTCATCTGTAGCATGTTATTATAGTAAACTTCGGTAGTAGCATCACAGCTTAATTCACTAAACGAAAATCTTAATTTTAGAGTTATTATGTTGTGTCTTTTTTCTATAGAGGAGAAAGCAGTCTCATAAGAAGAGTTAACATCAAATATAATTACAGTACATTTTTTAAAAGAACATATAAATTTCTTGGAACTAAGATCAACTAGAGCAAGACTATTGAAATTAGTTCCTAAAGAAATCTTATCTACAAATTCTTTTAAAGAAGTAGATCTAGGAGAAAACTCTTTAGATAGCTCTAATAACTTCTTGTCTGTTTCTTCCTCTTGTAACATAGCAATGTGAAAACTATCAAATTCAAGACCATTAAATGTTTCACTATATAGCTTAACTCCAGTTTTTTCTTGTGAGTTTGTACCCCCAGAGGGAGTAGTATAAGGTTGTATATTTGCGGCGTAATTATAATTCACTTGATTCAATCCTTTAACTACTAAAAAAATCATCGTAAAAAATCTTAACTTCATCTTCAGACAAATTAGAAACTTTAATCTTTCTATTCTTTAGATCTTCGGCCAGTAAAACTAGCTTTTCATCATTCGAATCTATATGGACCTTACTAGAACTTAAAGTAGACTTAAGTTGATTAACTTCGTCTTCTACTTTTTTCCTTCTAAAAAATGATTCAATTTCCTTAAGTCTCTCAATATCTTTGATGAAGATAAGCAGCACAATACCTACAATTACCCCGGTTACTGCCCAGAAGTTACCCTTCAACCATTTTAACATTTTTATTTCATCCTTACATCAAACACAAACTTGTCTGTGTAGTAAGTCAAACCAAATATAAACGGCATTATTTCTACTTTTTGTTCAAATGTGTAACTAAGCTTATTAATCAACACGTCTGCAACCTTATTAGAAACAGCCTCTTCAGCAGTCATCCACCATTCATTTCTAATTTTTTCTATATATTGATCATAAGTAATCCCCAGGTTTGAAGCTACTTCTAGATGAAGTTTCTTTAATTCTTTCTGGATAATAGCTAATCTTGAAGGAACAATGTTTTCAGGTCCTCTAACACCATAAGCAGCATAATGGAACATAACTGTCGCATATTTATGAATATAAGTTTTTGGGCAATAAGTTGCAATTACAGCCCCCATTGAGTAGGCTTTATTATCTATAATACAAATTACTGGACTTTTAATAGAAGTAATAGTTGTAACTAGTGACATACCAGAATCAATCTGTCCACCCCTGGTATTAATAATCAGATATATTGGGTCTTTTTTTTCTTTATCTAATTTATTCATCTTAATAATAAGTGGATCTATGACACCTTCGTTAACATCATCTCGTATAACTAATAGTCTTTTTTCATCTATATTAATCTGGTCTACCATCTTTACAACAATATTAGTAGCAATAGGCTTGGTAGCTACTAATATTACTTCTGCTCTTAAATTAGCTTTAAACATCAACGAACATAAAATAAAAAAACTTGTTAAAAACTTCATATTTTCCTTTCTTTAATCTCCATTTGTAGGCTGATCCACTTTTGAATGGCAATTCCCATTATTACTATGTTTTAAGTCTGTGTACCGTCTAGCTGTATATGCCGCTACTGTAGGTGTAAGTATAGCACCTATTACTAATGAGATGTCACCCATAGTAATCTTTTCAATATAAAGACTGGCTACAAACTGGGCTACAACTATCATGCTGCTAATTATAAACCCCGCTACAGCACAAGTGAGCATGGTGTCATCACGCCCGGTGCTAGGATTATTGATCCAAAACCCCATCTTCTTTCTCCTCTTTTTTTATTGTACTTTCCTCTGAAAAGAATTCGTTTAAGTAATTCAGAGCATATTGTATATAAACTAATTGAAATACCACACCTTTTAGATGTTTACTTATAATAAGCCCTAATATAGTAGCAGAGACAATAAGCGCCACGCTGACTATGATCGTATCTACTGTGTGATTAAACTGAGGTATCATATCATGATTATACCATTTTTTAATTAGCTAATCAAGAAGTTTTTATCTACATTGATCTTTACACAACTATTAGGTTCCTTCATATACCAGGCTAGAGCTACCCCTAGAGCATCGAAAATGTCATATGGAATAGGTCTATCTTTTCCTGTTACATTACTTCTAATTTTTGGAGGTAATTTTTGACCCAGCAACTCTTCTACTCTTTTTTTAGTGGGTTCCTTCCAGGCTTTAGACGAAGTAAACTTTGTGTCTTTTTTAATACTTAAAGCAGCTCTCCAGGTTTGGGGGTAAACATTATAGAATCCCAAAGGAGGGACAGTTTCGAAACAAGCTGACTTTATGGACCCCTGTGCTTCTGGGATAACAAGAGTACCCATTACTCTGTTCATATTGACCATATAACCTTCTGCTATTACATTTTGTATATGGTATGCTACATACGCGGTATCCAAAACAAAATTAGAGAGTATATTATATTTTTTACCATGTGGTGTATCATCACCAAACCACATTACCCCCGCCTTATATATAGTAATTTCCCTAGTACGGGAATCCATCCCAGCAACAACCCACCCAGTACAGCTTGATGAAATGTCTAAAAATAGATTTTTACAATCACCTAGGTATTCGATTTTATTCATTTGCTATCTCCAAAAGTACATCCCCATGACAAGGTTCATTTCCTTTTACTTTACACCAACATCCGATTACTTTCCTTTTAAGTTCTCTTTTTACTCTTATAATTAATTCTGGTTGATTTAAAATCCATTCTCTATATTTAGCAACTGCCTCTTCAACTGTATCTACTTTAAATATAGCTAAAGCCCCCTCTTTATGGCTGAATGGATTACCAAATACAAAAGGTCTCCCGAGATAGTGATCAAATTTTTCTTTTTTACAATGCACTACTCGCACTTAGTAATACCTCATAAATAGGCTTGTTTAATTCTTTCATTTGTTCTCGCATATTTAAACTACCACAGCTATTACCATGAATGAGTAGAAGTGCGTCTGCGTAAGTAGCCATTGCTGCATTCCTAATAGGCCCCGCTGCTTTACCAAATTCCCCCCATTGAGCTGGGAATAATTTAAAGGGAATACCTACACTTCTTGCAAAATTCTCTCCAGCGTTATCTATGCCTCTGGCCCCACCAACTACTCTTTCTTTTATTATGTTCGGCCAATCAGGAATAAACTGGCTTAATAACCCTGCAATAGTTAGGCTATCAATTTTATCAAATGTCCTACTTCCCGCGATTATTAGTTTCATAATCTACCACTCCAGCTATTTTTCCAACTAAATCTACTGCTTCCTCCAATGTAAATCTAGTTCTCTTTATAAATTCATCATCCCTATTACTTGGCGAAGACTCATATTCAAGCTCCATATCTCTGTTATAAACTAAACCTCCCCTTGAAACTATAGCCCAATAAGAAGGAGAATTATCAGTTTTTTTAGAGCGTAAGGCGATTTTCAAATTATCTTTAAAGAAGAATTCACTTGCGAAATCAAACAAACCTAGCTTTATATCATCATTCATTTGTTGCCACTATTTTCTTTAAACCTAGATGTTCCAGCTCTTTATCAGAATTATCATAATTATCTATTTCTTCAAACTCGTCAATATTTGCTACTATCTGAAGATTCTGTGGTACTTCAGCTTTTATTCTCTTGAATAATTCTGAAATAAATCCTCTCATAGATTCTGTGTCAGGTTTAGATAAAAAAGTATGCTCTCTGGGGCCTTTTCTAAATAAACCTCTTTTCCTAAATGGAGTAATTTTATCAGCTAAGCCTAATTTTATAGTTTCCTCGGCTGTTAGATATAAATCTCTTCTTCCTACAGTAGACCAAAATTTCCTATCTAAGTAGGAGTTATCTTCATATATCTTAGCTAGTCTTTGTTGTAGACGTTCATTTTCGTCAGAATTAATTCTAGCATCAGTGCTTCTATCGACAACATCAGTGAATCCATCATGCACTAAAACAGTAGTATTAGTACTTAGATACCTTTCATCACAACAACACATTACCCAAGTAGCTGAGGACATTATCATACCTCTACCAAAGAATATGAATTTACAAGGGGATTCTTGAATCTTATCATGAAGAGCTAGCATGGCATAGGGGTCTCCACCATAACTACTCATATATATTTCTATAGGTTTATTGTTAATATCAAGCATTTTGTCAATAGCCCGTAGAGTAAGTTCAATAGAACAAAACTCTATTTCACTACCTTCTACATATTCTAAATCCCCAAAATATATGCGCCTATGCTGTAGATCAATACCTTGTTGTATGGTAGTTTGTAAAATTGTAGCGTCTTTTGGGAATTCCTTCTTATTCTGGCTCATTATGCTCCTAGAATTGATCTGTAGATTTTTGTAAATCTTCAATTGTGCCGCTATTATTTATCACTACATCATACTCACTATCTTCACCCCACGAAGACTCTGATGGATGTCCTGTATTAATACCCTGGGTAATATGACCATCTCTTTTGAGCCTGACTAAAATACCACCTAATTTCTTAATCATTTCTCTTTCATTTGCAAATCTAACATCTGTTATAACCCACCTCAAATTTGAGCTTATAATTCTAGCATAAAGCACTTCTGCATGATAATTAATGTGGACAGATCTACAGATTTCTGTGCCTACAAACTGAAGTACTTCTCTTGGGGTATAAAAGTATAGAGGTCTTCCTTCTTTTTTTATATGGTTGGTTATGTATTTTTTTTCCACCTCTGAAAGAGCCGCTGCGCATTCTCTTATATCGTGTGTTCTATCAATCCATCGTACAATTTCATTAAAGTGAATTTTTGTAAAAGGAATTAGCACGGATAACTTGGTTAGCTTACCCTCTTGAGTGTCTGTATGAAATTTAGATAAACCAAATATTACTCTACACATTTCTTTTAAATTATCAGCAAATGCAGCTTTAATAAATCCTCGATTAACTAATGGGGCTGCAAAAGTGTCTTTTCCAGAACCGGCTGAGCCTGCTATACCAATCAGTTTGTTCATTCTTATCTCCTAGTACTGACTCTTCTTTCTTTAGCCGCTTTAGTAAATACAGATAATTCGTTTTTAACAGCTTTTCTAACTTTTCTTTTTAGATTAACATTTTCCTTCTGTATTAACCTAACATACTCTTTTAAATCTACTAAATCATCTATAAATTGAGTTAATTTCTTAACTTCGGGAGTGGATTTTTCCTCCTTCTCACTCCTAGAATTTAAAAATCCGCGTAACGTTTGCTCCATATTAATCCTTTCTATAAAAAACTATAAACGTAATCCCTGATAATGCCTACCACACTCTAAACAAACTCTTTGTTGATAGACTCTTGTAGCTGTGTATTGTCTGCCTTTTGATCTAGATTCTGTAGAACCGCAGTCAGGGCATGAAAGTCTAGATTGTAAACTATTCATAACTCCAACATGAACTTTTGGTTTAAAAAACTTAGATGCCTTCTTAAACACTGAATCCAAAAGCTTCACATCTTTCGAGCAGTATGAAATCATTTTCTGTAATGCTTTCGGGTTCTTATCTTCTACTATATCAATCCAATCCTGGAAATTCATCCTGTCTTTTCCTGTGCTAAGTAATATATTCGCTATATAATCTAGTTTATAAGAAGGTAAAGCAAAATACTTTCTAAATTGTTTCAAAGTATCATTACTTGTAGGCCAATTAATAGGTGGCATACCTTTTAATAATCTTTGAGTATTAACCTGTTTTATATCGAATCTGTCGCAATTATGTCCTATAATAGTATCGGCTTTCTCGATTATTTTGGAAAATTCCTCAATCATTTTTGTAGAGTCTTGTTTATTAATCCCCCAGTCTAATGAATATATTTTAGATTCGTCAGCCCACTTATAACACACACAAATTATATCAAATCGCTGCCCTTTTTTAATCTGGTCATGAGAAACACTTATCTTGTGGCCTGTTCTCCAAATCCAAGCTAAAACTGGGGCTGTCTCAACATCAAATATTAAAGTTTTTGGTCGTTTCATATTATCCTTTATTTAATTTCAGTTAACCTAAATCCAATCTTAGGGTCAGCAACTAAGGGTACACGAAGTTTATACGTCCCTTCCATCTTTTCCTTCATTATCTGTCTTGCTCTTTCAGCATGATCATTTCTTGCTTCTGAAACTATTTCATCATGAACTTGTAAAAGTATTCTTGCATCGAGTTTTTCATCCTCAAACGCTTTTTTTATAGCTATCATTGAACGATTAACAATACTAGCGGCAAGAGATTGAATACTAAAATTAACAGAAGTATTAAGAAGCTTATTGAATAAAGCTTGTTCTTCCCTTTTTCTTGATTTTTGAAGTCTACGAATATCAATGAACCTCCTAATTCTCCCCGCCTCACTTTGTACTTTCCCATGTTTAATTGCTGATCCATGTCTTCCTGCTATATACCTATCTAATATTGAATACTTTTTAAAATAATCGGATATAAATTTGTCAGCTTCTTCTAGCGTTTTACCAGTTATTTTTGCTAATTTCCATTTTTTAGCCCCGTAAGTTATAGCTAAAAGAGACGCCTTCATTATGTTTCTCTTATCAGGATGTTTAGCTTTAACTTCTTTAGATGAACAGCCAAGATTAAACCAATCTATAGCTGCCGCAGAATAAAGATCTGTATATTTATCATCAATATAAGGTTGTATTAAAGCCGGCTCTCCGCTACAGTGAGCGAAGCTGCGCGGTTCCAACTGTGAATAATCCGCTCCTACTAGACTATACCCATCTCTTGCTATTATACCATGTTTTATTCTAGTATCATCTCTTGGTAAATTTTGGAGGTTTGGATTTATACAATTATGTACACAGATTTCGTTAGCTATGAAATTGTGGTGATTTTCTATCTCAAGATCATAAACTTGCCTTTTACCCACGGAAGCTATAGAAATTACAGTATGGTTCTCCTCTAGACCATATAAGTCTAATAATTTATTAAATTTATAATAATTTACTCCACTTAATTTTATAGCTTCTTTTTTATGTCTAGATTTAATTAATATATTTTTAATGAATCCTCTGCTGAGATAATCACCTCTGGAGTTATATTTTAACTTTATACTATTTACATCAATTCCTAAATATTTTATTTTATTCTTTAGTGTTTGAAAATCCATATTAATTGACGTAAGAATGCCTTTATTTCTAGCTATATTTTTTAAAAGTTGATATCTTGTAATGCTGATCCAATTAGGATTTTTTGGTCCTTTTAATCTTAACGGCCTATTCTCTTTTAGTGTTAAGTGCCTCCATTTTATTTTTCCTAGACTCGCATTTTCTTTGCCATGAGAACTTAAATGATCAAAAGGGTTAAGTATTTGTACATTCTCTACTCTATTATCAGATTTATTATGATTAATGTGGTGAGCGTGATAATTTTTAGGAAATTTGTAATACTCTTCTTTTAAAAGCTGTTCTTCTGTTTTATAAAAATATTTAGGACCATATACTCTTACTCTTCCATTTAATAGATTTTTTGCTCTTCTTAAATGATAAATTCTAGCACCCTTCTCTAAATCTACTGCTTTAACCCATTTATCTTCTCTAGTTTTTATCAGATGGTCAGGGGTACAAATTAATTCCCCTATTCTGTGTGATCCTTTACTCTTCCATTGTATTTTTATACAATCTCTAAGCCCGTTGTTATAAACCCTAGTAACTTTTGAAACTGTTGGTTTTCCATCTTTCAAGAAACAATATACAAGATCGCCCATTGATACTTGTTCTATAGGCTTATCCCCCCCCGGCATAGTAATAATCTGACCTTCTGATATACACGAATACCTGCCCGAATCTGTTCCATATTGCTGCCATCCAGGGCGAACTATATCATCAATATTGTGACTCAAGATTCCTTCTACATAAGTAAAAAGTAATTTATTAACTTTTCTAAGTTTTAATAAGGAGTTAATAAAAGAATATTGCGGAGCAAAATGCTCCAGTACTTCTTCATCAACTTGGGGTTTTCCAGTATCTGTTTTTTTTATCGGGGTTTCGCCAAGGAAACCAAATAGTATTGCAGACAGCTGCTTACTAGAACTTAAGTTTATAACATGTTTAGTTTTTTCTTTATCTAAATATAATTCCCTTTGTGATTTAGTTATTAAGTCTTTTTCTTTCTTTACAAATTCTTCTCTAGTTAATAACTCCATTTTCCATTGTAGAACAGTGCTATCTAAATAAAGATCAAATACTTCTCTTAAAACCTTTGATGAAAAAGTTGGTTTACCAGTTTTCTGGTTTAATATAATTGGTAAATTTTGTTCTTCATAAAGTTTTGCAAACATGAGACCTGATTCGGTTAATGGAAATTCAGAGTCTAGTAATTCTTTCTCAAATTGATCATAGTGTTTTTGAAATTTGGCACTTAATTCTTTGTGAGCCTCATCTTCTAACTGAACTGCTTCTTTTTCTAAATCACTCTTAAGCTTATTGAAATAATCAAGATCACACCTTATGCCAGTCTTAATCATACTAATTGTAACTTCGTTCAAGGGCATTACTTCTTTTTCATAAAAAAATCGACTAAGCCCTTGTGTTTCTAAATCATGCTCTAAAAAGAAAAAGATTCTCCTGGTCATATCGGCATCAGCATTAGCATATTTGCCTAATATATCTAAATCAGCCTTGTACATTTCTTTTAATTCTTCAGTCCATTTTCCTCCATTTTCTATTACGGATTTCTTAAGATCTTCTTGTTCGTTAGCCCATTCGGGGCCTAAAATAGATACGGACACTTTCTTAAGCCCATGTGGTCTTCTTTCGTCAACAGTGTGTTTTAATAGTAGGGTGTCTGCTCTTAATCTTAATAAGGCATTAGCTCCTACTTCTCGTTCTATAACTATAACGTCAAATGGACTATTGTGCATGAGCAGCTGATTCTCATTATGCTCTATTACTTCTATTAACTTTATCCTTACTTTAAACCACTCATCTTCTGTTAATAAAGATTCTAAGGTGTCTAATTCTTTATTATATTTTTGTAAAGCTAGATAAAATGCCTCACCTTCATCAACAGAGAAGGACACCCCGATAAGTTTGCAAGTAAAAGGATTACTACCTGTGGTCTCAGTATCAACAGCCATTACCCCAGGATTACTTAGAAGATAGTCTAGAACACTCAAATGTTCTTCTACGTTTTTAGCAATTACGTAATTTTTACTCGTTTTCATACTCTAAACGATCTTTTAAACCTATAAGAACTTCTTTTTCTTCCTCTGTTAGATCTCTAACTATGCCTGAAGGCCCGTGGAAAAATAACTCAACTTTATCAGATGGACCCAATCTATTTTTAGCCATAACCATTACTATAGTCCAATCATACTCTGGATACTTATCCTTAAATGGTCTGTAACAATTAACTTGTGTTGATGTCTGCTCTTCCCAGGCTCTTGAACCTTTAGCCAGAATATTAGGATCGTTATATCCCCCTGTAGCTTGTGAAAGACCTAGTATACATATTTTTTTATCCTTGGCTAACTCAGTGATGCCCTCAGCATTAAAGGTATGATTGGCGAATCCCTCTTTATCAGAAGTTAATAGTTGAACATAATCTATAATAGCTAATTTTACTTTCTTGCCCCAGAGAGCTTCTTGTCGTTCTATCTCATCTCTTATCATACTAACCGTAAGACCACGTTTAGATGAAATCTTAACTGTTTCTGACGCTTTACTAAATTCGTCATCGGCTTGATTTATTATATCCTTAAATCCTCTAGCATGAGCTTGCATAAACTCTTTGCCACTTATTAACCGTTTACTCTCTTGAGCTAGAAGAATTGGAGCGAATCTTTGAATTAACATTTCTTCACTCATATCTAGACTAAAAAATAATGTTGGGATATCTTGTTTTATAGAATTCTTCAATATATTCAACATGATACTAGTTTTTCCGGTTCCGGCCTTGCCAACAATTAAGTTGAATGTGCCAAAGAATAGAGGCATACTTTCATCTATTCCTTTTATCCCTGTTAAGGCAATATTTTCATAATACTTATTGAAGAATGGTTTTGATCTCTGGTAAGCCTCTCCTAGTGAAACTGTGTCTAAAGTTGATTCTTTAAACTTCCTAGAAGCTAAATAACACTTCTTACTGCACTGAGAATGAAGCACTGCGTCATAACATCCGTAATCGTAATCTCCTGAAAATATTTGATTAATTAGCCTATTTAAATCAGTGTCTGTAATAGGGTCAATAGCTGCTTTTCTTGGGTCATTCTTATTCATAAGCTCAAGAACACCTATCAGTTTTGCTTTCACTACTTCAGGAGGCATCCCTATCTTCTTTTCATGATCTGCTATCCTAAGAAGGGCATTATCTCGTCCCTCAGTATAAGTTCCTTGGCATAATCTCACAATGCAGGTTTTTTGTCCTTTAGGAGCTAAATCCTCATGGAGCATCCCCCCTGTTGGTGTATTACAAATAGGCAATTCTCTAATAATCTTATCAAAATTATTGATAATATTGTCTAATGATTTGCTTATTTTTGAGCTATTGGAAATAGTTGGGAAAACCTCTGGAATTCTGTATTCAATACAATATTTTTTAATCTCTTCAATTGTTGAGTCCCGAAGCATCTTAATTGAGATATTAGTTTTAAATAACTGAAAGTTCCCTCCCCCTACTTCACTTTCTTTATCATGGAGGGTCCCAATAATTCTGTATAAAAATACTTTGCTATAAATTGATGTATCAATTGTTAAATCTTTAGCTACTTCTTTGCAAAAATGGCCTATGTATAGTGGAACATTTTCAGTGAACAAATTATCGAAATAAGGTATGCCCTCTACTTTTATTTCGATACCAAATCCTTTTCTACCACTAAAAGCGACTGATATTTCTTCTTCTTTAACTCCATAACTAGTGACTAGTCTATCAACTATCTTAATGGCATCCTTCTGGGCCTGTTCAAGAGGATGACTATCAAGATCCCAAGCTATCCGGTCAACACCAACTTTACCAGGATACTTACCAACAGACCCATTCTCAGCAACATATTTTAGCATATTGTCGTCGAAGTAGAACACACTTCTATAACAATCCTTCCAGGGATCTACATGTTTAGATAGATCCGTTAATGGAACTATATTATTTCTTAGAGACCCAGAAAGAGTTACTCTAAGTTCTACATACTTTTTCAACTCAACCTCAATTTTATTGATTAATTTTAATTAAAGAAGCGTTTTAGTTAAGAATTATTATCTCCACCATAAAAAGTAGTCAAATAAAAGTCAGGGCTATCCTCACTTTTCTTTTTTGCATTCCTTTGTAGGATAACGGCAGTTTCATGCAGAGCAAGTTCCTGACCAGTGGACTTTTGACGTACAACAACTTCATATTCGTCTTTATCACGACTCCCATTGAATCTTAATGAAATGTACTCATTACCTTTTTTATTAACTCGTTCCCAACCAGCGCCTAATTGAATTGAGTTGTTGTTTTTATTATTATTGTTTTGGTTGTTCGTTGACATTAATTTCCTCCTTATTTTCTTTATTTTTTTCTTTAGTCTCTGCTTGTTGCCTTAAATATTCTTGTATTATTGCGTGGTTAACAAGCATTGATCTTGAATTAAGCACCATTTGTCCTATTTGGAATAGTTGTCTTTCTAAATCTCCTTGAAGGGCTGACTTCATGCCTTCTTCAGGTAGTTGTAACAAAGCAACCATCACTCTTCTTGAACCTCTGACACTTAATTTACTCCAGCTCTCTTGTAAAACCCTAAGACCATCGATATGGTTTCTGCCAGCAATCATAATTCTTTGTTCTTGTGTCAACTGAGGAATCTTTGCACCTTGCTCCTTTAGTTTAGCTTCACTAGTGACAAAAGTATCAGCTTCTTTTTTATCCTCTTCTTCTAGTTTTTTTACTTCTTCACAAATTTGTTCTTGGGAGATTGTTTTTTGCGTCTCATCCATTATTAACCTTATCTTGTTGAAACTGTTTCATAAAAGGGCTGTCCTTAAAAGAAACACGCGGTTTAGTTTTCTGTGTAGGCGGAACTATGGGAGAAGTTTCAATTACCTCTTCAGGTTTTTTCTCATCTATTTTATCAGCTTCTTCTACTCTACTAGAAACTGTCTTAGCAGCCGGTTTAAATCCTGATGATGGAGCAAATCTAGCACTGCTCATATTATATGTATTAGGAGCTATCGCTGGGGCTTCATTCTCAACTTTTTCATTCCTATGACTATTATTGTCCCTTTCTGGGTCATCCCCAGTTGGGACCATAAATCCCTTTAGAATAAAATACTTATAAGATCCAGTTGCAGCTTTATAAACACCCTTATCCCCCTTATCTTGACCTTGCCCAGGCACGTTAAGAACAACAGAATCCCCTGTTTCTACATCAATAACTGTATATTTAACGTTTACTGTGGTTAAATCACCTTCTTTATTTATAGAAGTAGTATCTGGTACAACAAAAATATTTTCCTTTACACAAAGTTCTCTAAACTTATCTAGAGCATCAGCTTCGGTAACGTAGTCATATTTATGAAAATCATTTCTTCCATTCTTAGGAAGACGGCCCATTTCCTTTGAAATATTTAACAGTTTCTTATATAAATTAGAATTTTCCACTTTTTCTCCTTGAATAATCATTATATCAGTGTTCATTGTTTGTGTCAATCGTCACAACCATATTTATTAAATATAGCACTAATAATAGCGGCGATTCCTATATATATAAAAAAAGCTGCTATTTGATGTTCTAATACTACTTTTCAGACTATCTACATTAATAAACGATAGAGCCTAAATTACCCATATATGTATAAGATTCATCATACAATTTCTCTGTGCTCTTCTGTTGTAGAATCTCTTGAGTTATTGTATGCTCAACTTCAGTTTTTTTAACTATCTGCTCAGCAATTAATTCTTCCCTCTCTAGTCTCCACCTTATTAGAAATTGTTTAATTTCTAACATATTATCTACTGATAGGACAGCCCCTCTTACTCTATTACAAGCTGTGCAACAAGGTACAACATTTGTATTTTCATATCCTTTTGAGCTGTTTAGTCTATCTAAGCCAGTTCCATAAACAGGCAACTTACCTTCGCAATAATAACACATTTTTGCCATAAGCTCGAAATATTGCTGTTTTGAAAGATACCAACCATGATTACTAACTCTTGCGTTTCTTCGAGCTATGGGTCATTTAGCAGTTATAGCTTTTTTGTACTCTTTTCTCCATACTTTGTAATGATGTTTTTTAATTCCTAACTTGTGGCATGTATTACAATAAGAAACACGAGCTTTGTAAATCTTTATATTTCCATCTTTTTTAGATTTATATTTAACATTTCTAATGTAAAATTGATATATTTTTTGGTGTTTTTTACAAATCCCACATTTTTTAGTTTTCCTGCGTTTTATTATATGGTTTCCCGCACTATTTATAAAATAACCAAGTTTTCTATATATTTTAAGACATTTTTTGCAAGAACTCCCCCCCCCTCTTTAAGTGTTTTAGACTTATAAAAAAAAGAATATTCTTTAACTTTTTCGCATTTATTACATTTTTTAAAATTCATGTTCTATGTTTTACCCGCTCTTCTGATTCCTTATCCGCAAATTTATAATCTGAAGTATCGGAAAAATGACAAAGTCTGTAGAAATCACATATTCCAAATTTTCCTTTACATGAATTCCAATTTTGAATTCTGAGGCCCTGACTAGCCAATGTTGTTAAATTAACAAAGCTGTTTAAATACTGATCTTGGCGTTTAACAGGAACTTTATCTACTAAAATCTGCACATTTGCTTCAGGTATTTCTATCCAAACCCCATTACATCTTTCCCCGACATTAGTATCTACATCTAAAGGAATGATCCTATTACATGACTTAAATCTACTTCCTTTTTCTTTTTTATAGAGACATTTTTCACATACTGACGTGCCCCCCATACTTTTCAATAAAACTATGAATCCAGCTAATTCTGTGCCCAATGAACTTCCTACAGCACTAGCATAAAGTGTGAGCTGTGGTGAAAGAAATACTGCATTACTATCATAAAAGTAAGCAGAAGTTTTGAGATCAAAAACCACTGGGGTACTATGACCATCAAACTCAACAATAAAATCAATATACCCCTTTGCATCCTTATCTCCCTCGATAGTCCCCTCAATTTTATGTTGAATTGCTATGACTTTCTTTATTTTTGGTAGTACCTCTCTAACAAATGCATCTAGCATCAAATATCCTTTATTCCTCAAGGACAACCAAGTTGCATGATGAAGAATAGTAATCTCTTCTTCAGTCATTTCTTTGTATTCTTGTTGTCTTTTTGCAGTTACAGCATCTTCTAGCTTTGTATTGAGAGATGTTTCCCAAAACTCAATTAAATCTTTATCTTCCTTAGATACTAACACAGACATATCTAAATCAGTTTTTGTAAATTTTATTCCAGGAGCCGAAAAAGATAATTTCCACCCTTTTTCTTTATCGTCAAGAAAAATACTTTTTAGTGAGTTAATACCCTCCTGTGTTTTACCTTCTTTGTGTAGTTTAAGAAGATGACTTACAGCAATGTCTATGGCTATACCAAAAGCCAAGCTAGACCCATATTCTTTAGGTTCTACGTGTTCAACATATCTAAGATGCTCTTTTTCAGGGCACTCAAGCCAAGTGGAAGCTCGGCTGTGGGACATAGTATATTTTTTTATTTCACTCATCTTTTTTCTTTATTTCTATAAGATCTGCTAAAAAAGTTCTATAATTAACTACTCTTTCTTTTAATTCTGGGAGAGTTGCCATTCCTTTACTTAATCTTAACAACGAGGAAGGCTCTTTCTTGAGGTTTTCTAGATCCACTCTTGTTTTCATCAGAAGTTCTATGTACTTTTTTATTTTTTCGTCTATCTTCGATATACTCATGCGGGCCAACCCATTCTTGATACTCACTAGTATCAGCTTTAAACAGCTCATAATACTTGCCAAGCGGTTTAGGTTTAAGAAACTTTTGTAAACTTATATATGGTTGTCGTTCAACCATTCTGTTAAAATCGTCTTTCCTTATAATAGGAGCAGCTGTGACAGCTATGATCTTGCCTTTAAGATTTCTAGGAAGATCTGATCTATACTCCTTCTTGGTAAGAACTAATTCCCCTTTGTTTAAATAAGTCTTTCTAAACCACTCTACTTCATACCCTGGGTTTAGGGTAACTTCTCTACACTCTTCAGGCTTAAGATAAAGAACTTCTGGGTTTAAGAACCAATCCGCAGAAGTCCACTGCTTTTCTTTTTCTTCTTCCTTTTCAGGAGTTTTTAACTCTTCAGTCATTTCATACCTTTTACATTTTCTTGTAAGAACTTAATCATTTCCTCTACATCTTCTTTTTCTAAGACAAGTCCTGAAACCAATAATGATTTTCCTAAAACATACTTGAATGCATTTTTTAATCTACTAAGACATGGCTCATTTAGATCTTTATTTAAATTATGAGCGATCTCTGTGAAACCAAATTCTTTATCAACTATTATGTCATATGTGTGCTCTGGGGCTAGACAACTACATAATATCCTTAAAATTTTAAATTGTTTGTCCTCTATTAGTTTTATGTTTGGTATTTATATTCCTTATTATACCACACTTTATTAGGTAAAGTCATTTAATTTCTTTAGTTGATAGTTTATAGTTTATAGTAAAGCACGGTTTTATAACTTATTGATTTCAATATTAATTACTGCATCCGGGGTTAGATGTGCTAGACATACAAATTTTGTCTAGTTTCTTTTGATCATATCGTACCTGGCGTCTCTTTCTCGGTATAGCACTATGGAAAAGAGTAAAACATCGCTATTTCAGCATAGCCACCGTTACAGTCCTCGCGTAGGCTGACGATGCAGTAGTTAAATCTGTGGTAATTAGTTTTGGGCCAACTACCAATGCCGACAGGAATTTACGTTTCCTTAAAACGTCTAGTTTCATAGGTTAACTAGTAACTACACTTATTGGGTACACAGCCCAATAAGATCTTATGGTAGCTCGCTTTCATCCACAAGAACCCTACCTTCTTCTAAAGCACAATCCTCGCACCTCGTTACAATCCAGCTACCTGGGTAAACCTGCCCGTAATCCCCGCAAACTTCGCACAACTGACCACTTCTATCTTCCGCAGAACAAATCAAATCACTAACCATACTGCATAACATTTTACCAAGCTTCGCATTAGAAACTTTAGTATAATCCGAATACACATAAAAACACAATAGCCCATACTTCTCCTTAACCTGACTAGCTTCAATTACTATACCGAAAGTCTTTTCTAGAAGTTCTATCTTTAAGCAAAGATCATATATGAGCCTTGCCCAACCATCACCACACATGAAGCCCCAGCACATAGCAGTGGTAGTCATATCTTGATATCTCTGGGCAAATATAGACTGGAATCTCTTTACCAAAAATCTATCTAGTTTTCTGTTCATTGTTTTTTATTTTCACCAGTTTTAATATTTAAAAAATCACGCCAATGTTTCCATTTGTAGTTTTGTAGGTGGAATTCAGCTGTTGGAATCGGTTCCCAGAACCCCCATTCTCTTTTTTTCCTAAATAGTACGCTTAAAGTTATTGGGTTATTATCAGTTAAAATAACTCTGTGTATATGTTTAGCTTTCCTAAATAAAAATTGACCCTTTTTTACAGTTCTAAATTTTTTTATCCATCCGTAAACAGAAGTCCAACGTTTTTTTTCTTTACTTAAAATTTCTTCTTTATAAGAGCCTTTTAGAATTAAAGTAACGAAATCCCAAGGGTGATCATGAAGTACTTCTTCATCAGACTTAAAAAACTCGTGTAAATATACACCAAACCACTTACATTTGAAGATAACATATCTAATAAGATATACTTGTTTACTTCCTTGCGCTCGGTCGTAGATAATAAACTTTCTACTGTGCTTTTCACACCAGTTTTTTATAAAATCAGCTATCATATCTCGCAACGATCTCCTATACAAGCGTATGATTTAGCTCCTTCAGTATTATCTTCTTCCTCATACTTATAAAGGTCAGAATAATTTATTTTTGGGAATTTTTCCTTATTTTTGTTATATTCCTCTTCAGTTATCATTTCATAAGGAGCCAATTTATATTTACCACCATCATAAGGTAAAAAACTTACCCCAACTATTTCATCAAAATGTTTATAAACATATGATCCGACTTCTGGCCATTCGTTTTCTTTTACATAAATTGTAACACTATTATTATGCTCAGACCAATTATTTTGAAGTTTCCTATACCAGTTAAGTTGTTCAATAGCCGTCATCTCATCCCTAGTTATAGAATTTTTAGGTGATTTAACAGGAAAAGAGACTACCCAGGTATCCGGATTTTTAGGGTCCTGATCTACTTCTGGTTCAAATTTGACCCCCTGCGCTCTCATCATTTTAAATAAAGGATCTGTATCAGAAATTCGTACCCTTCTTGTATAAAATTTAGAGTATCTTGGATGACACCCTGATGCTGAATCAACTAATTGAGAAACAGTGCCACTTGGTTTGGTTGTTGTTATAGCTGCCGATAAATTTATCTTTAGTGCTTCCGCTGCTTTTTTAGCTGTTTTTATAGAATATTCTTTCAATATCTGTAATTTTTCCTCGCTAAGTAGTTTTGGATTATCTAACTGGCCTGTTAATGAAACCCCAAGTAGCCTTTCTTCGTCACAGTTGCTTTTCCATTCTGATCGTATATATTTAAAATTAGTAAAAGTTGATTGGATAGCGCAGATCCAAGTAGCTGCTCTAACCTTATCTACCAAATCATCAAATGAATCTGATGCCCTTACAACAACGTCTGATAGATTACATTGATAGGTTAACACATTTGAAAATACTCCTTTGTGTTTTTCTGGTTCATTAAAACAATATGTATCATGTAACCCCCTCAATAAAACAACTGATTTTATATTTTGGTATTTTCCTTTATATTTAGTTTTATGCCCCCCCGAAGTATCTAATCTAAAACAAGGAATTTCATTGCACTCTGTAATCTGTAAGTACCATAAATCTTTTTTACGGACTGATAAATTGGTTCTGGTTCCTTTTTTCTGTAAAAGATTAACAGAAGATCTAATACCATTTTTAGTTAATAGAAGTTGAAACTTTCGTACTCTTTTTTCGTCACTTATATAAATGCGTATGCCACCTGTTTTTGTTTCTGATCCATCAGCGTCAGCTAAACCAGCTATAAATTTCAAAACAGAGGGCCTATCCCATGTAAATAAAATATCACTAGCATTAGAATCTGTTTTAAGCGAAGAAATGAGTGTAGCGTCTAAACCTGTTTTAATTCTTATTTTAGACACACTATATCCTTTAGGAAGATATTCTTTATAACGAATCCCCTTAATTGGGCATTTTTTATCTTTTTCTCCATATAAGTTAGCATACACCATATTTTTTTGTATAAAACCGTCCCCAACGGAGAATCCAATATCATATGCGTCTTCTGCTCTAATTCCTCCTATATTATCTATTGAAAAATTTTCACATTGTAAAGAATAATCGCTATTTAATAGTCTACTTGCAGGAACTTCTTTAAAATATTTCATAAATCTTGTTTTAACTGAAAACCTATGATCTGGAGTGCAGTCTAAGTAAGAACCATCAGTTAAGGTTACTCGTACTAGTTTTTGGTCCCTTCTGGTTCTACGTACAGTTACTAAGCTCCATTTTTCTCCATTCCATATTTCTATGGGCTTGTTTACAGCATTCTTAATATTTAAAATACCTGTTTTGTGAATCAAAGGAGTATCCCCGGCTACACAAAATTCGAATGGCTTCAATATAATTTCGAAACAAGGATTGCTTCTCTCCTTACCTGTAAAAATTCTTCTAGGTGCATAATTACTTAAATTAGGTATATTATATATACCCCGTTCCCCTGTCCCAGATGCCGCCAAATTATACCACTCTCTCATGAAAGTAACACTATCTGGTTTTTTAGTGTAGACAGCAGAATTATTACTCATATACCTATGAGAAGGAAAAGGAGGATTTTTAGCTTTCATTAGTAACTCGTCATTTAAATCGCTAAAACTTGCTAGGCTTGAACGTCTCACCCCACCAACTACAACGATTTCGGCAATTTTACAACATATATCATGACATTCAAGACTGGTTAGTTTTCTACCTTGGGCTTCTAGTATAATCTTTTTTGAAAATTCATGAAGTCTCTTTAAAGGTTCTGGGCCTGAAGCTCTGCCCCCGAATGTTATCAGTCTAGCCCCTCTAGGTCTTATTTTATCATAATTAAATTCTATATCTTTACCTGAAAACCACGTTTCTAGACCAGCCATTAAAGAATCCGCCCATCCTTCTTTAGAATCTTCAACCTCGTGTATTCCTGCACCTGCACTAGTTTGTCTCTGTATTTCAGGAAGTTGGGTTATGTTTTCTTCTTCCACACTAAAACCTACACCTGTCCCGCAGCATAGTATATACAACATTTCAGCAAATGAAAATAAATCTTTTATAGGCAAATATGAGCAATTAAACAAGCACACATTCGATATATCTAGAGCTGGACCAGCACACCACAACCCTCTCATAGAGGGCATGGAAGCCATTTTAAAAATATTATCTTTTATTTCTGCCTGTATCTTTCTAGGAACTGTGTCCTTATGCTTATTTATTACATTGTTAAAATATCTTTCTGTAACTTCATCCCAAGTTTCTCTTCGTTTTTCTCTATCTAACCACCTCGCATAGGTCCGATAGAACACGAATTCTGATAGTTCATTTCTAAAAGGATAAGACATTAAATCCCCCGAATATTATTAAAAATCATTCTCAAAATCTTTTTCTATTGATTCAAGTTCTGATTCATAGTCTGGATCTTCATTTTCTCTAGATAATGACTCTCTGAATTTAAGTTCCTTTTGTATACCTATATCTTCTATATCTGCATCTAATCTCTCATTCAAAAGATCAATCACTTCATCAACTGTATCTAATTCCTTAACTTCTGTAATTAGCTCAGCAAGAAATTCAGTAAACTCCACTTTAGTCACGTTCAACTCCTTTAAACTTGTCTATTAATTTTTTAGCCTTCAAAAATCTATTATACGCCTGTTTATAGCTTTCATCAGCTATTCTTGTTTCTTCTATAGAGAAACAATTAGTATAATAACTTGTCAGAGTATTATACACGGAGGTAGATAGAAATCTTCCATATTTTCTTAATAATCTTCTATACTCGGCAAATTCTTGTAACTTTCTTAAAGCTCCTCTTGAGTGTTTATCCCCCGTCCCATGAATTATCTCATAAACAGTAGCTTGAGACCCAAGATTAAATTCTTTGGCTATATCTTCGTAGCTCTTATCTTCTATGAAATGTTTTTGGACTATTTCTTTATCTCTTTTTGAAATAACATCCCAAGGGATGTCTATAAATGAAAACTTTTCTCTTACTATAGTTTTCTCTTGTTTCCTCTGCGCAACTTTAAAAGAATAAAGACTCTCTAATCTTTCATTCTCTATAGAAACAGTTTTTACTGTTTTTGTTTTTCCTCTATTAAGATATCCCCCCATTTGATCACATAAAGAGGTGCATATATCTTTTATTTCACACACTTGACATGGAGAAATCAGATCGCATATAGAATCCGCCGAGGCACAGGGGATTCTCTTAGGGCAATCCAAACACACATTTTTTTTGTATTTACTTTTAAATTTATATTCATTCACTACTTAATTGTTCCTCTACAAGAGCAATACAATTAGAATATTTTTATATGAATTCAGAACGTGAAATTCCCACAATACTAGATAATTTCCCTTGAGATACTATTCCTTTTGACACCAGAAAAATTATTAGTTTTTCTAATTGAATTTTTTCTACCGTGTCTCCCATTTTAACCCTTTCGAAATAAGTGGGAAATTAATAATAAATATCTCTTTTATCTCTTCAGCAATGTCTTTATGTTCAAGCTGCGTCCCATTACTTGTTCTTAGATCTAAGTAATGAATCCAGCTCCTTATACTACCATTCATGTAGAGTTTTGTTTTAGTATTTAGAGGAAGAAGAAATCTTGCACACTCTTTAGCTATGCCTTTATTTAAAGCTTCTGAATATAACTCATTAGACTTAATTATTATATCATTTTGAGCTTTATCAAACCACTCTTTTGTTTCTACAGATAGATTATCCACACTATTTTGTCTATTTTTTAGGTCCTGTCGTCTGGCTTCATAAATTTCAAAATTTTGAACTTCTGAATACCTTTGGCTAGCCTCTTGGAAGGAGAAAGATTTATGCCTCAATATCTGTGCAGATATAGCCCTGCTAGTTATAATTTCTACACACATATTAACCATCTCAAATATAGACCAATGCTTGTTGGATATACAATACTCTAATAACTTCTGCCCCGTTCCTGTATTCTCTTGATTTTTGGGGCTAGATACTCTAGCACAATACACTATTAAGTCTTCTGGTGTAAGATGTTTATCATTAAGAGTTATTTCTGGTTTTGTTATCGAAATTAGTCTTACATTACTCATTTTTACATATCTTTTCAATTTTGTTTAATTTTTCTACTTCATATTTTAAAGGGCGGGAATTGCCTGCTTGTTTTGCCGCGCTAGAACCTATACAAGAAGCTGTAAAATCATACGGGTAAAACCTTACAGAAACATTATTTTTTTCAGGATTTTTATGGAGATCCAAATGATCAATTTCATACAGGTCTCCTAACTCAAAGATATCCCCGCAACAACCATCATCTTGTAAAAAAGAAAGTTCCGTTTCAGGATTTATACCTTCAATATTTTTAAGAAATTCTTTAATCTTCATTTAGTATCCTCTTCTTTAAATTTACTCATCCTTACGCCATCTAGGAAGCATTGGAAACCAGTATTTATGGTGTTCATCATCATAAAGAATATCTGGTTTCTGGAGAACATGATCCACAAATGCCTCTAGTTCAAGTGCTTTTATGACTTCTAGTGCCCAAGGGCGTCCTCCCTTTGACCATACTACCACAGTATTACCTTGTAGCTTAAAAGATTTTAACTCTTCAATGTGTTTTTTGTGTCTTTTTAGGGCAAACTCTGGTTTATCTAGCGTGTAGGGGTCACCAGTGTAATAAGGATTCCTAATCGTAACATCAGGTTTAAAGTTTGTGTCTTTTCTTTTTGGCCACATTACCAATGTGTCATCTACATCAAAAAAAAAACCACTCTTCTCCGCTTGGGGATTTAGTGTGCATATCTTTTCCTTTTATTTTTAGTATTTAATTTATAAAATTTTTTGTATAAATCATTTTCTTTATTATAAATTAATTTTGGCTTTTTGTGCCACTGGTTCCACGTTCCTCTCGGTTTAACTGATTTCCAGTGTTCCAAAATTAATTTAGCCTGTTTCTTTTTTAGTCGTAAAAAAGGAACAATATCTTTGCATAAATCAATCAAAGATTGTCCTTGGACGTAGTATTTAATTATTTTTGATTTAGTTTTATTATATCCTGAATGACTTCTCCCAATATAAAAACTTCCTTTATATTTTTTTTTCAAATCCTTAAACACACTTAAGGAATGGTCACTATACTTCCATGTAAGCTGGAAGGCAGGTCTAAATGTGTATCCATTTGGATTATTACTTCGCTTATGTTTCGGAAATGTAAATGATCCATCTGAATCAGCAACCCCAGCTAAATATTCATTCAGGATATGTGCCATTATTTTTTCTTACTCCTATTTTCCGTATCTTTTATATTTGTAATGAGGAAATACTTACCATCTGTCATCCATTATACCAAATTCGGGGGAATAGAGCAAGTTCTTTACATCTTCCAAAGCTCTAATATAATTAAAGCCTCTCATTTCAGTCAATTTACCACATTGACCTAAAAATCTAGCAGCCTCTATCATACCATTAATCCGTAAATCCAACAATTCTAGTTTAGTCATTCTTTCCTCTATAAGCCTAAAATCTGTTTAGTTCTTATTATAACCATTTGATTAAGGGTCTTAAAATTTATATTTACAATTTTTTCCTTTTTTACGAATCCCCAAAGCTCTTCAGTAAACACATCATTATAAACTCTGCCCAATAATTCTCCAATATATTTAGAATCCCATCTAGTACCTTTCTCAAACATTATTTTTTGCTTTATCTTTTCTATTCTACCCTCAGTTACAAATATCTCAGAAAAAATTTGTTCCTTCTGTTCTTTAAAAGATAAATCTGCTACACCCATTTCAACTGAGTGGGCCTCTTTAAATTCCTGCCTAACAATTTTACCCCAAGTAGTTCTACCATACTTATTAGTATAAGGAATATCATTATTGAAGCTCTTTATTACGATACCTTCTCCAACTTTATCAGTTTCATCAATAAGATATTTATTCGAATTAGCCATTTGTTGTAATCGTTCTATGTGATCATCGCCAGAAATAGGGCCTTTAATTTTTGCAAGGGGTGGGACTAGATTTATATCAAATTCTTTAAGGAACTCTACTCTAGTATCGGGCCTCAGAAATCTATTAGTTTCTAAATCTAAAATATCAAAAGCATAAAATTTGTTAAAGGCCTGGGGACGATAGAAGCCAATTGTATGTTTTATTAAAAATTCGCCGTATACTATAGTATTAGGATGTTTATCAAAAAACTTATTGAAATTGTTGGCATTAGTTTGTATATGAGTTTTGAGACCTCTAAAATCATCACCTTCTCCAATTATTTGGCTTCTTTTTGCAACATTTAAAGAACCGTTCTTTCTTAATACTGACGCGTTAGAATTGTGTACCAAAACATTGTTAGCAAAATAAAGATGTGTATTTTCAATTTCTAAATCATATTTATATTTAGATTTTGGTTTATACCCTGGTAGAATATATGGTTTTATTTCAATAATTTTTCTTTTTATTAACCCGCTTGGATTAATTTTTTCAGTATCTTTAATAGGGGTAAATCGATCTCTAAAGTTTTTAGATAATTTATATTGCATACTTGGAATAATATATTGTCCAATATCGGAAAATAAATTTTGAGTTCCAATAGAGTCTAGCACAATAATTTTATACCCATCTGCATTTTGTATACTAGACCTATACCCATGATCATTAAAATATTGGCATATGATATTTTGTTCATCATCAAGAAAACCAGAGGTATGGAATATCGCTCTGTCCTGTTGAGCAGGACTATGGGCTAACGAACCGTCATCCATGTACCAAATAGCCAATCCAAGAGAATTTAAGTTTAATAATAATTTTTTAGTTATATTTTTTTTATTATTTAAGTATACCTTTTCATAGAGAAATTGAGTAATTTTATTACATTTTGTAGTAGATCTAATAACGATTGACCCATACCTGCTTATATACCCTTTTCCTGTTTTCCAGAGCCCGCCAAGGAGTGTTTTTTTAAATTTTAAATATTCTAATTGTTTTATGCTGTGGCTAAAACAAATTCCATTACAATAAATGTTTTTATTATTAGGATAAGCAAAGCCATCTCCCAATAAAGTTCCCAGTATTACTTGAGATTGAACCATAGAAGGGAACTTTTGGGGAATAAAAACTTCGTCATTATTTTTTAAATCTTTAGCCATAGTTTCTTGGAAGGGGGTCAAACTTGTTATGAATTTATGATTTTTTGTACATCGTAAGTGTTTATCCCTACCGCCACCACTTTGTAAATCACCAACAATTCCTTTAACTTTTATGGTCATCCAATCGTATGGTTCAGCCTTATATTTAAATTTACCAATAATTTTTTGTGGGACAAGCTCTTTTTTAGTTATATCATAACTTAAAACATCTACATTTAAGTTTTTATTTACTATAGTTCCTATGTTTTTATAAGAACCATCTGAAAGAAGAATTTTTGTGTCATATTCAAAACAACCGTCGATTTTAGGCTCTACCCAAATTTCTGGAAGTAATAATAAACCTTCTACTTCTTGACTATCAAGTCGTTCGATATGCGGGTATCTCTTCCATTCTATATCCATAAATCCTCCTCCAAAAAATAGAAACCATTGTTTTTAGTCCTTATAAGGAATATACCAAGTATGCCCGCAATTGTAACACCCAGCAACACCTAATATACCTTCTAGATTATTCATGTAATTTATCTTCTCTATAATATCATAATTATCTCCATCATTGAAGAAATATTCATGATTAGGATCATTTTGGCACTCATTCGGAAGAGTATCTACATTATGTATATTTTTAATTAATCTTCCCCCAACGTTTTATTGGAGTAATCTAAGTAAGGTTCAGCTATATCTTCTCCTTTAAAAAAGGCATCATCATCAGTAACGGTTATTTGAAGGTCACTATGAAAAATATCATAATCTACAAATTCGCCGTTACTTTTATACACTCTAAAATATGGTTTATCCCCAACTTCGTTCATAAGAAACCCTTCGGTTCCTTTTGCTTCACGCTCTTTAATGCTTTTCATATTCTTTTACCTCCGTGATTCTTAGATCTTGTTTTGTTATATTCGTGTTTCTTTATAAGAATCTTTTCCAAATCCCAATTATTAACTACAAAATAAGCCATTATTCTCATTATACAGTCAGTTAATTCAATAGCTTCACCTTCTGGTTTACCATCAATAATTGTCACTGGCTCTAAACCGCCTCTCCAAGCCTCGGTTGCCTCGGCGATCTCAGTAGTGAATAGTGCATATTCTTCTAAAGGTCTTCTATCACCAAGATAGAAACCATTATTTTTCATTCCTTCGTAAACTTCTTCCGCTATTTCATTAATATTCATTTTTTATATCCATGTAATGGCCCTGTTATTGGTACAGTAACTTCATCCCTATCAAAAGGGCTTCCAATTTCTGGAAGATCTATGATCTTGAATCCGTAAGGATCATTAGAGTTAAACTGTTCGTCACCTTCACACACAGGGCAGTATCTTAACACCCCGATTAAAGGTACTGTATTTTGATTACACTTTCTACACACCTCATTCCAGTCATTTATTTTCTTTGGCATAATTCACGATGTAAAATCTATCATCTAATAATCTGTTTAGTATAGGTTTAACTTCTGTTTCCCAATCTCTTTTACCATTATTACATCCAGGTCTTGGGATTACTACTGAAGTATATCCTTTTTTATTTGTTATATCAACAAGTTCTTTTGCACTTTGTTCGATAAGTGTTAGGTCTGCCTGATCCCACCAATATTTTTTTACAGGAAATGAATAAATATCTTGTGCGCCCCATCCTGATGATTCATCAATTAAGTGTGTAGTAATAGTAAGTAAATGATTAACGTGATTTCCTTTAATACTAATAGTTGTACCTAATTTTAAATCTATACCTGGGAATCTCTCCCTAGCTTCTTTAGCACATCCTCTGCCCATAACAGCACAACCATTTTTTTTTATAAATCCATTGGTAGTGATACATATAGCGCTAGCCCATTTTTGTTCAAACAAATCCCCTTCTATTTCTTGCATATTAACTCTTCTTTACTTTTGTATCATAAATAATTTGTTCTACCTTTTCCCTGATTACTCTTCCTGGTATTGTTTTAGCAAATTCCTGTGTTTCCGCTATAAGCTCATCCCCACTCTTACTATGTTTTGTAAAATAAAAGAACACTCTATCCCCAAGTATGGGGTCTCTATCAATACAACTAGTTTTCCAGTGTGTTAATAACCCGAATGCTTCTAACACCTTACGTTCTTCTAATGAAGAGATTTCACAAGTTATGTGGGATTCAAAATACATATTAATACAACTACTCCTTTAAAGGTTATACGCCCAATCTATAGATTTTGGTATTTCACAATCTTCTTTTCTTACTGCTACAAACATCCCTCTATAATAAAATATAAAGTACTCTTTGTCAAGCTTCGTTATTCCGTAAAGTTGAGAATTAAAAGGGTACACTTTTGTATCTTGTGGCACATAATTTGGATTTATAGTTGACACTTTTGTGCCTGACGGAATAAGTATAGTTGCGCTGGAAGGTTTAAGTTTCCCAGGGTCGGGCAGCATTATATCAACTTTTAGAATTATGATCATGTATTAACTCGTAGCACCCACAGCATTTTGGGCCTGTTTAATCATTCCACCCAGCACAAGCTGGGGTATTTTTACAACATGAGCAAGTTTGATAGAGTAAACCTTCATTACAATAACGACAATCATCTATCCTAATATCATAACAACCATATTTTTTCGGGCATTTCATATCAAGGGTGGGTAATGAAATCGTTATATTCTTCTTCCTCAGCAGAATACAGAAAAAAGGCAAATATTCCGCTAATGCAATACTCACAAATACTAAATGTATATACCACTCCATCTGTTAGAACATTGGAGCTTAAATGCCCCTTAATTTTTACCTCTTCTAATCCTGTAAAATCTTCTCTAGATGTGCCTACTCCACATTTATTACAAATAATAGTATCAATGACTTCTATTTCTATTTTCTTTGTAGTTTTCATAATTTACCTAAATATGTATCATCAGAATATACACCTAGAAAGCTCCATGACCTACCTATTCCGTCGATCCGCCCTAATAGTTTAAAGCCTAAAACAAAGATAGTCCAAGCTATAACCGTGGGAATCCATACTATAATTGTGGTTAATCTCTTGATTAAAACCATTTGTAAGTATCCTTTCTTACAAAAATAGCAGGGAACGCTATAAAGTACACATAACTATTTTTAGTATATTCAGCTTCATTAGAACATAGTGTATGAATACGCTCTGAATTATCTTAATTTTGTTTTTTCTTATACATACAAGTGTTGTATTCGTTCGATGTATCTATAATTAATACTACATTAAAAATAGTATAAAACAAAATAATTCCTGAAATAAATCCCAGAATAAACTTATTCATTCACTTAATGCCCAATTGAGCTAAAGACTTCTTTGTATTTTCGCTATATTCTTTAAAATGGTTCCATATCCCTTGAAGTAGCCTCGCGGTGTTCCAGGAATCGGGGAGGGCTCTGTGCTTCTTACCATATGTTTCATCCATACCTACTCGCCATTGATCAAGATTTGACCCAAGACCATCACTCTTATATTTTCTGTCAAACATAGCATTAAGCCAAATGACTATAGATTTACATTCAATACTTTTTCTTCGAAAAGGGAAATCAATAGAATTATCTTTGCAATATTGAATAAGATAAGGAACATCGTTCCCCCAAGCGGCTAGTAAAATGTTCTTAGACTCAGAAGTAGCCCACGTTTTAAATTCTTCCATAGCTTGTCGAAAGGGAACGCCCTCCTCAGCTATCATTTCATCAGTTATTCCGCAAAGAGTAACAATCTCAGGATTAATAGGTTCTGGAACTTTTATAAGTCTCTGAAACATAGAAGGATGAATACCACCATCTCTTAGTAGCTTTACTGCTCCAATTTCTATTATGGATTCGTGCCCCGTGTTAGGATTATTTAATTCTAAATCAAGAATTACAAGGTCGTAGCCCAGCCTCATATTATCCCCTTTTTGCCTTATCCCCAACAGCTAGATAAGTTAGTTTCCCTATATTTTCAGCTTCTAATCTCTTTAATAATTCTTTCAATAGCTCAAAGTTATCAGATTCCACAACGAATGTATACTTTTCTTTTGTCATTTTGTCCTTTAATTATTATAGAGGAGCTATGACCCCATTAACACAGCCTCTCTCGGCAAACGCATCTATCTCAATAAAGGAAGATGCTTTCTGTTAGAACACTACTTTATACAACTTTACACTAGATGGGCCTTCCTCCACAACAAACATAATATTACTTGTCATAAACACTTCATCTGAATTCTCAACCAATGATGCAACTAGGTCATCATTACCACAATCATTATCGTCATAAATCTTGGCATTTGACCCAAACTTCTTAGCATAGAAACCATTTCCTACATTCTGGCAACTATTAGTAAGAGTATAAGAAGTCAACACAGCATTAGCATCAGTACCATCTTCTCCGTCTTGCCCATCCTGTCCGTTCTGACCATCATAGATTGTAGTCTGTGTTCCCCCACAAGTAACAAGTGCTCCTTCTTCTGTATCTTGGAGAGTACAGGATTGCCCGTCTGAACCATTACTCCCATTTGTTCCATTGGTGCCATTAGCTCCATCTTCTCCGTCCGCTCCGGCTGGTCCTGCTACTCCTTGAGGACCTTGTGGTCCAGGAGCTCCGTTACAAAGAAAAGCAACGGACACAGGATTAATTTCCTCTGGGTCAAGAACATTGTCCTTATCAGCATCTAGACCTGACGAAATCATAATCCCTGATCCAGAATAACAGATTTCCTGCTCTGACTCCAAATTAGAAATTGAAAAAATACTGTTTAGGCCATCTTTTCCATTAACCCCATCAACTCCGTCTTGCCCATCGACACCGTTAGCACCATTGGTCCCATTTACCCCGTCTTTACCACTTGTTCCTTGTTGAGTAAAATCAACTTGTTCTGTACTACAGGCAATTAAAGACAATGAAAGTAGACAGATAGTAATCAAATTCTTCATATTAATATTCTCCTTTGAATTAAAAACTATATCCAATTCCAGCAAAAGCTGAAACATTTGAAAAAGCTGCAAGACTAAAACTCCATCGTTCAGTAAATAGCCTAGAATACTCAACACCAGCAACTGGTGAAAAGCTATGGTCAACTTTCCATTGATTAGGACTGAGTTGTGTCTTAACTAATCCTGTTGGCCCAGCTCCGCCAAGAATTGTAAGCCTATTCTTTTTTGGCTCAATTTTAACGGGTACAAAAATATGCTCAGTTCGTGTTTGAACTCTTTCATTTGACTGAATAGTCACAATAACTGCTCTTCGATTCAAAGCTAAATGAGATTTATTAAGATCATTAGGAGCAGCAGAATCTTCCTCTCCGTAACTTACTGATAAAATATCCTTTTTTACCCCATTGCTTGTTAAGTAATCAACAACAGCTTGGGCTCTACGTTTGCCAAGATCAAGATTGTAGGTCCTAGCTCCACGCATATCCGCGTGGCCTGTTACAATAACCTCAAGTTTGTTCTTTAAAATTTTTAATATCAAAACATCTAATTTTAGTGCATCTCCTGATTTAATGGAAGCTTTATCTGTATCAAAATACACAGATAGCTTGTCCGCTACTTCTCCTGCTTTACTATTTGTAGCAATAGAACTTGCAATAACAAGCCCAAGAATTGCTGTTACCTTTTTTAACATCTTCTCTCCCCTTTTGTTGTTAAACAATTATATTAGTTTTACCTAAATTGACACATTCATCGTCAAATGCTAAATCTACTTCCTCTGAGCCTTTAGCAATTACCCTTACTTTTCCTTCAAATCCTAATTTTCTAGACCACATTTCACAATAATCAATTCCTCCTCCACTCCACATTATACAATCATAACCTTTTTCTATAAACCAATTCAACAAATTAATATTATTATATAATGGGCGATCTTGGTGGTCAATTAAGGTTAAATCTGTGTCAAAAGCAATTTTTGTAGCTTTTCTTATATCTGGTTTATAAAATGACATTTTATTTTATTAAACCATTTTTATTGTTACAAATCAATATGGAAATTTTCTCCATCTTACGCGGTAAGAAAACTCACCATAGAATCCAATCTTCCTTTTTAACCTTTCTTTGATTATTACTGTAGGTTCCCAACCAGGAGCTGCATTACGATATAGTGTTTCTAACGCATCACAAACATTATCTCCAAACACTATTCTCCATTCTGAAATGTATTGATCAAACATAAGCTATCCCCTTCGCTAATAACAAATCTGATTCTAGGTCCTTTCTTTTATTTCCTTGCCTCAAGATATAAGAGGGATGAAAAGAAGGTATAACTTTAATGCCCCCTATGTCAAATACTTTTCCTCTTAGTTTAGTTATTTGTTCTTCTGTCCCTAATATAGTTTTTGTTGATGTCGCTCCTAATGTAACTATAACTAGTGGATTTATAAGCCTAATTTCTCTAGCCAGATGCCCCGAACACATGAAAGCCTCTTCTGGAGCGGGGGGTCTATTATTTGGTGGTCGGCATTTGACCACATTGGAAATATATATCTCTTCTCTTCTAATACCAACGGACCTTAATATATCATCCAATAATCTCCCGCACTTACCTACAAATGGAGTTCCTAGATTGTCTTCATCTTCCCCTGGCGCCTCTCCTATTAACACCAAACCAGAATGTATGTTTCCAGCCCCTAAAACAGCCTGAATTCGGCTTAGGTGTAGTGGGCACCTGGTACATGCTTTTATTGAGCTAGAAAGTTCCGTGTACTGCATTTAGATGGCATCCTCAGTATTTCCTGAAGGGTTCTTAGGCTTGTGTAACTGTATAACTTCAGCTTCTTTTTTTTCTATAGGTGTAAGAGTTATCTGAGTACCAGCGGGGAAAGGAAAAACCTTCCATTTTTTGGTATCCTTGTCCTGCCCCCAAACGAAAGGTCTATGTAATGACTGTCCAAAAGCAATAGCTTCATCTTGGGTATCGAAGTTTTTTTTCTTTATAACTTCATCTATGGGGAATTCTAATACCTTACCTTCCACTATCTCACTCCTTCAAGTTTTGTGATTTATCAGTCCCCCACTCATAATGCTCTTCATGAGCTATAGGAGATACTTCATCATGACAGGTTTCACATATAGACAAGCTAGGTGACTGACAATGCCTACTTTTCTCTTTAAACTCTACGTTACAATTTTCACATTTAAAAAACCTATAGCCAGGACCCCAATCTTTTTTATGTTGCATTTTTGGTTTCTTTTTCCAATAATTCAAATGCTTCTGTAGGAAATGAGTGTTTTTTCATTTTGTCTTTTATTTCTTGAATATCGTGAACGGAACCGCAGGCACAGAGGAAATTTATCATATCACAACGATCACTACAAGCGTTGTATAAGCATATTCTTGTAGGTATAACTAACATAGGTTCTTCTTTCATTTTAATTACCTTTGCTAGGGCTCAAAACACCCCCACAAAGCTCATAGATCTCTTCGGGCGATTCATGAACAGTCCAACAATCTCCTCCAGTTAGATGAATATCTGTGCTATCTGACCCCCAACGCATTATTGTTTGGATTTTATCCACATTAATAATAATAACCCCCTCCCCCTAGCTTTGTTAACTTTATAAACTTCATTATTTTACCTTTATGTTAATGTTTCACTTCTAATGTTTCATAGGCGGCATAATTCACCTAAAACGTTAATAAATGGCATTGTAGCACACTCAATCCCGCCAACCAAAAAAATGTTCTTCCATTATTTTTAGAGCTTTTTTCCAGTCTTCTTTAAGCATTTCCTCGGACTTAAATACTGCCTCTAATTCTAGCTCTCTAATCTCTTCTCTATTCTCGTCAGTCTCACCAGGTCTCCTGAAATTCAATCGACTATTACCGCTTGAGTATTCCCGCTCCCATGACCTTATCATTTCTCCATACTTCTTATCAATAGGCTCTTCACATTCAGAAAAGTAATTATCATCCATTACTCTCCTGAAAAGTCTTACTGTTTCCTTTATATTTTTTACATCTTCTTCATAATTACAATGTATTTTATTTTTCTCTATTGTATTAGCTAGTTTCTCTAGTTTATTGGTGAATTCTTCCAAAGCATAGGCAGAATCAAAATCTGCGGTATCCCACCCAACTTTAGCATATTCAAATGATCGTTTAATTTGTATAAATTTATAAATTACAGGCCAAAAAAACTCCTCTACTTTATCAAGTAATATTCGTAACCAAGTTCTATCTTCCTGGAAATACTCATCTCTAATTCCCTTAATATTTAACCCTGGCATTTCCCCTCTTTTAATATTCTTCCTTATTACATTCTGTGTAATCTTCTAATTCTTTGATTGCTTTTATATAAGCTTTACGCAATTTATGGAATTTAGTATCTTTTACTTTATCTTTGGAATCAGTATAACCTCTGAAAGCATAATCGAAACCATCACCCTGTACAACATCAGCTACATATTCTTTTTCTTTTTTTGTCATTTCTCAAATCTTTCTATGCAAAGTTCATTATTTAAATGTCCTATTTCATGGGAAACTATACGAGCTTCATAGCCACAACATATAGATGTTTTATCATCCCCATTTATATCTTTAAATTCAACAACTACATATTGGTGTCGTTTAACTATTCCGTACACCCCAGGAACTGATAAACATCCTTCTTTTTCCTCTATGATATCACCATAACTATCTATAACTCTAGGGTTAATCATTATAATATGAGGTTTCTTAGGTTCAGCTATCAAAATCAATTGTCTGTAAACACCTATCTGATTCGCGGCTAAACCTACCCCTTTCATAGATGTACAGGTGTCTTTCATATCGGATATCAATTTTTTTATCCATATTTTTCCTTCATAAGAGAAATCAGTTATCGGGCTACACTTATTAATTTTAAGAGGACTTTTGTGTGGTTTCTTAGGATTATGTTTTACCACGCTTCGTAACATCGCCCCCCCATATCTCTTTTGAGTGTTCTTCGGTAAAATCTTCGTGCTTATCACCAGGTTTAATTACTATGTACAGACGCCTCTTATCATATCTACCACTACACGGTCCTATTTGTTCTTGTATAAACCATAGTAGTCCTGCAAAAGAATCTATCTGTTCCCCGCCTGGCCTAAAATCATCAATGTCTCTTTCACCATCTTCAAATATAACCTGCTCTAGCTTACCACGCTCGTTTGGTATTTCTAACAGATACCCATTAGATACACGCTTTATCTTGGTATCCCACTTCATTATCTTACAACAAACGCATCGACATATACCAGAGCGTCAATAGCTCCGTTGTCACCTAAAGATAGTTCCTTATAAAAATCAGTACCTCTAATCTTAGAAAGATCTTTAGAAATAAAGTCTCTTTCAAATACTCTTTTAGCTGCCTTAACCGCCTTAACCCGTGTTGTATACATACATGTTGAAGGGGTTGAATTAACTACAAAACTATATACTTTTTTCATTTTACCTCTATTTTATTGTATTTTTCTGCTAATTCATCTTTACCAATATTAATTATAGCACCAACTAAATCACCTGGTCTATTTATAAATCTAGTAAGTGAGCCCTCAAATTTTAATATAATTCCTTCAGCTCTGTTACATTTATAATTATCACAAACATAAACAGCTAACAATGTCTCAGAAGAGTTAACTGGTGTGTAGTGTCCTCTTTTAATCTCAGTGCCCCCGCACAGCGCACAATGCGTATTTTTCCGCAATATCATTATTTTTTTCTTTCTAAAAAAGTTCCCAAAGACTTGAATTGTTGGTCTTCTTGTGTTTTTTTTGCAAACATCGATTCTGGCTTGCCTTCTTTGAAATTGTACATTACTGTTTTGTTTGGAGCAGGCTCCTTATCTGCTACAGACCAGTTAGAATCTGTTAGAAGAACCAAGGATTGTTTACTTTTATTATCATCATTTGGCTTGAATGTTCTCATCATAAATTTTAAATTATCTAATATATGATTTCTAAAAAAAGAGCAAAGATCCTTAAACCATATACCAGGAAGATCAATTTCAACAGGAAATTTATCAGGCACTTCTATACCAATTCTATCATAAATGGACCCATCATCTTTTTTCATGGCTCCTTTAAAATTCTGAATATTTGAGGTTAAAGGAAAGTAAGCTTTAACTATGGCCCAATTATCTTTTCTTTTTTCCTCAATAGGAAACGAAGTATTTAGCGCTGGGTTATCTGTGAATTTAACCATCAAATCAGACTTGTATGCTCGGAATAAACGTAATTGGAAGTATTTAGCACTAGTATTGTCCATAATTTCTTTTTTTATTCTAAATATTAGTGCCACACTATCGGGGGGAATCCAATCACTCTTCTTCATATCGTTTTTCTCTTTCGTTTTCTTAACAATGCTTCTGGATCAAACCCGAATAACTCTAAAAGTTCCTTCGGATTTTCTATTGATTTTATTAATGTTGCTCCTTTATGAGAATGTAAATCTTCTGCATTTGTAATACTATCATAGAGTGTGACTGAAGAAATTTCTGTTGTCCACCACAAAATAACTTTTCCTGAAGGGATACCAATAGCATAAGCGACTTCTCCAATTCCACTATTCCCGTTTATGTCTTTTTTTCTATCTAGTTTATATAAATGAAGTTTCATTTTCGGTGTCCTTCAAGATAATTTTTTATTTTGTCTTTCAAATAATTACTATATTGATAAGACCCAAGAGCGCCCATTAACATGAATACACCATATAAGATGAAAGGGGTCAACTGACCAATAAGTATATGAGTTATCAGTACAAAAATAGCTTGGCCTACAAATGTCCCTGAAATAAAAAACCAATATCTTTCTTTGAGAGCGAGTATGTAAAGCCCCTCTTTTTGAACTTCGTTAATCACGTTATTCGTCCGAGTTTTCAGACGGTATGATTATAGCAGATTTTAATGCCTGTTTAAAACCTTCCACTACAGGGGGTATCAAGCTCGTCCGTAAGTTATATAAAGTGCTATAAATGTTTTCTAACTGCTGGGGTATGCTAACAGGATTAGAAGGGCAAGAACATGGGAATGCTGTGCCACCATTAATAAGCACTCTTAACCCGTCCCTAATTTCTTTGGTATTATCATTAATCTGTTGAAGAATTGTAATTAATAAATTAGCATGTTCTTCAGTCATTTATCTTCTCCTTCTGTGGGTATGATCTCAAATATTGTATCAGTTAATAAATCTAAAGTAACCATCTTAAAATTGGCTTCCTCAGAGTAATTTACTTTTGTATAATCTCTCCCACCATCAATATAAACCTTACCACATACGCAAGGCTCCATTGTATGACGATGCACGCTGTAAATAACTGTATCACAATCTAAACAATGAATTGCTGTTTGGTGCCTAAATGGTCCTATCTCTTCTTCAGTCATCCCCCTAACTAACCCACCTTTTGATTCCATTTGAAGAAGCATATATTTTTTATGTCCTTTTTTCTTATTTGGCTTTTCTGCTCTATAAACAGCTACGGGGACATACTCCCCCTTCACACAAAACTCATTTACAAAAGTAAGCCCCCCTTCAAACTTCTTACTTACGCCCTCATGGTTAAAATTATAATAATTAGGCTTCTTGATTTGCATTAATTATTACCCTCTATAATAACTTTAACTAAATACTCTTCGGCCAATTTTTCTAAAGTCAAACCCCTGAGCCTCGCTTGTTCTGCTGTCATAGAGATATGGCGCAATCCAGAGATAGAAGAAGGATCTTGTACTTCAACGATAATAGAGTCACTAGTAACACTAATGATCTTTCCTGTCTTTATTCTAGGAGCCACAATATCCCCCACCTTAAAATTTTTCATAAGACTCCTTCGGGTTAAATATATCTACTCTCACTATTTCACCGTTACCTACAGGGATCATTTGTTTACCTTCATTCCTACGTACATTAAGCTCATCATAACTATAGTCTATTCTACTGTCAACCCCACTAGTTTTGATAATAATCCTAACTAATTGTTCCTGTCGTAGGATACCGCCCCCAACTACTTCCTCATATCTCGCTCTATGTCTACAAACTTTCCCATCTTTGGTAACAAAGAAATATATCATTGATTATCCTGTTGAGTCTGTTTTCTGCCATAAACCCAATCTAATGTCGGTCTGATCTTCTTTTTCCTTAATAAATAGTCATGGTAAATACAAACAAATCTATGACCTTCTTTTTCATAAAAGACATTATTGTCTTTATCTCTAAGTTTCTTGTAGAACTTAACCCCCCTGACTTCCCCTGATTTTACATCCATTACGTTTCGACAACCATTTATACTACATTTAATTTTATTCATTTTACTTTCTTTTTCCTTATTTTTAATATTGAAGCCACTTGATCAAAAACATTGGAAGAGAATACCCATACCGCTTCTACGTCATTCTCTTGTTTTAGTTCTAACCCCATCTTATCAATCTGACCCCATATAGTTTTTTGTTTTTTCCAAGTTTTAGAAGGTCTTATATATACAGCCCACAAAGATCCATCACCTTTGTGCCTGTATATCTCACCCCTCTTTCTATTTCTAAGGCATAGAAAATAATCTTCATCTTTATTTATTAATTCTTTTATTCTACCTAATGATATGTCCCTTTTAGACAGAGGGTATCTTTCATCACTTATAGAATACTTTTTATGTAAATCAAACCAAGTTAATTTCATCTTTATCTCTCATTGAGACTTTTAATTGCAAAGTTCTGGCAGTATTGTATATTAATTTTGTTGTGCCCCATTGGTTATGAATATTTTCCATAAATTCATAGGCACTTAGATAAAATTTTTCACTCATTAAGCCTGGTATGTGTTGTTTACCACACCAATCACCAATTGTCAACTCTATTGTAGATATACTCTTGGAAGTGTCTATAAAATTTATTACCGGAACGACTTTAGATACATAACAACAACAGCCGCATTCGGCATCAAATGCTGAATACAATAGTCTCTTTACTGTTACTTCATTCTCCTCTGTGTCGTTTATGCTACTTTTCATTTTTTAATACTACCCTTTTAAACATCTCTTTTAGAATATTTATAGTTAAAAGAGTGTCTTGTTTAGTTGTATGCAAGTTAGTTGTGTCTAACTTAAAAAGTTTTGCATAAGATTCAAGGTTACTAGCTTCTGGAAGGAGACCTGATATAACTAAAAACCTACCTACAACAGCAATATCTAAAGTTCGGTAGCTAGTATAAAGTTCCCAATCTTTTTTAGTAATAATACCGTTAGGTCCTGTAATTTGATCTATATCAAATGAAACATTGTGTCCTACTGGAATAAGCTTACCGTGAGGCTTTGTCAGTGCTCCTAGAAAATCTCTAAGCTTAGCCCCCGCTTCTTTCTGTGTAATAGAGATTTTTTCATGTTTGACTAAATCTATCTTATTGATCTCTAATGCACCAGGAGTTACTAAGTAAATTCCACTTACTATATCCCCAACTTTAAATTTAGTATACCCTTTCAATTAAGTACTCCCACCGAATATCTTTTTTCTATCCACACCCTTCATTAATATCCTTGGTCGCACCATAAATCTATGCTCTTCATTACCAAACACATATTCACATGACATATCTCTGCCAGCATAAGTATATTCATCGTAAAATCTATTTGCTCTTTTAGATAGGAACAATTCAGCATTCTTACCCCACCTTCTTTTTGTGTCTTCAATATCCCTTATAACTTTTCTTATATTAGATTGGGTGCACTTTATCCCGCTCTCCGTTTGTTGAAGTGGACTACTACAATAAGGGCAACGTTGGTATATCTTCTCAATTTGGAATACTTTATTTCTTCTGCTTCTCTCGTGTTTTGAAGGTAACAAAAAATTAATTGGTTTAGTAATATGTTTATCTTCACGAAACTGTCTAAGTCTTTTCATTATTTTACGAGCTTGTGACATTGTTTTTTTTCGAAGGTCTATAATCCTAAATATCATCGCAGCCCCTTCTAATTGTAACAGTTAAAAACCTAAATTACCAGAATCGTATAGCTCTTCTAATATTTTTAATCTTTCCTCCAAGCTAGTAAATTTTAATATCTGAACGAATATTACATCTCTTACTTCATTTGTATCTTTAAACCCGTAGTTAAGGGGAGTTGGATTTTTTACGAATACCACAATTTCATCAGGATTTTTTTTCTTTTGTGTCATTTGCACAACAAAAGATTTGAATACTCCTATAGCTTCTGTTCTAGGATCTCTTTGTTTAGGATAGTTGTATTTTTCACCTCCGCTAAATCTATCTGTTTCTGTTCCTTCTTTTTTAAATTTAGGTGGTCCAAAATTAGCCATTTTTTTCCTCTTGTGAAAGTTTTATAACTTTCCCGAATGGGACTCTTGATTTAAAATTCTCCTCTTCAATTCCCCGAGTCGTTAGAGCCCACAACACCAAGCATTTTGGTCGTTTTAGCTTATAATCAAATTCACCGTCAGTTAATATTATAACAGCGTCAGCGTTTTGTTTGTCAGCTTCCTCTAACCATGGTTGAGCATTTGTCCCTCCCCTTCCTGGGAACTTAAAATCTTTTGGAGTAAGTAGTTTGGTCATTTTGGTTACTTTTTGTACAACATAATCACCTACGATTACAGTTATGTTAGCCATCTTTGTTTCGAATAATCTATTTATTTCACCCCCCATAAGAGCTAGATCTTTATCTGAGATAGAACCACTAGAGTCAGCAACCACAGATAAATTTAACCTAAAATCTGAACGTTGACCTGGGTAAATAATCCCATATCTCCTAGAAGGTCTTTTTCTTGTATTAACTCTTAGAACTTCAGTAGCGCGTTGAATCCAAGATCTTAATACTCCTTTCCAATTATTTTTACTTTTTAGAAAGTTTTGTATTGTGCTTACCATATCCCCTGGAAGAGTAGAAAAGCTTTTTGGAGCTAAGTCTTTTGCCTCTCTTATAATCCTTTTTAACTCTTCATCTATCAATTGCTGAGAGTGCGCCTGGCATTGTTGCCATTTATTGTGGTCACCATCACTTTGTACATCCAAAATAGCTCTTCCACTATCTAATTGATCTTTCAGGCTTTGTGGGTTTTCTTTACTCCCACTATTATTTTCTTCATTAGGTTCGTATACTTTTATTAATATCTTCTTAGATTTAAATTTATCTCTTAATTTTGGGTCATTCATTATAGTTTTATAATACCATTCAGCAGTTCTACCATCTGGCATATTAAAATGTCTAGGTAAAAGAGCAGAGGTACATTTACCGTCCATATCCGGTTTTGGTAAATGTTTCTTCATATCTTCTTCTAATAGTCCGTGTCTCTTCATTCCATCTTCTACCGCCGTTTTGTGATCAAATTTTGGCAGATTGGGGATAAAAATATTTATTGCCATATCACAGTTGTGAGTGATTAAATTACTAACTGCAAACTCGTGTGATTCTGTTTCTAAATTATAAACTCTACCATTAAAAGGGGTGCTAGTAATAGAAGTAATTGGTACACCTAAATAATTACCAAAATCTTTCCATCTATGGTTTGTACTTTTTATAGTATAATTTTTAAATAATCTTTTGCTTGAATGAATAGGTATATATTCTATCTCAAAAATAGTGTATGGTTTAAGAATTTTGCCTCTTAATAATCGTTCGCCTCTGTTTGATTGTCTAACAGAAGCAAATTTCCCCATTCTAGCATATGATAGCTGTAATTGTAAAGCCAGCGTTTTACTTACTGTTCCACTTAAAAAACTATCTCGTTTCTTATAACACCCATCACCTTCTATATACCCATCAATAAAAGACTTAACTAGTGAAAGATCATTATGGTTCAAAATGAAATCTGGAATTTTTTTATTGTGAGCGCCTTTACCACACCATTTTTCAAATGCTCTTGAGAGTATTGTAGACTGAGCGGTAACTTTAGCACTATTATTTCTAATATAACATCTAACGCTGTATCCTAAATTTGAAAAATAAGTTTTTATATTATCGTGAAGATTTGTTTCTTTAGAAGATAAAGAAAAATCTAAGCTATTGTTATTTTTTGTTGCTCTACTTCCTTCAGCGGTGTATAAACCTAATATCCAAGCTAAATCATTATCAACCTTAAGCTCTCTAATCATACATCTATTAGATATTTCTGTTCTGTTAATTGAAGAGTGCATAATAAACTCATCTAAATTAATTTTATCTATATTTGTATTGCCTTTAAGTTTTGGAATTAATACGTAGTCAACTTTTTCTCTTAGTTTATTCGCCTCTTTCCAAACTTCTCCTTTAGAAAATATAATAGGGTATTTTTTTATTTGTTTCCTCTCTTTGACTTTTATCGGATGTTCATCTGTTACTCTTATTGGTAAACAACCACTTGCTTTAATTGTAAATAAGTTTCCTGAATAGTTTCTATTCATAGTATTAGAAACTCTAGTATACCCGCTTGAAGATAGTACCATCTCATTATTAGAAACTAGTTCTATACATTTATTAACACCAGTAATTAGTTCTCCAGCGGGTAAACATGCAATACTCCAAATATTAGGGTCACATTCTTTTATTCGTTTTAAATGATCGCAAATAAGGTGATAGCATTCATGACGCAATATTGCTATGGCTTCTTCAATAGTTAATGAAGAATAAAAAAATGGATTGATGAATAGGGTGTATTTATTATTTATAACCCCTACTGCGGCAGTAGGAACAGACATATCTATTTTTCTGTTTAGCATTTGAAGTATGTGACCAATAAATGCATGACTTTGAAGTAAGGAATACACAGCAGCAGTTAAATATTTATTAGCCTTTTCTCTTGCTTCCTCATATTTTTTTTCAAATTCAGTTAAGAGAACTTCAATTTCTGTTTTTGTCTGATTCTTCTTTTGCAATTCTTTTGACATTAAGCCTTCCAAATGCTAACCACGCAGTTGTTACAGCATATTCCACGTCCATCTCATCTCTAAGAGCATCGTAGTTATGGGTTTCGTTAAGAATATTTCTGAACTCTTTTTCAAAGTCTTCTAGAGTCATAATCCATCACCATGTTTATTCATTACAATTCGCGGTGCTACGAAAGTTAGTACAAGATTATACAAATTGTGAATTAAAGTAGCTGGTCCTATGATACCAATCGCTATACCTACTACTAAACCCATTTCTTTTGCCTCACTTGTAAAAGTGAAATATAATATCAAATAACCACATGAAATAAGCAAGAAAGAACCAGTAACCCAAAATATACTACTCACCCTTTCCGCTAATACAATTTCTTTTGCAACTAAAGGAGCTTCCCCTACTATAAAGTTTTTTGATGATTTAAGAATTGAAAGTAGTCCTTTGAAAGTTTCTTTAGTTATATTCTCTAACTCTGTCTTTTTCATTTTTGTTTACCCCTTCCAATATTATGTAGATCTTGTATTACATTAAAAAACTTTAGTGAGTATTCTTCTTTTTTTTGTACTCCATCGAGTATTTTGGTCATGATATGAGGACATCTTTCAGTAATCTTTTGCGCGGCATGATAAGCTACGTCTTGAGCAATATCTGTCACAAACATCATCAAGTTTTTAAACTGTTTGTTATCCTCCACAACTTTTTCATCATTCAATTTGATCTTTTCAAAAAGTATTTCTATTGCTTCTGCTTGTTCCGGCAATCTACCATCTTCAACAAACTTTTTTACTTGATCTCTTATAGATTCGTATGCAGGAAGTATCTTGTCAACATCGATTCTAGCATAACTTGAATTTCTGAATTGTTCAAACTGAACCGCAAAGTTAGAACCTATTAAACCAGAAGCAACATCAATTAAACATTCATCTAAGTACCCTAGTTTTTCAAGAGCATCAACCATTTTTGAGAGCATAGTCCAACCTCTTCTATTTGGGGTAATCAAACTGATATCAAACTCTTTTACTTTGTGGTCTAATGTCTTTGCGTCAGACGAAGAAATAAAAGAACGTATATCGTCCCTGACATTTGTTTTTGCGTAACTAAGCCATTCTTCACGGGGAGAAGTTAAGGAGATATGGCAAAATCTACTAAGAAGGGCTGGGTCAACATCAGTTACTTGATAATCATCATCAGAGGGGTTACCAGCAGCTACAATAGTAGCACCAGCTGGTAACATATAATGATTCATGATTCTACGGTTTAAAACTAATTGGAACACACAATTTAACACATCTGGTCTCGCTCTATTAAGCTCATCAAGGAAGATAAACCCCTTCCAGTTAGGATCTTGGGGGAGAAAGGAAGACATGTAATACTCAGCAATCGCTTTACCTTGTGAGTCTCTAGAAGTAGCTGGTAAACCCAGCCAATCCCCCGCTTCTGTTAATGCAGATCTAATGTCAATTGTATTTATATGCAGTTTATCGCTTGCACCCATAACAGTTTCACTCTTCCCACAACCATGAGCCCCCCAAACCCATATAGCCACACCAGAAAGTCTGCTTGCTTCAAGAATTTTCATAACAGTGGAAATACTAGCCATTATATACCTTTCTTATAGTTTCTTATTGTATCATTTTGCTAATAAAATGTCAATCACTCTTTGCTACTGCCATCACGTTTTTTGCATAATCTTCATTTATTGTGACTTCACCGTTGTTATAAAATAACAAAGCTTTTTCTAAATTACCTTTAAACCTAATCAGTAAGTGTTTTAGGTAAAGAGAACCACAAGCAATGTTTATTTTGGGGTCAAAAGCCTGTTCTTTAGTTAAGCCGCATATTGTTTTATACACAATAGGTCTTAATTGTAGTAATCCTACAGCCCCCGTTATCTCGTTATAAGCTTTAGGGTTATGTCCACTCTCTACAATTATTACAGCATTTAGAAGTTCCAAGTCAATAAAAGAATTATCTTCTGATCTCAAATTCTCTTTTGACGGGGCTGGACAAACGTTTTGGTTTTTAAGTAATAGAATAGAATCCTCAAGACTACTAATCCTTTTGATTATACCACGATAATGGAGCCCAAAAATAATGTTTCCTACAATCAAAAATATTAAACCCCACCTATTTTGGATGGTTATCCTCATATTAACAACTCCCTTGTGGTTTTACATTTTCTAGAAGTTCACTCAACTTGTCTTCTCTTACTCTGATTATCATCTTTTTCATTTCTTCGTCAAACTTTATTTTTTCATCCTTAATTTTTTCCATTAATTGCTTAACTCCGAATTCCAATTTTTCCGCTAATTCTTTTTCAGAAGTAAGTTGTGCTTCAAGTATTATTTGCTGTAGAACATCGATCCTAACCATATTAACTAAACCCATCTCAAATAATGTATAGTTATCAATAGAAAGTTTACCCATATTAAATTTGCTTCCTATGACTTCTGGTTTTTTAGACTTCATTTATTCCTTTCAGTGGACAATTTTTCCACCCTCTAACTCTTTAGGTCTTTCAATCATTTCATCAACATTCATATTACTTACTTTATCTTTTACCAGATCAATTTCCTTCATTAATTCGTTGTAATGTAAATTACACAGATATATTATATTATCTTCAACTAGCATAGTGAAGTCTTCTGCACGTTTACTACAAATGCTTATTTCACATTTTTTATAACTCAACGAATAACCCTACCTATAACAAAACCAATGATAAACATTGCGATTAATATCATTTTGGCACTCCCTTTTTAACATTACAACTTCTCTGATTTTTCTAGCTCATCAACACTCACTATATGATTATATTCATTTAAACATTCAGTGGAACAAAAGTTGCCTTTAACTATTCGATCCTTTATACAATGTTGACCACAAACCAAGCAACCAATATACTCTATAAATTGTAAAATTTCATTCATCTTGTAATCACATTTCCACAGCGGGGGCACCCTAATAAATTACTAGAACATCCAATTTTACCAGGGTTAACCGAGAAGATGCCCAAACATTCATCACATGTAAATATTACGTGACCCTCTTCAAAAACTCTATCTTGTTTTTCTTGTGTACCTTCTTTTTCAAATTCAACTTCTGGTGAGAATTTGGGCTTTTCTAAGTTAGCAAACTTAAGAGACTTAACAAAACTATTAGCTGATGATTCATTATCCAGAACCATTGGTAGTCTTGATACCTCTATTTGAGCCCCTTTCTTATCTATTTCAACTGCGGCTATAGCAAACTTTCCTTCTGGAACAAAAAAACCATATGCTTTATGCTGTGAATATATAGTCTTAGGTCCTTTTACAACAAATAAATTGTTAAATTCTTCAATCTTTTCAACTGGTTTCGTCTTTATAATTTGCCCACATACTCTGCATGATAAACCATTTGTTCTCATACAAAACTTACGTGACCCACAACTTTTGCATCTTTCTGAAGGTTCTGCGTATGTCATATCTCTTTTATCTCACAATTAGAAGTCACTGTCAATAACTTTATATTTTTCCATTGTGGTTATCTCCCTAAATTTTTCATAGAGATCCTCAAAACCGATACGATGAAATGGCCTGAATACATCATAGACTTTTTCATCATCAGGATGTTTAATAGTTTCAGGAAAATATACCCCAAACTTGCTTCTAATGTACATAAATACTTGTCTATCCTCAACCCACATAACTACTCTTGAATTTCTACAATGTCCTACATAATAACATAAATCTATTAAGTCTTTCTTAGCTATCATTTAATATCTTCTTATAATTTACGACAATAATTATTATACCTAATAATATTTCTTTGATTATTTTGAGAATCTAAGTTCCCATTTTGGGAAATACTCCCGAATATTTCGCTATATATATTAATATAGGCGGTAGTTAACTGATAATAATGAGCCTTATATAGTTCAACATATTTTAATTTAGTAGTTAATTTAATATTAGTTAATGTAGAGTATATGTTAATATAGAATATCAGTTAATATAAGTATATATATTAATATATATTGAAGTTAAAGTCAACTTATATTTATCTCTTTTTAGGTTTTATACCAACAGAAATAGCCGCGATTAAAAATAATACACATAGAAATACACCTAAATATATAGTCAAATAGATTATAGAAACCAATATTTGTATTATTGTTGTAAAAAAACATATAATAAACTCTATCATGAGTTAACCTCATTATTTGCATGCTCAATAGCAGCTTTATGTATTCTATTAAATAATCTATCAGACACTTTATTGATCCATGAAAGAGCTTCATTTTCTGGTAAATGAATTCTTTCTACTTCTACATCTTCGGCATAAGATACTCTTATACCTCTATTACCATCTACATCATCCCCATACAATAAATTCTTAATTTCTGTGTAATCAATATCCACTGTAAAATCAATTCCTGACTCTTTATCACAATAAATAAACGACGATTTCATTAGTACCCTTCTCTTATTTGTTTTGATAAGTGATTTATTATCTGCTCTTTATCTTTTTTGTTGTATATCATATCAATATATTTAGGTGTAAAATCTATTATTTTAAATGACATTTTTCTTCTAAAGAAATCTCTTGTAACAATTACATTATTATCTGATAAATCTCTATGCCAAAGATTGGTACGCTCAAGTAACACTAATTGTAGAGAATCACAAATTATCCTCTTTTTAGTATCATCTATTTTAGTATAATCACGTAATTTTATCCCTTTTACATGCTCCATTAGTATGGCGGAATGCCAAGTGTAGTTACATATATTTACCTCCAAAATCTTAAGAGGTTTAGGGGTTAGTTTTGAACACTTAGCAATTTCTAATAATTCCAATTCTCTTCTAGCTTCCTCCCAATTTATAGATTTATGCAGCTTTGAAATATCTATAAAAGCTTCTCTAATTACTTTTATTCCTGCCCCATTCCCAATTTCATAATATTCACCATAAAAACCACCATTTTTAGGGGTTTTTTTGTTTAATAATTCACTACATTTATCACTATCTATGTATTTGGAAAATAAATCTAATTTATTTATCATCATTCTTGTTTATCTATAAAATAAACGTATACCAACCGTCAATCAATAAATCATACAGAACTGACAGAAAATTATTCATTACTTTTTAAGATTCCACAATCCTAATGCTGATAGCCCTATGAGAACCCATTCAAATGGACATAACCCAAAACATAAAATCATTTTTTATCTCCTTTCATGGAAGTATTTTTCTCACTTCTTCCAGTGTTTTAGTTACAGTTTCTTTCCGTCCTCGTTTAATTGAGTGCCACATCCCAGCGTCAATCATAGCTTGCTTAATTCTTATTAGTATATCATCTCCTGGTCTTGTGTACAAATTCCTGACAACAAACAATCTTACTCTTTTAATCTCGTGAACAGCAGCTTTACCATATAAAACTCTTTGTATCTCTTCTTTTGATACTACGATACCTCTCATTGTATAGCCCCCTTCAATTTATCTAATATTTCTTCTAATGTTTTTATATTTGTGGCCAAGATAAAATTTTCATAACCATTGGTAACTTTATACATAGTAACCTCAGAATATTCATTTACTTTAAACAATAAAGTCTGATGAATATTTTTTATCTTGAATGTTGTTTCTTTAGTAATCATCTAGTTTATCATATCCCCTCTCAGATCATGAATATACTTTACCAAAAGTTCAAATTTAATATTTAAGAGAGTCGCTACTTTTTTTAATAACCTTTCCGCTATTATTTCTTTATCTAGTTTTCTAATCTCTTTTAGAGTCTTCTTTGCCTCTCCACTTTTTCTTTCTTTATTTCTTATCATATCCGCCCATTTCTTTTATTTCTTTGTCCAACTTTTCGTACTCTTCCCAAATATTTTGTAATTCTTCGTCAGGACCAGAGCATGTCACCATTTTATTCTCTAGTTTCTTCAATTCATATTTTTTTATCACCATAGGGTAATTTATAGTGGTAACTTCTTTTTCCAGCTCTAAATCAGTCATTTCATGAATCCTTTTATGTTTTTTGTCCGTCCATGATCTTGTGACCATATCATAAGTATCATACATTTCGTTATCCTTTTCATCTTCTTCTTCACTGCCTCTATATATATCATTATCATCGAAATACCCTTTATGGTGACTTGAATATTCTTTCCTCCAAATACCTTCAAATTCAAAATCACCATAACCATAATTTGGCCGCATACCACCACATATCTTTTTTAATCTCTTAGGGGTTACTCTAAATAACCCACCATCTTCAGGCTCTTTTATTTTGATCCTACCGACAAGTAGACAGTATTTAAGTGCATTTTCTAAGATGGTTTTAGTTGATGCAAAAACTAATAATCTTTGACCCCCCTTAAACACTAAAGAAGTGCACACCAAAGGATTACCAGCTTTAGCTATAAACAATTCCCCATTTACAATCGCCGCTATTGCGCTAGGCCCGTCAGTAGATTTGATGAATTCTGGAAGTTTTTGTACCCCATATTGATTAATGAATGAGGTTACTAACTCAGAATCTACCCCGCTAGTCTTTTTTAAATTCCATTCATTCTTTAACCCTTTTATATTGAAAAAGCAACCATTGTGAATTGTTGTTACTTCCCCTTGTCTGAATGGTTGAGCTTGTTTATCTGTTCTATCGCCGCAAGTAGGTTGACGGGTATGACACAAAACCATTATTGGATCATTACCTTCAAAGGCTTTAGAAAAACTATCAGTTTCTACAAATACGGCTGGATCAACAGCTTGTTTTGTTACAACACCATTTACATATATGCCCGCGCTCTGTTCTCCTCTTTCCCTACCATAAAACAAAAGAGCTTTTGAAAGCCTTTTGGCTAGATTTTTATCAATTGGACTATTACTTATAAAGCCTGAAATGCTACACATGTTTTTTAGCTCCCTTTGTTTTCTGTCTTTGATTCATACATTTTTAATTTAGCTTCTGAAACTGTGTGTGATATTAATTCTTGAAGTTTACCATCATACAAGAATACCCCCTTTTCTGCGCTAAGGAAACGAGCTCCTTCACTTATAATTTTATCACAGTTAGCACATTGGCAATTTCTGAGAACTTCCTGTAAAGCACTTACGTTATACTTTTCTAAATAATATTCAGAAAGAGCATTATAGTTTTTTTCATTTAAATTAGTATATGTTACTTTGTTTTCTAAAATTATCTGCCGTATTTTTTCGTCCTCTTTTTCTTCATCTATCACAAAATAAGACCTGGGAAGTAATTGATTTTTAGAATCCTTATTAAAACGTTCAATTCTCTTCATTATATATTTTTTGAGACCGAAAGGCATTTTAATTTGTGAAAATAACATTAGCAATAATTCCCTGTCAGACATTTTTGTAAGTTCTATTATTCGCTCTCTTGTCATTTTTATTTTTGAATATGTATCAAAAAATCTTATTAGAAACATTACCCAATTCTTTATATTTGTTGGTTCTAATGTAGATTGGTGTAGTCTTATTTCAAATGTTTGATGCTTGTCATAGGCGGTGACATTAAGAGTATTATATCTACCCATACCCTTGGCGATTTCGTAAGTTCTAGAATTATCTATCGATCTACAAAAATGATTACCCCTCCTCGAAATAGAAGTAACGGCAAAAAATATCTTTTCGAAAGCTTGCCAAGCATAGAATATGTTCTCTTGCGCGATTTCTGTCTCTCTCCTCATATCTAAATGTACATGGAGCCCGCAAGTTTTGTTAATTTTTGCTCCGCTATTGCTTAGACTTTCACACACTTTATCTATAGTTTCTAGCAATAAATCACCGCTAAAAACATTGCTTGCGAATTCCTCACCGTATCCACCTATCTTTCCTGTTGGACTTATACTACCATCGTCTTGTACTTTCCCATATTTACTGAGTATTTTTATTCGGCTTGGATCTCTTTGTGTTGGTATCAAATACTCTAACTCGAAGCCCACAAATCTTTTAGAATTATTTATTTGAAATGATGAAGACTCTTCAAACTTGAAAGGAGCCCCGCAATCCACGCAAAAAGTACCGTTTTCGGTATACATAATTTCATTATCATCAGCCCAATATACACCATTACAATTTACACAAATAGATACATAATCACTGAAACAGTTATTACACCTATGGTTATTGTCAGGGTCAGTATAACTCTCATTAAGATTAAAATGACCCTGACAATTAAAACACTGGAATAGGTTCCTTGAGTAGCACCCCTGACAATAGTCTCCTTCAGTTACATTTCCAGTGTCCACATGAATAGAATTATTTTTTGAATAAATTAAGTTACAACTGACACAGTTTATATAATATTCATCAAAACATTCTTGACAGAGAAAATCATCATTTACATTGATTGATTCCTCTTTGTTTTTTACCGATTCACATTTTACGCACGCAAAATAATCCTCGGCACATGTAGCACAATATGGTGTATTTTTATTACCTAACATCGTAATATTATTATTATTATTTACCACATTACCGCACTCGAAGCATTCAGTTGTATTTTGGAAATAACAGCGCTTACATACAGATTCCCCGTCAAGTTTATATTCTATTTTATTTAAAGATCTATCACATGAATAACAGGTTGCCATATGCTTACTTATTGCCCTTTATTACTTCGTTAAGTTCTCTGATATTCAATCTAAGATCATTATACTTTACTCCATCAGGGGCTTCAAGTATCCCCAATTCCTTAAGAAATTCGACTAGCTGAGAGTAGTTATCATACTCCTTAGACATGTGGTATAATCCTTCATCATTATTAATCCATAAAGCAACATTCCATGTCTCTCTATTCGCGAAACCATTATATGAATTGTTGTTATGATATTTACACATGTATTTCCTCCTTACTACATTTTTTGCATTTAGAAGCTCTTTCTTCATATTTTTTTATCTTTACACTCATTTTTGCAATCAGATACCAAAGTTCTTCTAGTATAGTATCCATCTTTTTTTCAATATTGTCAAAATATTTGTGAGTATAATTCATTATTTTTCTTTCTTAATTTCTCAATAATTTCTTTTTCCATTTCAACAGCATCAGAAGGAAGAGAAAATATACGATAAGTGCCTTTACTTCGTCTTTTTTGCATGTCTTCATATACTCTGTTTAAAAACAGTTTTCTAATATACTCTTTAATTCTGCTATTTTTATATATGTTTTTCATTTTATTACTACTTTAGCTTATTTCTAGTGAAATATCTAGTCTTTTCTGGGTCAGATATTTTTCTTAGATTTTGCAGTAATTTATTGCATATAATATCCTTTTTGATTGGAGAGAGGGAATCATAATATTCTTCCGCTTGATGAATGGTTCCGCCTTACCAGCCAAAAGCTCCACAAAGTACCTCAAGAGTAGTCATTTATTGCCCCTATTCTAGCACGTCAATAAATTCAATAGGCAAAGTGTCAAACGTGTTTGCATTCATTGCCCTTGCATGGTTTAAACATACCTTTTTAGTTCTAAACTGGCCACTATTTGAGAAACTGCCCCCTTTGTCGTTTTCACGTACTCATTTATATAAAGGGGTTCTCAAATATGCATACTTATAAACTTTTAAAACTTCTTTCATTGTGGTTATTCCTTTCTATTAATCTTTTTAATCTCTATATAACCTTGACCATATGCAAGGGTATATTCATTTTTTAGATATTCAGCGTTTTTCAAGTCTTCCGTTTCGTCTATTTCTTCTTTTCCATATTTACTATGCCATATTAAAGCGTACATTTAAACCCCCTATTTAAAGAAATTTAACTATTTCAATTTGAAACGTAAACCCTAAACCCTTTAAAGCTTCAATATGCTTAGTCAATAGGGTTTTAGTGCTTGTCAATACCTCTAATTCCTTTTGAAAGGTTACAGGGTAAACCCTTTCTTGACCATATACATTTTTAACATTAACTAGAATTGTCTTTTCCATGTTATCCCTTTATTTTGTCAAATTGTCTAAAATGCTTTGTTCAACTTCTTTGACTTCCATGCCTGAAAATTCAGCGTTAACCCATTTATTGATATGCTTTGACGTGGTTACGCTCCATTTCTTGGAAGTCTTAACCAAACCCAAACCACTAATAAAAGCAGCTACTGGTGTTTGATAACTAAACAAAATAGAGTTATCACTTGTTTCTAATATTGTCATGTTGCTTGCGTATGGTCTTACTTTTAACATTGTACTTTGTCCTTTCATTTATTGTTTATGTTGTCTTATTCCTTATACTATCAATTCAGCTATTCAATGTCAAGCTTTAATCTTTTCAATCTATTCTGAACTACATGACCAGGAATGCCATTGATTGACACTATTTGATGTTTGTTAATTTGATCTATTAAATAGTCAAGGTTAGCGTTATACTTTTCAGCATTGAGCTTTTTTGCCTTGCCATTATCGAAGTAGTCTATACCTGATTTAATCCATTGCACCATATATGCCCCCTTTACTTGTCTATCCAATTAATTAACCCAATGAATAACGCGCCAAAATCAACGTATATAATGGCCATAGAAGCGATTACAGCTAGAACTATTGCCGCTATATACTCTTTACCTTGCCTTGTCATATTGCCCCTACAGTGTGAGGTTTTCTTGACATTCAACGTCACATCATTCCAACCTCTCCTCGCTTCTGCCCTACTAGCTAACTCTTTGCGTCTGGAACAGTTTAGATCATAGTTCTTAAAAACTCTTTTACAATCTTGAATATGTTTTGTTTGTGTTGTCATTGTTGATACTCCTTGTTCTTAGCTGGTTAGTTTCAAGATTTCTGAAGTATCACCATTTCTGATTGCTACCAAAAGAGCTTGCTTCTTTCTCAGCATTTCGACTGTAATAGTGCCGGCTGAAACCCTCTTAACCCCCGAAGCTGGTACGTACTTCTTACCATTGATTCTATCTATCTTTCTGATTGCCTTGATATTGTCGTTTGTCATGATTAAAAGATAACACCATTTCGGGAGCATTGCAAATTACCTAAGTGACTGATATTACAGGATACCAAAAAATAAGCCACAACAATATCAATAACCTGAATAAAAAAAAACATGTAGAAAATAAAAAGTGTTGGTTTCCAAGAAACAGTATTGAGCTTGAATGCCAAAAGATGAAATATCGCATAAAACGTGGATACCATTAACTTATTTCTCATGAAGTGCCTTACCCCAAAATAACTTGGTTATAACAAAGATAATTAAAATCTGGGGGACCAGAAGTAAAGTGCCCTTCGTACAAGTAAAGTCTAAAATAACAGAGATTAAGTACATAGAAGCTAAGAATTCCAAGTAGTATATAATATTTATATGGCAGTATAACTCTGAGTTAGGTGGTAGTAACCAGTTCCCACTCACACACTCCTCTTCTTATAATCTAATAAGAATCCATACTTAGATACACCTAAATACCCATTCATAATCAATAGCACCTTTAGTAATACACTACTTATTACCCCCACAATCCCCCGCTTATT